GCTTCCAGTTCACTTAGGAGAAGATTTTTGGAATGTGTACAACGCTCTATACAAGGAGCGCTTGTCTGCCAAACGTAATGGAGAGTTATTAAAGTCTAAGGCATTCAAACAGGCTCTTAATGCTCTTACCGGAAAGATGCAACAAGAAAGTAGCTGGGCATATGATCCACTTAACGTATACAAGATACGTATAAATGGGCAACTTATACTACTTATGTTAGTGGATAAGCTTCTAGAATTGAATTGTAAGATTGTACAAGTCAATACAGATGGTGTCGTCTACATTGCTGACAAATCCGCCCGCTTCGCAATAGCCGATGCAATTAAGGAAGTTGAGCAATTAACCCAGTTGACATTCGAATCCGATGATTATGAGTCGTTTTATCAGTACGACGTGAACAATTACTTTGGTGTTCGCAAAGGATACTCTCAATCTGGAGATCCGAGACTGATAGAAAAGAAAGGCAAGTTTATCACAGATATTGGTCTTAATAATAGTATGACACCAGTTGTTATCTCCAAAGCTGTGATAAACTATTTTTTGAACAATGAACCGATAGACAAGTTTATTAAGAAGGATAGAGATATCCGTGATTTCTTAATGTCACAAAGCGTAAATAAGGAATCAAAAGTTGAGTATGGTGGAAACCTGATTCAACGTATTAATAGATACTACGCATCGAATAGTGGCTACTACCTTATAAGGGTTAAGGACAAAATGTATGAAAAACGTTCTGAAACAAAAATAACAGAACATGGAGTCCGAATTCTTAATAAGATGGATGCCACACCAATAGAAAACCGTCACCTGGATTACCAGTACTACATTAGCAAAGCAAAAAAGATAGCTAGTGAGTTTGTTAACCGCCAGTTGACAATCTTCGATGATTAATCGTTTATCAACGTATATAAGATGATTATTGAACTAAACACAAAACTCCTGGATATTCCAGGATTAAATTCAAATCAATTAATATTCCTGAGTTTGGTATTGGATAAGAATCAAAAAACTTATAATCAAGACGTCCGCAAAATTGTCAGCCTAGTTAGCGACGAAGAAATATCAAACTTAATTTCTCAGGGACTTATTACCTCGATCGAGAGAGGTAAGTCAATTACATATCATGCAACAGATGCGCTTAAGGATGTAGTCCGCCCTAAAAAGGACTATTTCGATCTGTTCTATGAAATGTACCCAATATACGTTCTACGACCAGATGGTACAAAAAACTATCTAAGAGCCAACGTTAACAAATGTAGACATTTATTTAATGTCTATGTAGGCCAAAGTGAGGCCATGGCTCAACATCTTATTCAGTGTCTTGACTTCGAAATGAAGAAAAAGACTAACGAAGGTAAACTAAGTTATATGAAGACGATGTGGAGATGGCTCGTAGACCACCAATGGGAAGAATCTGAGGAAGAAATGCAAGACAACTCTAAAATTGAGGAATCGACTTATGGAACAGAACTTATCTAATCTTATACGACCAATGTCAGTTGTAGCCCAAGAGGCGATAAACTACATATCTGGTCGAAGAGAACATTCTATAACTTCTCTTAAGACTAGATGGGCTAAGTTTAATAAGCAGTGTATGGGAGGTATTGAACCTAATACCGTTTACACCATAGCTGGTATTTCAGGAAGTGGAAAGAGCTCGTTTGCAAACGAAATCTCAACCGATATTGTTGATTTGAATCCTGATGAAGAAATAGTAATTCTGATTTTCTCGTTAGAGATGGTTGGATTTAGGCAAGTTGGAAGAACGCTTTCTAGTAAGCTTAGGAAAACGACTTCGACTTTGTATAGTTCGGAAACGGACCTGGATGACGATACCTTCAGAAAAGTCATCTCAGTATCTAATCAACTAAAGGAGTATCCTATATGGTTTGTAGATAATCCTACAACTCCCAAGGAAGCAGAAGATATTATTAGGTATTTTTATAATACATATGTAAAAGGTACTAATAAACACTTTATAATAATGTATGATCACGCTCTATTGACAAAGCCTATAGGCAGTGTTATAGAGACCATGCAGGAACTCGAAAGAGTTTTCATAAGTGCTAAAAAGTATCCTATGACATCAGTGTTACAACTAGCACAGATGAATAGAAATATCGAATCACCAGAAAGAATAAACAATTTTTTGTCGCATTATCCTATGAGAAGCGACATTTCATCTGCTGACGCTTTGTTTCAAGCTAGCGATTATGTTATAGTTATTCATAGGCCTGAAATTCTTGGGATACAAGAATACGGCCCGAGCCATTTACCTACTCAGAACAAGGTGTATCTACACATCTTGAAGAATCGAGACGCAGGAAAGCCCTGCATACTTGAATTCCAGAATGACTTAGCATATAACAACTTGATAGAAAGTTAAGCAATTAAATTTAGGCTGAATTATGACAACATACGATATTAAGTTTACTGACAACAACATTAAGAACACTAACAATGGTAACATTTATTCTCAGATTCTCGATGATATTATTCTTTCTACTGTAAAGAAGAACAACTCTTATTTGTTTAACACAAAGAAGGAGGACGATCTGATTGATGCCATGTTCGACGAGTTGGATCATACTTATATCTACAAGCCTCTGAAGGGCGACACTTTGTTCGCAAAGGCTTGTGACATTCTTGCTAACTATGGCAAGAAGAAGAATACTATGAAGGGTATTAAGCTCGGTAAGATTTACCGTCTTGAGAATGGCCTCCCTATCATTTTCTATAATGATGAGATCCAGATTGGTACCGACATTTATAGCTATTCTGATTTTAGTGATTACAACTTTATCTCTTCACTTAGTCCAGAGATCAAGAAGACAATCATTAGTATTAATATTAAGCTTTAATTAAAACTTTTAGTATCATTGTATCATGAGTTTAACATTACCTACTAGTAAAATTCCTGCAGTTTCTGAAAACCCTAGATATCTTATACTCTATGGTCTTCCAAAGGCTGGTAAGACATCTTGTCTTGCACAGCTGGATAATAACCTTATCATAGACCTTGAGGGAGGCTCTGTCTTCGTTGATGCGATGGCCATCCAGTGTCGTACGATCAATGATTTAGGAGAAGCAGCAAGTGCCATTCGTGCCAAGAATAAAGAAGTAGGTCATAATTTCTATAAACATATCACTATTGACAATGCTACACGACTCGAGGATATTTGTATGAGCTATGCTTGTACACTCTATCGCCAGACTCCAATGGGTAAGAAATGGGACGGCACAGACGTAACGACCTTACCTAATGGTGCAGGTTATAAGTATCTTAGAGACGCAGTAAAAAAAGTAGTTGATATGTTCCGAGATTTGTGTGACGAATTTATTCTTGTAGGTCACGTTAAAGATACCGTAACTGAAAAGGACGGTGTTGAAGTTTCTGCAAAAGAGCTCGACTTAGTTGGTAAACTGAGTAAAATTGTGTGCGGATTAGCCGATGCGGTTGGTTATGTATATCGCAAAGGAAATGAAACACACATATCCTTCAAAGGTGGTACATCTGATACCATTATGGAGGCTCGTGCAAGACACATAGCCGGAAAGGATATTGTCATCGCAGAAGGTAATGAAGATGGGACACTTACAACACATTGGGATAGAATATTTAAGTAAATTGATGTATCGGTTTATTCGATCAACAGCATACTATGCTGAGAGTAAATTAGATATATTAGCATTACGTATATTAAAATAATAGAGATTATGTTTAGTACAAAGACAGCCGCAATTAACAACGAAGAATTTAGTAATAGTAGTTATATGCCAGTAGGCATTAACCAGAATATCACTCTTAAAGAGGTAAACTGTAACAAGTCTCCTCAGGGTCTCGATTTTCTTGAGATTGTATTTGAGAATGAAAATGGTCAAACAGCTACTATGACAGAGTGGAAGAATACAAAGGGAATGTATATTAAGACAGACGAAGATCTGCAGAAGCGTGACAACGCTCAGTTTGGACGAGTTTGTCAGATTCTCGATTGTTTTTATCCGCAGAGACCAGATGCAGAGCTTTCTACATTTAAGGAGATGATCGACTGGACAAAGCAAATGCTTGATCCTATGATCGCTACCAAGAAGAAACTCCGTTTGAAGGTTATTTACGACAAGAAGGGCTATACTCAAGTAAGTAAGCTTGGAATCTTCGTTGAAGACATGTCTAATACAAATTCGCAGATTAAGCTCTTTAAGAACGATCTTATGGAGCGTCCAGTTGTTGCCGATAAGGAGAACAACGATCCGCTTAACGTACCACCAACCGTTACTCCGGAAACTGCGGATGCAGCAGGCGCATCTGACCTTCCCTTTTAAGGAATTTACGCCTGAAGAAATAGAAATACTACTTGACTGTATGAAATCCGGTAGATGGTTCTTATACGATCTACATAGCAGGAGTGTCAAACTATACAACAAGTGGTTATACCCAGGGAGGTAATACTGCCATGAAAGGGTATTGGTGGAGCTAGGTAATTCAGTTACCCTTTGGAGGTGAAATGCCTCCAATAAGGCTAGTCAGGGTGTCGTGAGACACATGACAAGAATGGTTTATTTTTGGCGTATTTTCTTTTATCCATTCTGCTAGGTTCGATTCCTAGCATAGCCACAATTTCATTGGTACAAATGTATGCAGAAAACTCCGGTCCGTGAGAATAGGTGCACACTCTTTTTATTGCACCCTGGTTCTCCTGGGGTGCCAGATCTCATGAGTGAACCATACTTAAGTTGGATCTGGGATGTACTAATGAAGTCCCCGACCTGAATATGTCCGTAAACTATTCTACGTCCGTCAACGTAGACCTGAGCATGTCATTAAACTGCTCAATTTGCTTGTATACACAGTATTGGTAAGCTGGGTTGTTAGTAGGTGCATATGCATTAACTCATGAAGTCGACTAATGAGTTTTAACGAAAGCTTCGGTTTAAAGGTTCGATTCCTTTTGCAAGCACTAATTTATAAGGGGTATGTATGTGCGCACTGAGAATGGTGACCTTCTTACGGAAAAGAAGGCAATACGGGTTCGATTCCCGTATACTCCACTATGCAAAAAGAGCTAGGTATAGGGGCTAACAGCCTAGGCAGAACGGCTATTCGTCTATTTGAAGAAAGTACTTCTAAATAGCTCCGAATATAACTTAATAAAGTGTAGAGGCTAAAGCTGAGTATTGATTATGTACGTAAAATACATGCTAAACTACATGTAAACGAGATTTTTTGAACAGCTTAGAACAAAACAATAAAAAACTCGACGGAACCCAATGGAAAGTACTTATGTATGCATACTAATATATAGAATCTCTTATATTAATAGATTTGCAATCTATATAGGTACCTAACTTATAAGTTATGTATAGTACTAGAACAGCAATTACTATGTCCTTGAGAGACATCTTGGACAAAGTAAATGATTTAGACATCTATACGTATTGTTTAGGACAATTCAAAGTTGGAAAGCTTATGAATAGCCCTTTAAGGTCTGGAGATAAAAACCCGTCATTTGGAATATTTCATTCTAAAACCGGAGGACTGCTATGGAAAGACCTTGGAACTGGGGAGTGTGGAAATGCTCTGAAGTTCCTAAAAGAATACAAAGGTATAACGACTAGAGAAGAACTTGAACGAGAATTATTGAGAATCGTACGCAGAATAAATCCTAATACAATCGTAAGGACAAATACGTACGATACACCGAAAGGAGATACCGATATCGGAATAGTTCGACAGTCGTTTACTAATGTAGACAAACAATACTGGAAACAGTTTGGAATACATATTGATACTCTAAAAAAGTTCAATGTATTCAGCATTAAATACTTTCTTTGTAATAGTATCGTACGAAGTATCTACAAAGAAAATAGTCCTATGTATGCATATAAAGTGTATGACAAGTTTAAGATTTATCGTCCACTTGCTTCCAAGTTTACTAAATGGCGTACCAATTTGACGAATCGGCACGTACAGGGATTATCCGAATTGCCTAAGGAAGGAGGCGACCTACTCATAATAACAAAATCATTGAAAGATGTCATGTGTTGCTACGAGATGGGTTTTAATGCAATAGCTGCTGCTAGTGAAACTGTGTTTATACCTGAAGATATACTTAGATCTCTACGTTCCAAATGGAAACATATAGTTATACTGTATGATAGAGATAAAACTGGTATGCTTAAGGCTAGACAATACAGCAAACAATATAATATAGATGCTTTTTTCATTAATAAGAAATTTAAAGCCAAAGATCTATCAGATGCTGTTCGTGACAACGGATTTAGCACCATGAAAGACTGGTTAACAAAAACGTTACAGAAATATGATTGATGTAGTAATAGGATGCCTGCTTGGTGTGCTGGGAGGTGCAGTAATGTCTCCTCTATTGCATAAATGGCTTACAAAGAAGCTGACTAAGAAAATTCACCTTAGCAAAGGTGGATTTATGCGCATTTGTCTTCCAAATAAATTGCAAATGACTATCTGGGATAGTTATAGTGATGATGGATGTATATGTGCATGTGTCCATCATGAAGGTGAACAAAAAGTAACTGACGGCGAAATTGTCTATTTTAATAAAACTTCTGTATCCAAGATAAGGGGAAAGAATTTTTATTATGATAGGCAAGAAATCTAAAGGCAGGGTGCGAAATGCGACTAAAGTCGATAAGTATGGCCTCCATTTTAGGAGCAAACTCGAATGCTATACTTATGAAGCTTTTATGAAAGCTGGAATACCAGTTAAATATGAGCCAAAGCATTTCGTATTACTGGATAAGTTCGAGTATTTAGGCGAAAAAATAAGACCTTTAACATATCTACCTGACTTCATAGGAAAAGGGTTTGTAGTAGAATGTAAAGGCCTTATGGGAGATTCGTTCCCACTTAGATGGAAATTGTTTAAGCATTATCTTAAGCGACATCGAAGTAAAATGAAATGTTATCTTGTCCGTAACCATAAACAGGTAGACGAGATGATAGAAGAGATAAAAACCAATATTTGAGTATTATAATATCAGTAAATATGGAAAAGAAATTTTTGAAAGTAGGTAAGAGCGTAAACTTTAAGTTTAACACAGAAGGACTTGAGTGTGATTTGACACCAGGAATGGTTTATAATGTTATTGTAGATCGTTTCACAGATGCCATAACACTTGAAGAGTCTGGTGAATTATCTTTACCTTCTAAGGTATATTGTACACAACGTGACGAACGTTTCATAGACAAAGTTATTAATAGCTATAATCTGTCTGAAGGCGGATTTACTGGTGTAATGCTCGCAGGATTAAAGGGATCAGGAAAGACAGTAATGGCTAAGATGATTGCCAATAAGAGCGGTCTTCCGATCGTGAACATAGACAAAAATATACGTCCACATATCCTTCGAAATCTTGTAGAGAAGTTCGGTGACACAAGTGTTTGCTTCTTGTTTGACGAGCTTGATAAAGTTCTTGCGGATTACGACGACTCTTTCTTGTTGCAGGTATTGGATGGATCTGATACCAAGGGTAAGCATATGATTTTGTTTACCTGTAACGATGACAGTGAGATATCAGAATATCTGATAGATCGTTGTTCTCGTATACGTTATTGGCGTGAGTTTGACGAGATGTCTCCATCTCTTATAATGGAGGTATTGAATGATAAGCTTAACGACAAGAAAGAAGTAAAGTCTTTAACAGACTTTATTAAGGACAACTTCGAGGTATGTAGTTTTGATAACATTGTTTCTTTCGTAAAGGAAGCTAATAACTATCCTACTACGACATTCGAAGAGTTGTTTGAGGATATGAACCTTTCTTCAAAAGGTGCCATAAAGCCTCATGCTCGCTCTTGTAAAGATAACTGTCTGAAGAATGTTAAGAAGAAAGCAGCTTCAGATGATTGTTGTTGTGGTTGTTGTGCAGGATGCTAATGAAAACACCAGAGTACAAAATACCAGAATACGACATTCCATACTACGAAGATAATACGCGCATTAGTAATAGTGCGATAGGCTGGTTCTTGAATAAAGGGCCGACCTATTTTCGTAATATGTTAGATGGTAAAGAGAAAGGCTTAGATTTGCCACAGTTACGTAAAGGAACAATGATACACGAGTTCCTGCTTCAACCAGATCAGTTCTGGAATGATTACGTTCTGTTCGATGGCGATAAGCCTAAAAGTGCGCAAGCACAAAAGTTCTGCGAAAACTTAATAAATACCGTTGAAATAGAGCTAAATAAACAGCTCTCAGAGGCCTATCGCAAGTCTTATAGTATAGTTGGAAAGAGCGAAGATAAAATCCTCTCAGAAGCGCTTAAAATAAGCGTAGAGTATAAGGATTATATCGAAGCTATTAAGTCTAAGAAGATACTTATATCTCAGTATGACTTAGACCAGCTTATGAAGATTCAGCATAATGTTGAAGAGCATAAGTTAGCAAACCGACTAGTACAAAGGGCTGGTGATTATAAAAATGTTCAGATATACCACGAATTCCAGATAAACTGGGATTACTGGATTGTAGATGAACTAAATCACGGAGCTTATACTTCTATTGCGTGCAAATCATTGCTTGATAGTTGTACATTTAACTTTGATACAAGAACGTGTACAATTATGGATATCAAAACTACAGCTAAGTTATGGCACTTTGAAGACAGTATGAAAGAATTTGATTACTGTAGGCAGTTGTGTTTTTATCAGGAAGCAGTATATTGGTATCTGACTAATGTGTTAGAATTAAGTAATGGTGAAATTAACAAATGGAGATTTGAATTCTATATCGTAGCTATCGATACAACAGGTAGTAACGAGATAAGAGTATTCAGATTAGCTACTCCACAAGTTACTTCTAGAGGTGTAACGATACATGATTTCATGAGAGTGTATTTATGGCATTTGGGAACAGATAAATGGGACCATAGCTATGATTATTACACTGGAGACGGTAGCGAAACTTTAAACCTATGAGTAAATTTGCAAAGGTAGCAATGCCTTTGATTATGAACGATATTAAGCTAGATGACTTCTCTGAAAAATCAGGGTTTATAGATATCTATACGTATGACCCTGACAATCCGGGGGATTATCGTAGCATCTACTTCGTTGTTAACGACGATGTACGGAATGCTTTATCTATAGATAGAGCACGACGTTTTATTAAATCACCTAGTTTTAAAGGCGTTTATACTAAACGGTGCAATAATATACCATATATGGTGTACAAGCTTAGTATGACGCCATCGATATGTAAGATGAAAGATGGAGTAATCTCTCCGACTCTAGAAGAAAGGACTCGAATTTTGCAGTTTTGGGGTCTTACTTCAGATATAGGAAGATTATTGCTATGTAATAGCACCTTGTCTGTAGAAACGGATTACGCTATGCCGTTGGCAGACGAGGCTCCACTCTTTTTAGAAAACCTTATATAACAACAAAGGGGAACAGTACCTTATCGGTATTGCTCCCCTATTTTGTTTGGTTTGGTTTATGTGAAATGTTTTAGTACGCGTTTAAAATCCAGGCATTGGTGCCATAGGTGCCATTTTTGGCATCGGCTACATTGGAGCCATTTTAAACACATTACCAGAACTAGATTTCTTTTCTTCGCCACCTTTCCATGTATATCCACCCATCTTAAACACGGTACCTGTCACTGTGTTGTCAAAGTACCATCTACCTACTTTATCGTTACCTCTACTGGAGCCCCATGTTTGTATATTGTTAAGGACTCCAGAGGCTGTCATTAAAGATCTTTGCCAACGTGGGAAGTATTTATACTTTGAGTCAGACGAAATAATGTCGGTTGGATTATTTCCTGTTAATCCGGCTGCATCAGCAATAGCTGTAGGTACTTCCGTGAATTTCTCTACAGCAGATGTTACAGTTGTTGCGGATTTAACCATATCTACAAACTAATAAACATTGTACAACTGAAATTGTGAGTCAATAGTTCTGAACATACACTGGTCTATAAGTCTGAGGTAAACCTTCTAGTCTATAAAGTTCTTTACAGTAGGCAAAGAGTCTTCATAAGTCTTAGGTTTAAGATCTTTTGTATCGTCCTATACATATCTATGAAACGCCATCCATCCTACAGAAAGTAATGCTAGACAAAGCCCCCATGTCAAAAACTCTCTAAGAGATTTTACTTCATTTTTGTTAAATTTAACCGGATCTGTAATAGTGGCTTGACGATTAAACATCTGCTGGTTAAACCATTTAAGCTGAGTATGCGCTCCTCTCATAAGATTTACTAATACAGCTGGATTAGCTTCACCAGTACTATAGTCATACATGCATCTCTGTGCTTTCTACTCATTTGTTAGAGGTTTACGAACAGTTTTAGTTTTAATGGTTGTTGTACCACCTCTTTGCATAGTTTCTTTTATCTATTCAATCTCTCTTACAACGTTATCTGAAGTATATCCTGCAAACCAATGTTCTGCTCTACGTATAAAGAAGTTACGCATTAAGAAGAAGAATTTATGCAAGACATTGTTACTAACAGCTGATTGATCATTCTTTGGCGAGTTACCATTAAGCAATGCCATAGTTTGCTGTATGGTAGCAGATAACTTACTGTCCTACATCTAGGCATTAGTATACGATGGTTTAATCTTTGCTATACCATGATCGAAATAGTAAGCATTCCACATAGATTCTCCATGGTTATCTTTCCATTCCCTATTAATCTCTTTCTATGTAAGACCACTATTTACCATTAATCTATCGAACTCAGCCTTTGTATAAAAACCTTCTTTAACAACAGTGTTTCCTGGATAGTATTTCTTGGCATTATATGTAGCTCTTTGTGCGAGCATGTTCATCATATAATCGCCCATTGTATAACCTCCTGTAGCTGATTGCTTTAAAGCCTTTGTAATTCTATTGCGATAAATGTCTTTAAATGTCTCATCATTTGTTCTAACGAGACCATCTTTCTACATCATAGCTACAGCTTTACAATTAGCTATAGGGTTACCAATATTAGCTAAAGCCTTCATAAGATCAAATCCTGTATAAAGGTATGCTTTTATAAGGTCTCTAAAACCAAATTGATCATTTCTAGCAGCTTGTGCTGGCATCTGTGTGAAAGAGTCCCATACACCAACAAACATTGAAGGTATGTTAGCTGCAAGCATAAGATAAGCTGAAGCACCCCTAGTCTTATTTACAAGTTTTGCTGCTGCGATAGCTTTTTTCGAAGGCTTTTCTCCAGGATTATCGTTCGTTTCTCTAGACTCATAAAACAATTGTTTTAACATCTTGGCATATCGTTCTTGCTATCTAGTACCAGTTCCTTGATGTTCAGAATCTCTTGTTTCATCAGACAAGTTATATCCCAATGTCTCAAGCTTAGCTTGTACTTTAGACTTATTTACAAAGTTGTTAGCCATATTTACAAACATGCCAACAGTGTAAGCTAAATCTGAGCTAATCATTGAAGGGTCTTCCATTTCGTTTATAAAGCGTGTTGGCGCAGTCTTAAGAACCCACTTACCATTACGCTGTACAAAATCACCTTCGTCTCTCATATTTGTATCATCAGACGTAGCACCAGTTGCGTTTTGAAGTTTATTCTTAATGAACTTTTTAGGGCTACCAAAAGCTCTAGATCTCTTCATATCAGAAGTTCCCTCCATCTGCGGAAGTTTAAATCTATTATACGATGGATCAAGTCCAAGCTTATCCCATTGCTATTCCATAGTTTGTACAAGAAGATTGTAATACTAGGCTCTAGCGTCACCCTTCTATATAAACTTAACAAAATCCTTATCTCCATACTTATCAAAGTCTGGCTACAAACCACTTCTATCACCATCGTAGAACTTGTCGTCGTATATAGAAGAGCCAAAAGATCCTTTCTTTGTTGTAAAACGACCTTTAGGAATATATCTAGATGTAGGCTAGTTATTTCCAAATGTAGCGTGTCTAGGAATTATCTGAGAGAATATTGTAAGTGGAACTTGCTTAGATTTCATAGAACCATCCTTACCTTCCCATGTTTTTGTATACATAAGAATATTCTCAGCTATCCATCTCTCTACCGACTACCGATTGCCACCAAGTGTAGAGAAGTCTATCGCTATTTTACCATCGAGCGATACATATCTAGGCATTCTGCCATCAAGAGCTGCATCCGTGTACTGTTTAAGTATATATTCAAACCACGACATAGGCTCTACGCCATTTGGATTATTACGTGGATCAAATTTTGTTACACCATCTTTAGCTAATTGCATTCCAGAAGGATCTGTATAAGGAACTTCTCTAATATCAAAAGCGTCTCTAAATTCTTCTGGGTCTATACCAGTAGCATTGTTCTCTTCATTATTTTTGATATCGGCAGATCTTGAATAGAACCACATATCTGGAACTTTTACCGTACCATCAGGCTGTTCAGAGAAGATTACATTACTGAAATCTTTAACAAAGCCATTCTTTGTTTTAATAAGCTTCTTCATTGAGTTCTAGAACATTCTCTATAGACTTTCTTTAGCGGATTTGTTTTTATCAAAGATATATTCGAGGTATTCTGGATTTATACCATATTCTGAATTAGCATCAATAAACTTATATAGGTCCTATGCAGTTTTTTCTCCTGCTTTAATCTAATTCAATATATTCTGATACTCTTTATCAAACTCCTCAAAATCTGTAGAATAGTCTGTTTGTTTAGCTAACCAGTTATTCCAAGACTGTATCTCAAGGGCTGTTTGTAACTCATCGCCTTCTTTGAGGTTGCCTTCTTGATCAAATGGATTACCCAAATCTTGTAAAGCATCCTTCCACATCTACAGTTTCTGATAATCGTGCGGATTAAGCTTTTCTGGGTAAGATAAACCAGTCTGCTTATCTGAACATTTCTATAATAAATAGTTAAGTTGATCTTGTATATATTGCTGTCTAGAAAGCGTTCTTGGAGACAGACCGTGACCAGTTCTAGTCTTTGGGTCGTAAGGTTTACTAAGGCGCTCCATAAAGTATGTCTTAGAATATCTTCTATGTGCATGATCACACAGCCATTCCTCGTATCTTCTTTGATATGTTACATAGTTTGGTTCTTGATCTCCGATCCATTGCTCTTCTTCTACTGATGACTCTGTATCACTTCTTAAAGTCTCTCCAGTAATAGGATCTTTGTAATAGAAATAACCATATTTGTCTTGCCATTCATTATTAAGCTTCTCTTTAAAATTTTCCTAGTCTTGTTTAAACTAACCTCTATTAACAGCTGATCTAAACAAGCCTGTAAACTCTCCTTTCTTAGGACCGTCTGTATACCTTTCCATCAACATCGTCTACCAGTTTCCTGGAGTAAGATCATCTATGATGGAATTAGCTTTATCAAAAGCTTTTGCTATCTACTACATAACCGGTAGAGACTCTTTTCTAGTCTACTGATCAGCATCCTATATCATCTAGAACGCTTGGCGAATAATAGGACTGTTCTATCTAGAGTAATTAAAGAATAATGTAAGTTTAGATTCGTCTCCATACATATCATTCTTATGAAGCCAGTCTTTAGCTACAGTCTTTATCTTATTCTTCTCTTCTTCAGATTCATTGATGTATTTATCTACATTTTCATCGACTATTTTGTCTGCTACAATTTGTGCAGCATCTTTCCATAATTGATTAATCTGTCTTACAGTGGCATTAAGCGTATCGACGTCAGCTTGATCTCTAGCATCCAGATCCATCTAGTTATCAGACAATGTTTTGACAAGATCGTTGTAGAAGTCTATAATATTAGACTTCATATCGTGTATCTATTCAGCTGTGAGGCTATCGAAATTATTCTTCTAGCATTCCTACAAGAAGCCTAAAATAGTATCTCTACGAGCCTGCAAAATAGTATTATTAATTGGATCTCTTGCGAACACACCAATAGTTTTTAAAGCAGATTGTATAGCTATTCTTGAAGACTCTTTCTTTTCCTGTGACTTAAGTTCCTATATTGTAGACCACACCTAGTCTTCTCTACGCTGTCTATTGGCACCCTTATTAAGCTATTTTTTATAGTCCTTATACAACCCTTGGAAAAGCTCAGTTATTCTATGATGTATCTGATTAACCTTGTCTTCAGAAGCTTGTATTGAAGCTAATCTGTCTTTAGCTTCTTTATCAGTTATATTGTCTTCCTTCTATTCGTTGTGAGACATAACTGTAAACAAATCGTTAACAGCAGCTTCGTACACATTATCTGAACCAATAAAGTCTTTATAGCTTGTAAATATCTAAGAATATATTTTCTTTATAGTCTGTTTAATCTTTTCAAACAGCGTTTGTTTACGATTATATTGTATAGACTTTAGTTTTTCTACAAATTGCGCATTGCTAAGTTCTGCTACAAATTCATATACATCATTCAAACCGTAGTCCTACGCATCTTTCCCAAGAACTTTCTTTGTTTTCTAGTAGAGGTCTGTAAATGATTTCCTTATCCTAGAATCGTTACTAATCGCATACTCTGTAACAGCATGAAGCATTTCGTGAACAATAGTCTATACTTCAGGTGCAGTAGATTTGCTTTCATTTCTAAAGTTTGCATTCTTATTTATACGAATAACCTTGTTAACTCTATCATAATGTGCTGCTTCTCCGCCAGGAAGGTTATCTACTATTTCGTATGTAACTCCAGTCTATTTATCATTAAAGTATCTATTTACAGCAGTCATTACAAGCTTTAAAGCTGTACTAGATACACCGCTTTTATGAGACTTTAAATACTGCTACAATATAGATATATCCCCTTTACTAGGAATATTAGATAATCTAGAGGATGCGCCCATATTGGATTCTCCTTGAGAAGATGCATACATGTCATCTGGATTAGCAAACTGTCCATTGTTAAATGCGGATTTCACTTGAGAATTATCAATGCATTCGTATACCGTATGTGGTAATAACTCCCCAACTGGAGATCCGTAATCAGTAACATTATTAATAATAACGCCATCGCGATGAAAATCCTGATTATAAAAATATATGTTGTTTTTCTAATATTCCTACTTTATCTGATTTGTATCTAAGTCCAAATACCCTTTTATAGTAATAACATTGTCTCTTGTGTAAAAATTAGCATCTCCGTTTTTATTTATACTAATAGTAATACCATATAGATTGAATTTAGAGAAATCTTTATTTTTGTATCTAATATAAAGTTCTGCTCTAGAATCGGCTATTTCTGCATCAGAATAATTTGTTGTAATATACGACTTCTCTAAATCTCTAGTTGATAAAATCTTGTTATTTCCAACAGGAATGTGGTTCCAATTATTTCCTTTAGCATCAATTATTTTTGGATTCTTTATATTAAGAAAATCAATTTTAGTATAATCGAATGTTTGGGTTTGTAGTTTTCTTTCTATATAATAAGGATTATAATTCTTCTCAGCATCATATAAAGTATAAAAACTCCGCTCTAATTCATCTAGCTTCGTTTGATAAAAAGTATCAAAATCAGGTTCTTTGTCACTAAATGGGTCGCCAATAAGAACAAATGTTTCTTTATTTTGTTTTAGCAAACCACGAAAAGATTTAAGAATATCGTCAGCTTTACCTAGTTCTTTGTTTTTGATATAGTATAAAAATTCTTCTTTCTTTTTTAGAAACCAATCATAATTACGTTCGTCTAAAAAATCATCTTTATTAATATCGTTTAATGCTTCAAATATTTCCTTGTTGGCTGTTTCTACATATGTATTATATGTACTTATATCATAGTCTTTGATTTCTTCGTAATTCTCTGCTTTATATTTATTATATGATATAGACATCTCTATACTATCTGTATGATATATAGCTGTTTTAAACCCCTCGATATTTGTGTCAAACTTCTTAAAATTAGAATAGTGGTCGGGGCTTACTGTGTGATATGTAACCTACGGCTCTCCATTCTTATCTACAACTTTAGATACGTTTTCTTTATCTTCAGATGTCCAGTCACCAAACCAGTTAAGGAATTCGTTTGAATAAACTTTGGCTTTTAATATAAGAGCCTATATTCTATCTCCATTGGTAACGTTCAGCAACTCTCCAAATAATATAGAGTCGGCGCCATTTGGTGCCTTATCTATACTATATCCATTATTTTTGCTCCAGAGTAAATACGCAGTATCCTCACCGAACAAATCTTTTAATTCACCAAACTCTTTGGCTACTTGTTTATTATGTAAATTAGGACATATTTCTTTCATTATTTACCTCCTTTGCAATGTTTTCTAATTCTTTCAGCTTCTTCTATATCTTCCTTAGTAAGATTAATCTATGCTAAAGCCTACTTCTACTACTCTTCTTTAATTAGTGTGTTAGCATAATTATCATCCACAACGCCTTCTATAGACAATCCATAGCCAGTATAACCAGTTTTAGTGTTTTCCTAAACTGTTGATTTTATGTTAAATCTTGACAGCAATTGTAAACTAAGCCATTCTGCAGCCTCTCTAGGCAAAGCTGCTTTACCAAGAGCTATCTATGATGGGAATACTATTGGCTTATTTCTATCTATTCTTGCAAGCATATGGTTAACCCACGACTTAAACGCCATTATGTCGCCTTGATTATCCTAGAAACAACCATCTTTAGCAAGCCATCTGCCAGAAGCATCTTGCTGATTAACTTTTACTACAAGACCAAACGCGTTAGGTGTAATCTTTCCGTCGCTGCCAGTTCTAATGCAAGCTTGATTTGTACCAGTGGCGCCAGAACTTACATTTAATACTGGGTTATAATTAGCAAAACCTTGCATAGGTAAACCTTGCGCCTTAGCATAAGACTAAGCATTATCTGTGAACACGTACTGTACATTTGGGTGTTGTTGAGGCTAATCTTTATAGAATAACTATTTGCTTATGTACACAGTCTATCCAGAAGGGCCTTTGCCATCAAGATTAATATTACTAACACTTTGTGTGCTTTGCTGCTCTACAGCTTGTGATATTGTAGGATATTCTGAATTAGCATTGTAATACATCTAATTAAACCACGACATCCAGTTATTGCGCTACTCGTCAGTAATATTTGGCTTCATCTGGCTCAAGTAAGTCATAAGTTTATCAAGCTGACTTTCAATGACTTCTTGACTCATAGGAATGCCATTTACACTAAGATTAATATCACCTGCTTCGTATATATTAAGACCATCTCTATCGGACCATCCCCTCTTAGGTAATAACGCATATACAGCACGTTTGGATCCATTAATCATAGCTTCTCCAACCTTTTTATACAATGTGTACGACGTTGGATCACTATATACCGCTCCATCATTTCGTACTGATATATACAAAGCGTCGTGTTCGTGAGAATCCTTACTAATTATTACAGCAGGAGAGTACTAAGCATTGAAAGCATAATAGTAATCTTTGAATGTAGCCCTGCTCACCAAATCGCTATCCATATAGTTGTTCTAAGCTATAAGATCGTGATCAATTTCCGGAGCCTCAAGTTGTTCCCTAATATAATCAGAGAATGGTACGGTGCTCTCATCGTGTCTAACTTCAAGCCAACTCATAGGAATGTATTTGGCTATTTTATTAAAGCCTTTTGTGTCACCAGATGTAAGCATTGCATACAATATAAGATCATTTGCAAATCTTCTTACATTAGCCTATTGGTCATTGAGAAGTTCTTCCCAAGACTCTATAAACATATCAGCAGACATTTTACTTTCATCCATACTATTAATAACACTTATAAATTTAGGCTTATTGGTAAGTTTTCCATTTACGAAAACATCCTAATCCTAAATATATGGAGCGAGATGCGATAATAGATAATTATCCTTTAATCTACCTAAACCATATGCATCTCTCTGTATGCAAGCCTATATAGAATTAAGTCTGTCAAATATTGTAGCATTCCCGTCGAACAAACCTTTAATATCAATACCTAAAGATTTAGCTAATCTAACAGCATATCTAGCCTTAATCTAACTACTAGCAGCCTATGATATTTTCTTCATAGTCTTAGCATTTCTAAGTAAATCAGACTCTCTGTCGTTTGTTTTATACTTAAAGTCGTCGGATAAATTGATAAGCTACTCCATAAACTAAGGTGTACCCTAGAATGATTGTCCAGCCATAACTCTCATGGGTTCTTGAATAGCGTCTCTTGTTTTCTGCTCAATCCAAGTACCATGTATAAGATTGTTGATAGAATCCATATCAAACAGCTAATCAGTTTCTGGGTTTGTAAGATTCTCATAACCTCTAAGATAAGCTTGCATTTCAAGGAAATTCTTACCCTGTTTACGAGTGTCAATCTTAGTGTACTGTACCAAACTATTTAATGCATTAGAATACTTTTCAAGGCACTTCCATGCTATGTAGCAATTAACCTAGAAAGCTCTAGCTTTTTCTCCCTCTTCTGTCTAAGCATAGACTAAATCCGGATTCTTAGCTATCTTCTAAAGCATATCCATATTGTTGAGTACAGAGTTCACTATCTCAGCCCTTCTAGCAGGTTCGCCTTTAGATTTATTTAGTTCTGTAGCATCTTTAATATACTAATCGTCTATTGTCTTACCGGTAACGCTAGGGAATATTTCAGCTAATCTCTTATCCCTCATTTCGAAAGCAGATCTAAATACCTTAGGATCTCTAGTAAACTGAGACTTAGTATCTATATCAGCTTTAGCCATCTCTCTAATTATAGGCTAACACAAGAAATAAAGACCTTGTTTACCCTTGCCATTTCTAGCAAGCAAGTTAATCATATTGTACGTAAATCCGTTTACATTAAGCTTAGATATATATGGATCTTTCACAATATCTACGTGGGCATTAATAAATGCTGATAACCAAGATGAAATCTGATTATTATCTTCGTCAAGAATCTAATCAAAACCAGTAATACCTGTTATTTGTGTAAAGCTAGACTCTTTAAATTTAACGCCATATAATGTTGTAAGAATATGGTTTGTTACATTCAACGCAAATGGACCGATACCAGTCTTACCTGTAATGTAGTCATTTTTACGAGTAACCTATTCATGTAATGTACCAAAGTTGTATGCTACACTCTTCGTATTACCCTGTTCTGGGATTTCATCAGCTATGCTTGTTACAAGCTCAGTATCATTATCGATAGACTTATACAAGATGTTAAGTGACTTTTTATCCTTAAGTACTGTAAGAATGCTTTCGATAATACTATTCTGTAATCCTTCTGCACTTTCTGGATCAAATTCATAACCACCACTCTCATTAACGTTATAACGTGCTAAATAAAGATGGTCGATATCAAACATTTTTGTTAACTCATTGTTACCAATGAGATCAGACTATATCTTCAATTAGTATACTATTACCATATACTAAAAGCTCCCCATTTCCACTTTCGTGTACTCTACTCTCTTCTTCGTATAAGTGTTTCTCTTATACTATGATTTCGATAGTCGTTGAACCTTCCCATAATGGGCTTGGCTGCTGATTGTCCACTTGATATGGAGTTCCCAGCAATTAAAGGAGTTTTTTATATTATACTGGTTTGAACATTGATATAGTTTATCCGAACCAGTGATCTTGGTAAACTCAGTTGGAAGTATTACCGTGGATTTGACAGCAGGTACAACATCTACAAAACGTAAAGCATGTATAGATGACTGAGCCTGTGTAGGAATACGATAACCGATCGTATTAGATGTAGCACTTTCTCCAATTATATTATGATCCAAGAGCCATTGTCTAGCCTCGTTGTAAGACAAGTTTTTCGGAAGAATATCCTGGAAGTAATCTATAGATATTACTGCATCCATAGAGCCCTCTTTATTTATCATCTATAATCTCTTACCATTATAGATCTCCTGTCCCTATATATTACCTTCGCCATTTTTACCTTCTATAGCAAAGACTGATCTCTGAATAAATGAGCTACCAGGAGTCATGATGTCAATAATATCTTTATTAGCTGCAGATATAAGCATAGACTCCATCCAACTTGCATCAGCAGTAGACGCAATAGGCGCATTCATTGAGCATGTCTATGGATTATACGTAAGAGCGTCTATAAGATTCTTATTAGCATTTCTTGTACCAAGTTGTTCTATAAGATATTCGCTAAGCTTCTTTTGGTCTATAATACCATTAGAATAGAATCTGTCTTTAAACTTATCTACACCAAGTTTAGAAAGTTTATTGATAGAGCCCATAAGCTTATCTCTAAGCTATTCTCCAGTCATATCGCCATACATTCTATCGAGTCGCAAACTAGACAAGCAAACCTTAATCATCTGTGTACCAGCTGCTACAACATCACCTTCCTCTGGGTCTGTATTAAGCTGCCTGCGGAGCGCAGAAAGTCTCTGTGTATAAACATTTAGCGGCTTGCTAATAGTATTACCATCGAACTCAGAATGACCTTGTAGACCAACCTTTACGGCAGACGTCATAAGAAGATTATCAACCTTACTTTCCTTCATCTTATCATACACATTCTTAAGCTTACCAGTAGCTATACAATCGAATATAGGGAACAATGCAAACTTATTGTAGTATGGTACAGCTAAGTTAGAAACCTTCTTCCCATTAGTTGTATGGTCCCTAAATCCATAAGCGGTATACTTGGTTGTTACAAGATTTACTTTATCATATATAAGTTTATATGCATCTTTCTGGTCCATCCAAGAGTATTTATTAGAGCTTTCTAGAATGTTAATAGCCTTAGCTACGTCGTTTGTTAATGCACCTCTAGCTCTAAGCATTCTTTTACACATATCAGCTGTAATATAAGATGCACCATCAGCTACATTTATGCCGCACGTATAGGCTTCATAGAAGTTATTAGCTCTTGTTTCTATTTTCTTAACAGCATCTTCACCAAAGTCATCTACAAGTCTAGCTCTTACTGCACCGATATCTAAATCGTCAACACCTTTAAATCCGTAACGGTTTCCATAAATTTCTCTAAGCTCACCATCGCGCATCTTCTCTTGAAGTTCGCTCATAATATCAGCATTTGAAGCTACTTCATAATCTGATATTTCAGCACATCTATAAAGCTCTCCATCTGATCCGTCGTAATTTGACAAAGATGTAACGTTGTCATCACCAGTAGATACAAGACCGCCAATACGTTTCTGAATATCTTCTACATTCTTAAAGAACCCAGGATTACCGATATATAATCTCAAACTTTCCTCAGATGAAATAATAGCTCTATTCGTTGCATCTTGTAATATAGCAGTAATAGCCATACTATGTGCTGTACGCTGCAAATTTTGCGTATTAGGTGTTATTCCTTTATCTGTGAGATCCTTATACATCTGAGCGTACAAAGTGCGTTCTACGGCGTCTATTTGGCTCTGATTGAGGTTAATGTTATTAAGCCCAAGATAACCAAGCTTTTCATCCTTTGAAACAATGCCAAGACTAACAGCTTTATCTACTTCGTTCTCATATTGCTCCTAAAGAGTTAATGACATTATCTATTCTTGCTCTTCTCTAGATCTGTCGAAGAATTGCTCATTAAGAGTTTTAAGCTATTCATCAGGAGACATCTTGCTTATTTCGTAACGTTTAATCTATCCATCTTCATACACTCTAAGTGTTGTAAGTGATTTAAACTGAATACCGCCAGGCTATTTCCCTTTCTTACCGATGTGATAATTCATTATCTTATCTTCATCATTAAGTACTGGTAAACCTTTAGGATTATCTACAGGTAAGCCAAGTTGTTCTCTACAATCAAGTATAGCTTCACGCTCTGTATAAGCATAGTCAATAAACTAGTTTAATACAGATTGATTAGGCTGTAAGTAATAGTGCGTACTATCTAAGAATACCATCTTCGGAGCACCAGATACAGTATAAACACCATTATCTGACTGCCCAAACTCCATTCCTGGGATATTTATACCACCAAGAACCATATATGTACCTTTGTCGGCAAGTGTTGGGAATATACAGTATCCGTTCTAAAGCATTGCGAACTTATTGATATAATCTTCGGCTTCTGCAAGATTACTATATTTTGAGCCATTGTCACCGCGATTATCAGACTTAAAGCCAATAGGAGTATAAATACTAATATTGAAATCTTCTCCGTTCTGTAATTGCTTTGCTACAATAGAACCCATATTTACACCATTGTTGTTCATGATATTGTAGCTAGACTACAAAATAGTCCTTACTACCATATTATTCTTATCGTGGCTATTAAGATTCTCTGTAGTATTGCTAATGCTATTGTTCTGTGACTCATTATACAGCTTAGTACCATCCATACCATTAGACATCTTATCTGTAGTAATCTTCATGTAAGCTCCAGCCCAGTTACCTAATTCGCTAACAAAACCAGTCTTAAATATCTAGTCTATAGCCTTCTATGTTGTATAACCATTAGTTTGCACAACTTTACCTACGGCATCAATAAAACTGTTAATGTTAGACACGCCTGTTGATGTAATCCATTTCTTAAGAGCCTCTCTACCAACACCATTATACTTTGTAGACAGCATATGGTCGAGCATTTCTTTAGTAAAGTTTATGCCAAGCATATTAAATTCTTTACATATATCATCCTTAAGTACTTCGATATCACTATTAGACGCTGCGCTTCTAATTCTTCCGTTTATCTTAAATTCGCTAGTAGAATCATTCAGTATCTACGACTGTAAATCAGAGAAAAATTGAGATATAAATCTAAATGCATTTCTTGCTACAGTTGTAGGCATATCTACCTAAGTATTATTTGTGTTATACTTTGTAGAAAGAAGTAATTGTCCATTCTACCCAACTGATCTCTATAATAAGCCAGATTGGCCAGAAGATAAGAATGAATTCCAAAGCTTAGGGTACATTCTTGCGTCTCTATCGAAGTTTGCATCAGATATTTTAACTTCTACGCCTCCATTCTTATCGCGTATAGACCTACCAATAATAAAGTTATGCTCGTGACCCTTGATAGCTGTAAATATCTGTATCATAAACGCCTCTTTATCGAAGTCTATCTTTTCAAGCTAATCATCGTCGTTAAATGTATATATAGAATTGTATAGATCATTATACTTCTAATAGATCGCCATGTACATAGGATTCTACGTAGACAGCTCTTGTAGTCTATTTAATAAGTCTAAAGGTGTTTTAACATCATGTAATTTGCTAACAATTACATTAAATACCTACTTAATAGGCATAAATGTAGGAATACCATATATATTCTTAGATATATCAAGTGTAAGTTTGCCATTATCATTAAACTTGTAGTAAGGTATTGTGGCAAAGAACATTTTTACTGGTTTACTTACAGAATCAAGTTTATTGAACTCGAATGCAGATTTATCGTATCTTTCGATAGACTTTCCATAATCATTCTCTTCCTGGTCACTTGTCTCAGAATCGTCATCATGCTGATATTTGCCGTCATAAGCATCCATTATTTCGGTAAGATACTTCTATACCTCTTTTGATATAGCTGAGAAATTAGGGAATACAATGTTACCTTTATCGTTTAACTCTTCGTAAAACACTTCTCTAAACGCTTGCTGTGTAGGAGTAACCGAATTCACAGACATATACTATCCATTCAGAACAGGCTTAACAGAACCAGGCTCGCCAATAAGGTTATTTATAACTCTCATTGGTATATATTTGATAGGAAGTTCAGAAGAGTCATGTACAGCATCATATATATCCGTAGCATCTTTAGCTGACTTTACTATAATATATCCAAGAGCTCTAGCCATATGCTCTTTCTCGGCAGCTGATCCTATATGATCGAATTTGCGTCCATTTATTTCATAATGCAAGTCTTCGCCAAACAGCTTTTTAAACCTATCCTACTGTTCTTTACTTACCTATTTATCTGCATATTTCCCAGACTTGATATCATTGAACAAAGTAAGAACTGTTTTAGCATTGTTTCTATAATGCCATAAGATGCTTAATCTGTTAGCTACTTTCTTTACATTTCTCTTAATCCATCCTTGTTTCTTTATGGCGTTAGCATCTTTTGTGCCAAGCATATAATCAACAAATAAGTCAGCTAAACCTTCAGCCACGTCTCTTTCTGTGGCAGCTTCTGGGTGAGCTTTTCTGTATGCTGAATACATCTATTCTCTAATAGATGGCTCTACAAGTAGTTCTAACGCTCTGTGGAATCCTTCGTGGAATCCAATAGTGTAAGGAACAGAATTAGATATTTGAATAACAGCGTCTGTACATTTAGCGAGTACTGCACTATTCTTTTTGTAGGCCACGTCAGATAACCTCTCGTTTTCAACCCATTGTGGAGTAATGCCAGTGGTTTTTCTAACCCACTCATCAACAGCGTTAGCAAACGAAGGTTTTTCTTTCTGTCCATAAAACTCACTTAAATCTTGTTCGTAGAACAAAGCCATAAATGTGTCTTCAGCCTACTTTTGTTGCTATTGAACATCTTGTTTAGCAACTGTTTTAGACACTTGCTGAGCACTTTCGTCCGGATGATCTTGCACAAGCTCTACGTTGTCTACATATACTGTAGGTGGCTCCAACTTAGCTGCGTACGACATTAAATAACCGTTGCGCAACATATAACCAAGACCAGTTGTACCCTTACCGTCGTGAGTAAAGTCTTCTCTTGTAAACGTAAGACCATTTGGAAGTTCCACTTTATCAAGATTAGGGTCTGATGCATATTGTGCGTTAAGCTTAGCTAATACACTATTATGTGATGACTATATATACTGCTGCATGTTCTACTGAACAAATGCGGCGTCTTTTGTCATATACATATTACACAGCGCGTTATAGATATTAGCGTAGTCTACACTAGGGTTCTATGTAGGGTAAATGACATTGCCTATAATAACTCTCTTGTTAGCTGGATCTAATGTAACAAGACCTTCTATTGAGTTATATTTCTCATTTAATACTTTATTATCAGCCTTAATATAAAGAACCTACTTAAGTAAATCATCTATAGAATAACCTTGATACTCATTTAAGCCTTGATAACACTTATACCATATAAGGTCTGCAATCTTATTAGCCTAACCGCCTTGGCCAGCTGTAAACTTAGGCTATATTAATGGTGTGCCAATGCATCTATTATCTACAGTCTTCTCAGTCTGACCAGTATCGTAGAAGTATACGATATTACCAGATTGTGTTATAGCTGTACGTTTTACATATTCAAGATCAAATCCGCTAATTAAAGTTGACAGCTCTGGACCACCATATACCATCTTCGTTACGTCACCGGTGTTTACGTTTTGCGTAGCCTTAAGGAAACCTATTCTATTACCAGCATCGCATGTAATATTGTACAAATCATGCTAATTAAGCGTTCCTGCGAATAAGAATTTACTTACAGGCTATAATTCTCCACCGTTCTTAATTGAGCCCTTAGAACGGCTTAATTTCATGCTTATATGGTATCCTGGATGCGTTTTCATAAAGTCGAGCATATACTTAACTTTCTATACAAACACAGAATCTGCAGCTTTCTTTCTAGCAAAATATACTGGATCGACACCTCTAGGACCAGCATCATTACCTTGATCAAATGTCATAAAGATCGTTCTTCCCTTAGAGTCTGTAAGCTTAAGCTATACTTCATTATTTCTCCATATAAGCTCAGCATTACCAGATTTCCCAGAAGCGTCTGGATAAATCAAATGCGGATCAAGTGCTATAGAGAAGTAATGTGGATCAAGTTTAGCTCTGAATGCAGGGAAGTGCTTAGTAGTATCACTATACAGTTCTCTCCATTGATCGTCAATCATGTTGATACTCTACGCGCTGTTTGCATCAAGTATATCATCAATGTTTGGATCCACAGGGAATCTCTGATTATATTCTCTAATAAAGTCTTCTGCATCATAAATAGTATCAGTAAGCGCATTATCAAGAGCTGTGTTAGTCTTCTGTACATTCTTTGCATTATCAGCCAAGAACTTAAGCTAGTCATTTATAACTGTACTCCAGAATCTCTATAAGCTCTTATTACCAACAAGGCTATTCATAAACTCGCCATCAAATGTAGCAAGAAATGACTTAATCTTGTTGAAATAAGTAAAGCTAGGATTGCCAATATTGGATGCAAATTGAGACTGCCACATTTGTAAAGCCTTATTTGCAGCATCTCCGTACATCATCCTATTGTTTACGAGCTTGTTAATAGCAGCTGCTATAAGTTTTTGCTCCGGAAGAGTGTCACCAACTTTAAACTGATCGCTGCCGTAGAATTGATCAAGTGCTGTCTAGGCATCATATATTGAGTAAATGAGTTCATTAACTTGAGCTCGTTCGTCTGCTGTCGTAATGTTAAGATCCGTGATAGAACTTAATAGCGTATCAAGCTTCTTACAGATTTCGTGAACTGTATCAAGACCAGCCTAATATTGCTCATCTACAATAACGTGATCAAAAGCATCTTCTGGGTAGAATTCTGGCACAGTGTTCTCGTGCTATTTAGGCTACAGGAGCTAATTTAAGCGCATCTAAGCGTCTTCTTTTAAGCTCTGGATAGATTCTATAGCTGAGTGAAGATCTCTCATCTGAAGCAATAATTCATCCTTATTTGACCCTTCTTTAAAGATATTGTATGTATCAAGCAATGCATGAGAATCTGAGTATTTCTTGTCGCCAGCTTCTGTGATACTATCAAGCAACTACTGATAATCTTCCTTTAATTCATTTACTTTATCCTACAAAGGTTTAACAACTTCATTAGATATATCTTCATTAGACTTATTGTAATAAGGTGTTACAGGCTTGTTAAAATCAAGCATTTCTACTTTAAATACAGGCTCTGCTGCAATTCCGCGTGATGTTCTATCGTAATAGAATGGCATTACGTATGTACCTTCAATATTAGAGCCAAATGTATCATAAAGAACCTAATTTAACCTTTGAAGCTATCTCTATTCCTGCTGGATCATTGTTTCTTTAGCTCGACCGTTGGACTTCTAATTACCAAGCATTCTGGTTTTTAGATCTGGTTTAAATGAAGACCTGACATCTACAACAAGCAGCTATCCATCATTATCAACAAGGACAATATCTGCCTATGATTGTATAGCTCTGCCTTTGTCATCATACCCATAAATAGGAATATCTGTATCAAGCACTCTATACTGACCGCCGTTTAACATTCTGTCTCTAACAGATTTAACGTACTGCTTAGCATCTTCTAATCCATTCGGATTATCTAACAGTGCATCGGCAAAACTGTCGTCATTTCCTAACATTATAGCCTGTGCAAGCTCTCTAATAGTTTCTCCATCTCTTATAGATTGAGAATTAAAATAAGTTGTATCTATTGATGCCAAATAATGCGCAAATCCCTATAATAATTCTTCTTTGTTTGGCTGAGAAAATATTGTATCAATTATATCAGAATAATCTTGATTCCCAAACCTATCTGTATTATCTGCAAGATATCCAAGTATCTACTATTTATCAGAGATATTTACATTTTCCTCAATTTCTGGATAATGAGACTGATATTCAAGTCTGTCTATCTCGTCTATATTTTCAAATACATGTAGAGCGCCATTATCGTCGTATGCTATTGTTGTGTGAAAACAATGTATAATAGCTCTATTCTATTGACGCTTTAAAGCCTTTCTATATCCATCGAACGATGTATCTTGAGAAGCATGTGTGGCAACCTGTGCTCCATAAGATTGTACATCTATAGGAGTATTCATATTCTCCTTTTCTTTACGTGTAGATGTAAGATAATGACGAATATACATCGCCTTTGCTAAAGCTAATACCGAAGGCCCACCATCCTATCCAGTCTCTTCTTGAAGAATAGTTTTTATATCATTGTAGAGCTACTCAAACTTATAGAAGCCAACCTTTGCGTTTTCCATAAGCCCATCGAATGACTGCATTGCGAGTTCATCAAAACCAAGTAAGAATGATACCCTTGCTTTATTCCTTCTAGCCTTACGCTTCTTTCTATAATGCTCTCTAGCTTTATCTCTACGACGCTTATATTCTTCAGCATGTTTCTGTAATTCCTCTGTAGTAGCTACATGCTTTTGCTAAGTTTCTGTTGGGTCTACAGCCTATTTGGCTTGAGTATTAATGTCTTTTATATCTTCCTCGGCAGCTTTAAGCATATCATTCTAGTAATCCTCTGTAAGCTTTGTTACAGCGTCTCCAGAATATATATCAGACAACATCCAGTCGATATTTTCATTCTGTTTATTTGCATCAATAATCTTTGTGATACGTTCATTAAGCTTACTCTTTGATCCATCTTTAGCTGCAGCTCTAGTATGCTCTTCTGGCTTGTATTTATCACCAAGCTTCTACTTTAACTCAGCCTGCTTTCTCTGATATCTAAGCTCATCTGGATTATACTCAAGATTACCATTATCATCACGTGTAACACCTTCTGTATGAATTGATAATGTAGAGTTAAGTAATGATTCATTAGCTGTATACATGGCCTTAGCTTGTTCGAGCTCCTGGATCTCATTATCATTAAATCCAATAGATTCGCTAAAGTTGTTCAAGAATTGCAATGTCTGTTCATCGGTAGACTTCTCGTCAAAATTCTTATAAGCTTTAGCCAAACTTTGCTTTGCACGAGAAATTTGTTTATCTATATTTGCTGACAGCAATTTAGCATCAGGTCTAACGGTCTTTAATCCAAGCTTATCGTGAGCAAACTTAAATATATCATCAATAGAGTTCATCTTAGCCTTAAGTGTAAGCAATGCTTTCATTCTATTGTGAGCTTCAGAATTTCTCTGGAAGTTATTTACGTGCCTAGTGTGCTCTTCCTTCTAAGAATTTTCTACAAATCTTTCACCATATTCGTTAGCCTCATCTTTAATTGACTCTTTATATTTTGCTACTGATTTTTCTACTTCTTCTTGAGGTAAAGCTGCTGTATCAAGAGACTTCTTATACTCTTCTACCTTTCTGTTAACGTAAGACTCAATAGCCTTAGTCTTTGCTGTAGCTGCATTTATAGCAGTCAGCATAGGATCTCTTGACTATTCCTGCCTATTTACAGCCTATTCTACCTGGTTTTGATAACCCTACTGTCCGTAAATCTACTGAAGCCTAACTTCAGCTTCCTACTGAGCTTTTCTATTGGCAGCTAACTATTGCTCGATATTAGCTCTATCAGCTATAGCTACATTGTATTGCTCTGTGCCTTTGTTGATACCTTTAAGGCGATATTGTTGCTCAATCTATTTATTGTTTACGAGAGCAGAAATACGTTCCACATTAGACTGTAAGTCATTCCAATATTGTTCACCGAAACGCGGTCTCTCTCGCTTCAAATCAGCTTCTCTGAGCTACTGTATTTCTGTAGTTAACTAATTATATCTTCCCTTAGAGATCTGGTCTGAGATGACAGCATTACTAGCTCTATTCATCTTTCCTTGTTCTCTATCAAGAAGTGCACTATGCATTATGGCGTCTTTTACTTGTACAGTATTCTTAATGTCGTTAACAGCGTGATAAATGTTCATGGCTACCATAGGGTGCATACCACCCATAGCAAAACCGCCTCGCCAGTTCGACAACATCTCCATATCGTTGTAAAGCTCAGACTCACCAAGGCCGAACATACCTTTATAGAAGTCTGACACCTCTTTACTATAAGCCATATCCTGGAACGCAAGACTAAGCAAATCGGCTGATCCGTATCCATATGTCTTAGCAAATTCTTCAGCAGCATTAGCATTCAACTGCTGTACAATTTCTTCATTACCCTCAGATGCTCTGTCTATCAATCCGCTTCTAACAGTATTAATTCCGTATTTTTTGAGCATCTTTAAAACAGTCATTGTGTTAGGGTTTTTAACTGCCGCCTTTAACAATTTCCTTTTTAATGTTTTAGCGCCAACCATTGTTGCTAAGGCTTCAGCTTTCTTGGATATAGCCTCTCCAGCCATTACGCCAGCATCTTTAAGAGCCTGAGGCATAATTTCTTTTGCAAGCCCCTTTACTCCTCTAGCAACTTCTCCTGCGGCAGCACCAACTCCAGCACCAACATAGTGTCCAAGAACACCACCACCAAGAATATCCATTGTTGTAGAACCAATCTTCGCTCCAGTTTTGCCAGCTGTACTTGTAAGAGAATTAATATACTGCCCAGCCTGTGCAAATTTACTTTCAACAGCTCCGTTAAGACCAGCAAGAGCGTAGTCTGTTCCTATTACAAGTCTACCAGCTTTACTTGTAGCAAGTTTGGCACCAAGTTTGGTTGTTGGAAGTTTATATACAGCTTGTCGATATAGATTAGAAAGACTATTACCAGGCTGTACGTATGATATAACATTTTGCACAACTTCAGTACCCATGGTTCTAGCATTATCTATCATAAACTACTGCTCAAGACCCTTTGTGGTGCCAAGCTTAGCTTTAGACAAACGTTGGTCGTTACTCTTAGTAATGCCCATCAAATAGTCTCCGAGAACTTTTTCTTTACCTTGCTGCGTTTTTAAATCATACCTCTTTTCAGCATCATCTTTAGACATACCATTCTATATCGCGAACTTTACAGATTGCTTCTGCAAGTCTTTATATGATGCAGAAATACCCTAAGCTTTACCGAACGCTTCCTATACTTCGTATTTGTTGAGATTCTATTGGTAGTTCTATGTCCAACGCTGAGCAATTTCAGCGTAGTTCTCATCCTATGCACCTTGTAAGTTAAATGGGAGTGCTGCTGCATTAGCGGCGTTGTACAAAGCAAAACCAGCTTCTGGATGTCCAGCTGCGCCTAAAGCAAAAGAACCAATAGTACCAGCCGTTGTGATAAGATTACCAATATTACCTGTGTCTGAAGACCAAGAAGAACCCATTTGCTGCGGTAAATTCCATAACCAATAATCTGGTGTTAAAAGGTCATCATTAGCATGTATGTTTGCAAGATTCTCAGCATGTTTGCTGACGTTCCAGAACTTCTTCCATTTAGAAGCTCTACGCATTTGGTCATCAAGAGTTTCTTTATAATCCTTGAGATCCTGTTCGCGTTTAGCTTTAAATTGATTAGCTTCAATCTCTTTTTGATCCAAACTCATTCCTTGATGAGCTTTCTCGAATCTATCAGACAACTATTTATTATAATTATCAAGCCAATCTTTAGCCATTTGTTCTTTGGATCTACCAGTACCATCAAATGTATCATTTGTAGAAGCGAACATCTTTGTTACAGCAGCCTAGAACCCTTCCCACATAGATGTGTGATCTTTCATCCATGTAGCTTTGTACGCGTCTGCTAATTCATTAAGGTCTTTATCCTATAACTAATCGTAAGTCTTAAGAAGATCCTATCCGAGAAGATATGTATCCTTCCACGCATCACCTTTAACCTAAGCTTTAGGATTAGCTTTAAGATAGTTCCACTGATCTTCTTTTGATTTTAAATCTCTTTTTAATCGCTCTCGTTTAGCCCACGCATCTGCTTTAGCTTGGTCTGTTTGCGCGAGAGCAATCTTACCCTTTGTGCTTTCTATTCCAAGATCGCTAGACTAAGCAGAGAACAGACCAGCTCTCTATCCAATATTAAATAATGTTTCTCCAAGACCATCATAAGATCCGGTCAAAGGAGAACCCATAGAACCGAATATTGCATGCAGCGGACTCTTTAAATATTCCTGATGAAGGGCATCTTCTTCGAGTTTAGATTGCTTCTCTTTCTCTGTGTCAGAAAGTAAGCCTTCCGAGTCGTCTTGAGCATCGATCTTTTGCCTATTTGATCTTTCTTGCTGCTTGTATAAGCTGTCAATATGTTTATTCCAGTCATATTCAGCTATAGCGTTTTTCTATCTCTGAATAGATTTTTGACTAGGCTTATACCAATCTCCATGCGGCATTATATCAGATTCTAATCTTGAACCAGATTGTCTTGATATATAACTTGGTACATTAGCCTAAGTCCTTTTATTAGGAACGGATTTGCGTTGATTTGGTAATGTTGTACCAAATTTTTTAGCCTACCCTCTAAAATAGTCCTCTGCTGGGGACTTAAGTAAATTGTAATTTGCCATAATTTAATTAATTTGCTTTGTTAGGTGCTTTTCCTATATATCCAGGTTTAACTTCAACCCAGATTGTTTGTCCAACTGTTCCAGCTGATTGATTATTGTTTACTGATACAACATTAGCTTTAATGTAATACTTACCAAGCTTTTTGTTATATGTAGGACCAGATGTTACCGTTGCTGTAATCTTTCTTCCAGGTTTCTTATAAAGTCCATAGTTTACTCTATTAGACCTGCCTTCATTTAATTTTCTAAATGCTCCAGATCTAGCTACATATTGTCCATCATTAACAGTAATAATCTGCTATTTGGTAGATTGTGTCTATTTATTATTGCTATCACCCTACGACTGAGACTACGTGTATTCATCCCATCGAGCATCTGGGTCTGCAAGCGTTACACCATTAGCTCTAAGATCATCTATTGATGTTGATACTGGAGTATAAGGCTATTCTCTAGCAGTGTCAAATATAGTTTTATAATTACTTCCAGAAGAACTACTGCCAATATTATTAACAGATCTTCTAACGTCATCAGCATACTTGTAATCCAAAAGTGCTTTTTGACTAGCGAGGTCTCTAGCAGACTTCTTAGCATCAAGCTAATCAGCAAGTATATTCTAATAGTTGAGCAATGAATACTTGTTAGGATCCCATGCTATATTCTTCTTACCTTCCCAAAGTTGTGCCACAGTACCCTATAATTGCTGCTTAATCTAGTCATCTGTAGGATTAGTTACACCAGCCTACTGTAACTACTGTTTAGCTTTATCATAATAATATTCACCAGCAGCCGTAGACATAACAGACGGAATAGCTTTGCCAGCTGTATCAATAATCATCTAGTCTGTGATACCTGTATAATCATTCTTTGGATCATACTTGTAACCCATAGATTCAACTTGCTTCTATGTAAGATTACTTGGTTTAAGTACGCTGTATGGAATCTTTGTAAGATCTTCGAGAGTGTCCATTTTTGTAGGTGCCAAAGTGTTCCAATTCTATGTATATGGGTCAAATTTATCATAATCCAACCCATATTTCTACATTTGCCAATTAAGCTAATCTTGGGTAAGTTTTCCTTCTGCTACCATTGATGCTGCAGCCTTCTAGAATGTCTTCATATTATCAGCATCTGTTTTCCATTTAGAGATCTTATCATAAGGAGTTTCTCTAATAATCTTAGCTATATATGCTCTACCTTCTGCTGATCTAAGAGGGTCTATACCATTCTAATACATATAGTCAATAGCTTTGTTTACCCTACCCTTAGTCTAATCGTAATATGCTTTATTAAGCTCTGGACTAGGACTATACAGATCACCAAATTCCTTAGCAAACTCTTTTTGGTCCTGTATAGCCTAGTTATATTGTTCTCTTGCAGCACTGATGTACTACGACATCATATTGCTGTCCAGTAGGTCTATAATAGGGACCGCTACTGGTTCGTCATACATTCCTATCATAATTAAATACCTGTATAAAAATTGGTTCTGTTTCTCTTATTTATATAAAATCCAGGTAACCTATCACTTTGTCCTGTTCCATTAGGCTAAAATGGAATTAAAGATGGAACTTTAAAATTATTATTATATAACAGAAGACCCCTAATCATTTGATCTCTATCAATTGGAAATCCGTATCTCTATATCGTATCTTTGTTGCCAGGTGTACTTGTTCTAGTAAATCCAAGTGGCTCTTTAGAATTTTCTGCAAAAAGATCACCGCCAAGATATTTGTTGTAATTTTTTCTTAATTGATCCATTGGTATACCCATGTACTTTTGGTACGTTTGCATATATTTACTACTATCTGGTAAATTTGGTATCATTTGCGGTATTAAATTAGACAAATAATTATTCGGTGTAGCAGTGGAACTGTCATAATGCGTATACTAAGAAGATTTGGGGATACCATTGTTACCTTTAATAATTTTGTTGTATTTTTTCTAAGCTTCAAAATACTTATTCCAATCTATGGTGTCTAAGTAGTTTGTATACTAATATGGTAAATTTGGTAAAGGTAAATTGCCGATGTCAGAAATAGCTTTCTGCTGCCAATCTTCCTACGGCTAAATGCTACGTTGGTACATATTCATTTCGTATGGCTATCCAGTTGGTCTTGTATACGAATTATTTGCACCACTTCCTGTAGAGTTGTTTGTGTCGCCAGTATTACCAGTTGTACCTTTGTTACCATCTGCTCCTATACCGTATATTGCTTTTAAAGCAGCATTCTTATTATCTAAATCCTACTGGCACATATCAAGTATGTCTCCGTATTGCTTGTTCTTAATACGTTGAGACAACCACTTCTGACCAATAAGACCAAGATTTGATAAATGAGTCTCTATACCTTTAGTTTTAGAACCGTGTACTCTATTATAAGCCTCCCATGCATACTGGTTGGCAGCTTGTCTTCTAGCAGCATCTTGATTACCTTCAGCTAATGCAGCAGTAGCCCAATCTTGTCTATACTTATTATTTTGTAAATCAGTATTATTAAGTACATCTGCTACATTTCTAGCATTACCTAAAGCAAGTGCTACTCTACCAGCCTGTCTCTATCCTCCAGTATATCCACCATCCTACTGCATTCTATAATATGCAGCTCTATCATTCTGATTAAGAGCCTACAACTAATTGTAAGGATTAACTCTCAATCTATTAAGTGTCTGTAAAGCAGACTAACCATATCTATTTGCTGCATAAATGTTTGGCATCAATGGATTTTCTTTCATCCAATGATTAAGCATTTGCTTTTCAAGAACAGCAGGAATCATATAGCCTGTATCAAGCATAGCATTTGATACTTTTCCTTTACCAGCTTTAGTCCAGTTATTAAAAGAGTCCTTCACTCCTTCCCACATGCTCTTTCCATTAGCGAATCTATCTTTGCCACAATTAGCCTTAAACTAAGCAGCGTAATCTTCGATCTAATGCTACTTCTCCTATCTGTCTGTAATATTCTTCATAGCTTGCAAAATAGGGGCTTTAGCGCGCTCTAATTGGGCAGCTTGAAGCTACATTGTCTACTTTGATAATGAGCTCATTCCAGGTTTTTTATTAGCCTTCTTTTCAATGTCATTATACATCTGTAATTTAGCTGTAAGAGGAGCTATCTGTTGTGAAAATTTCACACCGTTAGTCCAGTCTATATCATTGCCAGCTATAACATTTCTGTCGTCTTGTCTAACAGAGCTAGGCTGATTATCTACGCCAACCTTTCCCTTAGTTACAAGTGTACCGGTACCGTTTGTATAGTCTATAATTGACTCACCTTTACCTACCATACTGTTAGTTGGACCAACCTAATAACCGTTAGGCGTCCATACTTTCTATTTTATCATACCTTAGCTCTATTAATTCGTTTTCTTAATTTTAAATCTTTTCCTCTATTGGCATACAGAATACCACCAGTTGTGTCATAATTATTTGCGTAATAATTATTTTCTAATCCAATAGTATCAGCTGAAGCCATATTAGCTGAATTTATAACATCAGTCTATATTATGGCGTTTCTTCCAATCCTATTCTATCTTCTTCTAGCTTTTCTTGCTCCAAATAAGCTTCCTATGCCACCTATAATGCCTCCAATTATACCTCCTGCTACTGTTCCTAAGCCAGGAATAATTGAGCCTATAGCTGCTCCTGTAGCTGCACCTGTTCCAGTACTAGATATTGTGTTATTTAAACCAGTCTTTGACACATCATTATAAGCAGCTTTTGTATCAGTTACATTCTGCCTTGTGTATCCTATACCATTTATTGAACTTTCTGTTGTTCCTGCCTAGTTCATCATCTCGGAACTATCGTGACTATAATTTGCCATTCCAGAATAGTTTGAAGCAAGCTTAAATACTCCCCCTATAGCCTATCCATATGGACCTGGTATCTTCGAAGCAAGATCTCCGAACTAGCCAAGAGATTTTGATGCGCCATTAGTAAATTTAGAGCTCTAATCAAACGCTCCACCAAAAGCATTTCCTACTTGACCCATAATAGATCCAGCAGCAGAAGAAGTGTTTAGTCCGCCATTATTGTTCCATTTACTAGGAGCCATCTATCCAATGTTAAAAGATGGACTACTGCTACCAGATCCAGCTACAACAGATCCAACTGGAGCATTACTACCAATCATGCTAGTTAAATCATTAGCTACATCCTGCTAAGATTGTCCAGTGAATCCAACTTTCTAGTTAAGATCGGCTCCACTTTTATATCTTGGAACGTTATTTATTCTTTTTCTCTATCTTAAATCCATGATGCTCTAAATTTAGTTAATATATACTGTATAGCAACATTAGTATTTGGCTTATTATCCTACATTTCGCACACAAGATATTTACCTCTCATTCTTGAACCATAAGCATTTGCTCTAGTATCTCTAGGAATAGCATATCTATAATTATGCTCTCTTATAGTTATCTTTCCATGTAAGTCATCCTCTGCCTTCATACCAGAGTCTGTAGACCATTTATATTGTTTAGATAAGCCGAAATAAGAATCTCTATCTTTCTTATCGTCCTTTATATCGATATACTAGAACTCGTCTTGAGGTGTAATTATCTCTTGATTATCAAACACTTTAGTCGCTGTAGGAACACTATTTACAACATACTTGATATATGTTGGCAATATTTCCTCTTCCCAAGATGTTGTATATTTATTATCTGCATCCCACTATGCAATCTTTATATCTCCGTTTATATTCTTTACCAATAATGTTTTATTGCTAAACTGTATAGAACCATCAAACGGTATTGTGTAGATTGAAGGGAATGCTTTTGCAGCTTCATTATATACAAATGAGTCGTCTCCAATTACTTTGCATATAACTTCGTTGTTTCTATTATCAAAGAATAACGATGGATTAGAATCTTTATTCTAATACTTGTACAATATATTCTAAGCCTATAACGCCTTACTTAAAGGATATACACCCTAACCATCAAATGATCTAACCTCTTGATTATGGTGATCAAACCAGTACAATGTAGAACTAGACTAAGTATCACATAACTCGTCATTATGCATACCAGTTGTTTGATCTAGATAATCATATCTACTAAGCACTCCACCAGTACCAAGAATAAGCTGTGTTCCATTAGTGCTATCTGTTATAGCTCTTTCATTGACAGACAATAAGCCTGTAGCCATCTGCTACCAGAATACAAGCCATTGTTTATATGTTCTCAAACCAGTTATTTTGCCATACTTACTATCTACATCAAGATAGTTTGAGCTCTAAAACTTAGTCCAGCTATCAATGTGCTCATTGTCTTCTTTTAACATAGAATATCTACACATATAGTCAACATTCTTATTAAAGTCTTCTATATTTGTAGTATCAAAAGCAGCGTGAATTCTACTATTGTTTTCTGCAGCATATGTTGTGTTAAACAAGTATTCTGGCTCAGTTTGAGTATACATATTGTTTACATTAGCAGGCTCAATCTAAATCATAGATGCCCCTTCATTTGTAGAGTTCTTTGAGAATTCGTAGCCATATGCAAATCTGCAATTTATATTAGATTCTACCGGTATGGCATATCCAAGCATCATTGAAGGTGACCTATAATCACTATAATCTCTACTAGCCCTATCATCCTTTCCTTTCAAGAAGTTGCAAGTAGCTTTATGCATTGATGTGTAATCAAGTACAGATATATAAGTATCTCCATCGAATACTGCATTCCATTCATTTTCTTTTGTAAAGAACTGACCATCAGATCTATATGTACTAGCAGTTATTGATTTCTCTGTACACCCATCATATGGAGTTACTGTTTTTCTTATATTGCACAACACAGTTCCTGGAATACTATTAATGTTGACCTTGTAGTAACTTGAAAAAGAATTGAATTCCTATAGATTATTATCAACGTTTTTATAATAAGACTATGCTCCAATAATACTATTGAACAACATATTTGCGCAATCATTTTTCATTGATAACAAAGCGCATCTACCTCCAGTACTAAATGGGAATCTTAGGATATATCCGGGATTATCATCTCCTATAACATCACCCTAATCTGCACCATCTACCATATCGTGTGCAATTGTTGTGTTATCATCTCCTTCAATTCCTCCTCTATCTATAACAGCTCCATCACATCCATAAAATACAGTATTGCAGAACTAGTATTTGCCTACAGAATCTATATGATTGTTATATTCTATTGTTGGCCACCATTTACCATTTTCTTTAACATCTGAATTTGAGCCTTTTTCTAGGAATGTTCTTTTAATTACTTCATTCCATTTTAACTCAGAAGCTATCTATATATCATCGATATCAGCAAGTTTTGTATTGTTATCAATATGCTCGTCCATTGAGCTTGGGCCGTAATCAATAAGATGATCAGTTGTCCCGCATACCCTTGTTCTTAACGAACATCCCTGTTCATACAGTTTTATGTAAGCAAAAACCTTATCATCTATTTTGTTCATATCAGATCCAGAATACTTAATATTCTCATCTATCTTACCAGGGCTTAAACATGTCCACATCTTATCTGATACATCAGCTTTGTAGTACATTGTTTTCAAATGTGCTGTAAGCATCTTAAGAATGTATGGAGAAGACTTGTATTGGTAATCAGTGTATCCGCCACCACTCTTATTAGTATAGTATTTCCATTCATAGGATTTACCATCATTAGTCTAATCTGGCTTTGTATATATATTGGTATTTGAAATACCAGGGCTCATGAAATATTTGTTTCCAATATGCTTTTCTTTCTAGAACTTTCCGCTTTGACCAAAAATATATCTAAGGGGCTCTAACTTGAAATCTTTGTTATTTGTAAGCACCTTTACAGACTCTGGCTAATAAGTTGTTTCAGCTGATACAAACTAGAATATCTATGTATTACCAAAATTTGATGCACATACTTTACCAGCAGCTTGGATCGCATCTACTTTTTTACCATCGTTAGCAGGATTATAATTCTCTGTAAAATACTTAAATATTGATCCTTGGGCCACCATTGCTGTTGTAAGTAATCCTGTAGGGAAGTATGTAGTTCTATCTGGCCTATGGCATTCAGGTGTACTATATCCAACTATTGGCTTACTAATAACACCCTGCGCTATTGAAGCTATATCCTACTCTCTTCTCTAGCATCTTACAATCTCATATCCTGTACATCCTTCTGGCAAATTTTTAACATTGAATGCAATACCAAGTGGAATAGATGCAAGATCATACATATTATTGTAGTGAGATATAAATGTATTAAAATACTTATCATACAGGTTTGGTGTACGAATATCTGCTATCCATTTAACAGGACTAGGACTTCCAGTAGAATCGTACAATATAATACCATATCTGTACAATTCGTTTCGTTTAAGGGACTTTGTTACCCACGAGTTATTAATTCTACCCTCTTCTGTAGATATCTCGATATCGGCTTTCTAAAGCCCATCCTTGTTAATGAAATAAAGAATTGGTCTATCCTGCGTATTCTTAACCTTAAGGACATTCCACATTGTTCCAATCTCATTAGATCCAGTAGTACTACAAGTATCAATAGGAATATATGTAACCGTAAATCTCCAGGAAACATTTACTCCTGTTCCTCCGTAGAAATTATCTTTGTCATATATACAGTACGAATCACTAAGATAATACTGTTTGTTTACATCGTTGTATGGGTTATAAGAATCCTTTTCTATGTACCCATTACTTATAGATAATTCATTAAGCTCAGACCATTTGTATGTTACCTTTTGATTTCCGGACGTATTTTGTAATATTATCTATCCTTGTCCATTAGCTCTAAATGATCTGGCATCCCACTTCTTAAAAAGTTCCGTATCTATAAAGGTTGATCTTTCTTGTATGTTTGCAGCGAACAATATGTTATCCTTACTTTCTATAACCTTTGGAATAATATGTACTCCAGACATACTGTTGTACTCTTCTATTGTTATAGTATCCAGAGCTTGCTGACCAGTATCGTTTACAAAGAAATCTCCATTTCTATTTGGCTCGTATGCAGAATCGTATATAACCTCAATAGTTGGTAACTAACCATTAATCTGTACTGAGATTCTATATATCTTTATTCTGTTAAGAAAAGAATAATCAGTCTCTGGCTTAATAAGAATCTAAACACCGCAGTTTGTTTTCTTGTCAAACTAATCTGTTTTTATTCCTAACACATCAGTTCTGTCTGAAGGAACATTAATAACAGGTATAGACTAACAAGCTGGGGAAATATCAGTAGATACTCCGTGATTACTGTATATCTAGTACGAGTAGCTTACATAAGATGTCTTAAGGGTTCCATCTACATACTTAACAAACTTAGGCTTCTGAAATATAATCTTTGGATAAGACTAAACTGTATTGAATGATGTATTGTTGTAGCTATACAATTTAGCTATGTTAAACACCATTATAGGGTTAAATCCAGTAGCAACATATAATTTAATATTATCGTCACCTTCATACTTAAACGTAATAGATACATTCTTAGGCCACTTAGATCTATCTGTAGGCCAATCTATCAACTCTGATCTAAATATGTTAGATATAGTCTATATCTCATTTACAGAGTTGTCTGTATCACTATCTTGTCCAATTTTATTATCAAAGCAGGATATACAGAACTCTGGTTTACCTCTCTTCTCTGATATGTATATAATTACACCTCTATCTCGTACTGCTCCTGTAGCCAATATTCTCTCTACCTTTTCATCCTTTATCGATCCAACCTACTTTATTCCGTTTATAGGTTTAATAGAACCGTGTTGGTTTGCGGAATCAAAGGATAACACTCTAATGTTCTTAGCTTCTAGGTAACTAGTGTTTTTTACTCTATCTAAAGAGCTATCACTATCTATTCCTGTCACAAAGCTATTTACGAATGTATTATTATCAGTAGCCATAGCAGTAATCATTAAAGTTTAACTATCTCTTTCCAACGTTATTAAACAGCGTGTCATCAGAATCCCAATCTGGAATAAGCTTTGTCCATTCGTTCTTTATTGAAGACATCTCACTTTCATTAGGCATCATTGCTTCTGCATATGCCTGATTTCTGTAGAAGTTCCATTGCTGCTGTATGTAAAAATAAGTATTCTAGCTAAATCTTACTTTACCGCCAAGCTATCCTTTTAAGAACTTAGGAAAACTAAGCTTCATCATTACATACCAGTATATTGCTTCTTGATATGAGGCTAAATCAGGGATAAGAGGATAACCTCTTTCGTCGGTAGCAATTGCTTTATACGAAAGCTTTACAAAGCCCTTATCTTTGTTAAATACTATCCAGCCAGGTTTAATCCAATATGTTGGCTCATTAATATTTTTGTTGTTTAATACGTTTAGTACAGCTGTTGAACCATTAATACCTAGCAACTAAGATCTATGTGTTATCAAAGGCTATCTAAGTGGCTATTGTGGATCATAGCTAGGATTCTTATGAGCGTTTGCTTTTAGCTTAAACGAACTTTCATCCTTTCTTGCCTACATCCAATTCGTACCATCTAATGAGTACGCTACAGATGTAAGAGATTCTAGATCATCTGGTATAGGTATTTGATTTTCATGTATCTCAAATACAGGAACACAATCATCTCCGGATTCCTTCTATACATACTATACTGGTGCACCTATCTTTTCAACAGCTTCGAATATCCATTCACGTATATCTGTGACCCGAATATTCTTTTCCGACATATCTGCATCAGCCATTATCTTGGCTATAACAGATTCACATTTTGTATACTTGAATATCATTTATGTTTATATAATCTTGTTTATTGAATATAAGTTGTGCTAGATGCCTTTTGTTATCTCTTACAAACTGTATCTGATACATATATCTTTTTGGAAACGTTCTAGGTATCTTTGTCCAGTATAATCTGTATTTGTATCCATTAGAGTGCTCGTTTAAGTGGTATATCTTTTTACCTTCTTCTCTAGACGTTTTGTAATCTACAGATAATGATTTAGGTGTATATGACTTTGGCTTGTATTTTACTATACATATACTACCAAGCCCATAAGGCATTTTAAACAGCTGTGAGCGCTCTAAAATCTCATCCTTTACAACTTTATTAAACTCGTCCAATATGCGCTTATATCGCAAATATGGCACGTTCTCATTGATTTTATTATACGCTCTATATATATCTGAGATCGTATAACTCTTTTTATTCTTCCTTATCTTGAGGACCATTTGGTTTTACACTAGCTAATGTTGAATTATTACTATCATCACTAGGTCTCTTAATCATAAACGCAAGCTCATTTGTAAGTATAGCTTTCTTTATGTCAGGGATCATCCAACCTGGTATTGTTATATCGTCTTCTGTATTAGCAGTTTTAGATTCGTCTATATATCCTGTAATGTATACAGAGTTTATTGAATCAACATCTCCTTCTACATAAATATAACCGTCATCAAACCAGCATACAGGTTCTGCATAAGTGTATCTTCTAAAGTTATGATAATGCTTTCTAAGCTTATGCATATACTGTATAACACAACCATTCTTATCACATACACTAACTATGTCGTCAGTACTCTTGTTTACTGTATGTATTTGATCTTTTGTACGCTTGATTATATCACAGCAACAATCTTCACAGTCTATATTCTTTTCTGTTTTATCTACAATTAATTCAATAGGACCAACAGTCGACTACAGTGAATCATCTGGTTCGTCTTCGTCGTTTTCTTTATCTTGATCCTCTTTCTTCTTTTGTAGATAAGTCTTATACTGTATTATCCAAGACGCTATCTAATCCCTTGAAAGATCCTCACTTTCACTTATGTTGTTATTGCGGACAATAAGAAGAATATCATCTATTAATGTTCTAAGTGAAAAGTAATTCATATCGCTTCTATTATTTTAATACTATCTTCTTTAAGTAAATCGTTTGTATTATGTATCTTGTATTTATATACATCTTTCTTTTTCCAATCAAATGTTATAAGTCTCTTAAAGAAGTTCTTTTTATTCTTATATTCTCTATGCTTATAAATATAGAGGTACTATGTATTCTATACATCAAGCTTAATATTAACACTATCTTTACCGATTGTATAGTATACTTTAGTTAGAGGGTTGTACTATAGACTATCTTTATAAGTAGAGTCTTTAATAATTGTTATAATATCACCCCCTACCCCATTACTTTTATTAACGTTTAATATCTACTTTTGAGTTGCTGCTACCTATATTTCGTTCTTTTTGACTTTCTGTATCTTCCTAATAGAGTCTATCTACTATACAAGCTTATCATTATATTCTGACAGCTTATTTGCATCTAGTCTTAAAACACCAGAAGCCTACTAGGCACCATATAAGGCATCCTAATAGGCTTCGATGTTGTTATTAGCCATTTTAAGCTCTTCTGAGAGCCTATTAGCTTTGTTGTGGTAGAATATACCAGACGCTAAACAAAAGGCCATCAGAAGCCCTAAAACAGCGTTAAGCAGCAGCTTGTAGTTCTTCTTTATTGTTTGAATTAGCTGCTTCATTGTTTGTTAAATATTCTTTTAAATATGTTCTCATTTCTCCAAACTTGCCTTGTATATAAATAGATACTCCATAGATACTAGCAGAATAAACTAATGTTTGGGCTACAAACCCTAGTACTCCTGTGGAGATTTCGCCCTATTGTAAATACTATATCCAAGTTAGAGCCTAACCGCTTAAAAACGCGAGACATGCGGTTGTATACTAAATTTTCTCACGCCATGTTCCTGTTATTTTGCTCACGTTGCTCTTTAATCTATTTTATAGCTTTACCAAGAATAAGCATTTCTTCATGCGTGAAATTATTATTTCTAGCACAATTGCATTCGTAACAACACGGAACAACATTATCTTTTGTGTGCCCAAAATGATTATCAATCCTATCACAACCTACACGGTGAGTGTCGCCACAATAGACACACGGCTTTTTAATAATGTTTTCAATCATCCAATCTATATCTATATCACACACTGTAAGGCCATTATACATATCTCTGTGTTTATACGCAGAAATCATTTTAGACGCCTTCTGTCGAATTGTCATAGACGACACCCTCCAATCTTTAACATTTTTGCCGCCTCTTTTGCTACGTTTGCCATACAAAATATCTTTTACACACCAATCTTTGTGTTTAAAATATCTGTTTTTTATAGCACTGGCGCGAACACCTATTTCTGCAGACCACTCTTTAAATGTTAAAGACTTTCCGTTATATTTAATGCGTATATAATTTCCTTTCAGCAGGTTATTCTCTTCGCTAGTTAACCATGTGCAATTGTCTTTACAAAACCACTTAGTTTTATCTAATCTAGATAATTGTAAACCAGGTTTATAACTATCATGCATATCGTTATAAAAATTCTAAAATGAATTCCACGAAGGATCATTACCTATGCTTTTACCTTTTTGTGTATATCTAAAAGCTCTCCAAGAGTTAAATAGATATTTGTTGTTATTTATTAAGTCGGATAAGGATTTTCTTTTTCTCCATTCTTCTAGTTTTTCTCCGCTTTCCATAATTAAATTATTTCTATAATTAAATTCTTCTAATCTTTTATCTTTTGCATTAACATGTGAAACGTTTTCTACGAGTCGGTTAATCTACCAACTATAGTATTTTTCCCAACAAGAAGGCAACCGCTTGTGTCTGCGGATGACGATCCTGGATGCAAAAGTACACCATCAAACGATGGTACATTTATTAATCTTGGTATTTTGCCACCGTATGGCTTCGCCCATACCCTATTTTTAAATCTCTGACTAACAACATTTGTTGTTATCTCGTACGTACCGTACGGAATAGCAGTTTTACCTTTAATCTTTTTCTCTCCGTTATCAAACTTACCGTCTTTATTAATGTCTCTTACGGTATCCTCCAATGTATCACAGAAATAATTATCGTCTATGTATAGCTTACCAATTGTATATGTTGGTTTTAAAGCTATTCTCTTTAATGTTAACTTCATGCTGTTTTAGCTTTATAAACACCTTTTGCTGTTATATTATAACTTGTAGAATCATCTTGGTCTTTACGAAGATACTTCTAATCATTAGTTACTGCTGTAGGAAGATTATTAACTGTTTTTGTTAAAGATTTTAATGACGCCTCCAAGGTAGAAACCCTTGTTGTTAATGCATTGAGATCGGATATTAGAGCAAATTTAGCTTTTATTTTAGACCAGAGCGTATCTAGTCCAGTTTTACTAAGTACTTCCATTATAATGTAATTTCTATAGGAGCTGACCTATAAATTAAAGAATCATTTGTATTGAGAGCTGATAAATATAGCTAAACTTTATTAAAATCTTTTTTAGGTATATTTATTTGAGTAGTATAAGGAAGTGTCTATTCGTCTGTGATATTAAAGAATGCTCCATTGGAATCCGTTCCGTAAAATGCTGCTTTTGCGTTACTCTATCCATCGGAAAAACACCATGCTACCATATTACCTCTTAAGTTAGATATATCTGTAGAATTGTTTATTTTATTTATAGTGATATTCAATTTTATATAATCTCCTGTTGTATCTAAACTATTCTAAGTATAATCAACTGTCATTTCTTTAATATTGTCCCAATCGTTTTTATTTACATTATATCCTTTTTCAATATAACCGTTATCAGTCGATATAAAATCAAACGCAGATATCTTGTCATCAGAATCTAAATCTATCAATAGATAAGAATATAATGTTCCACATTTACTAAAATAATCACATATAATATTACGATTCGAGTCAGCATAAGTTGGTGAATAGCTAACATTACTATAAGTTAAAAAATCAATATTTGTTCCGTATACTAAATAATTTATATCTTTAATATCGCCAGTAGCTGTATATCCGTTTAATTTTAGCCAATTGCCATCAAGTGATATACTAGAATTGCTAGATTTTTTATAACCTCTACATTTTAAAGTTTGTACAGTATTAATTTTACCAAGCCACCACGAATCAGCGTACAGATAAATATATACATAATGGCCACCATTAATAGAACATGCTTGCTCTATAGTTTTACCTTTTATTAATGAAGGTCTATCTTTTATATATTTGTATGTTTTGCGTATTTGGTCAATATCTATAATACTATTCTACTTTGTATGGAATACACCATGATCAATGCCCGAAATAAAAAAACTATCATATACCATATAATTACTACTTTGAGGCGAATATGTATATGGATTTACACAATATTCTGGAGAATGAAAATCAACAAGCACAGTACCACCACCACCAGGAGTTTGTACAATAAATACATCTCCATTATGTCTTTCTACATTACCGTTAATTACGTTTACCTAAAATGTAGATTCAATTGTTCCATTTATAGTTATTTTGCAATCTGCCTTTCCAACAGCATCAGCATAAACTACACCATCTGTTATATGAATATAGTCTGAACCACTTGTTACTTCATATATGCATGTATCAACATCGGCATTAGATGGAGTTACTTCATATTGTATCTGCTAGTTCTAACCAACCTGAAGAATAATATTTGTAACATGAACGCTAGTTGGAGCTATCACGCTACGTGCATCCTGAGTCCAAGTTACTGTAGCAGACGGAGCTGTACCAGGAGTATTATTATAATAATATGTTTTACTACCAGATTTAGTCTATGTTGTTGTGTTCTTTTCAACAGTTATAGTATCATTTATATCGCCAACCTTTTTTCTCGTACCAAGTGTTCCAGTCAATCCGTACGAACCAGTTATCTTTACAGAGCCACCATCAGCTGGGAATGTAAACTGTATTGGAGAAACCTATATCCATCTGTGTGCCACATCATCTGGAAACTATTCGTTGCTAATACATTCAAAGAAGCATACGAACTCATTATCTGTAACAGTAGAAGGAACTATAGATGTTAATTTTTTATCAGCAGTAGTAAGCAGTTTGTTAATATCGGATTTAGTAACAAGCTCTCCTCCGATATTTGTTGTGCCCTGTACAAAAGTTCCGTTTACAATAGACTTGGCCTCTTCAATAGAGAGGTATTCATAATTATGTTTATAACTTGATTCTTCCATAAATACCTCCTTTATTAAGATGTTGCTTTTTTATAAGCAGCTTTGACAATAATATTCTTATTACCCTTAGGAACAATGTATTCTGTTCCACTAGCCTCCCACAAACAGTTACTCTTACACTCTCTAATGATCTACTCTTTAAGATCTTGTAACAGCTATGTAACTTCAGTCTTATTGTAAACATCATCCTTGGTATATACCTCTTGTTTTGTATAAGACGTATTCTTGGTAATGCTTTTAATATGTTCGTTAATAGTTGGATTACTATTTATAACCTAGTCAATAGCAGATGTAATCCATTTACCATTACTGTAGATAAGTATATTATTCTCCGATGATACAGGAAGAATATACTGCAACATATTCTTTACAAGACCTACTGTAAGAACGTCTGTACTAGCCTGACCTGATGGCGATGTAGCAAGTCTAACGCTTCCGTATTTAGCTGTAGTGGCATTAGGAACATCAAGAGTACCACTAACTGAAAGGTTATTAAGAATGGTATCTCCATCAACTCTGAATGAACCTCCATTCTCCACCTTTAACAAGTTATGAACTACAAGATTGTTTGTATCAATATTAAGAGCCTGGAATGTACCCATAACCTCAATATCGTTTGTAATGATCTTATGATCTACAACTAAACCATTAGGGGTTCCATGAGCTCTAATAGTGCCGTTAAATGTAGCCTAATTCTAGAATGTTGAAGAACCTTTTACAGAAAGAGACTTCTCTACAGCCATGTTGCCCTAGAATGTAGAATCTCCTGTAAATACAGCAGATTCAAATGTAGGATTCTTGGCAAACTTTGTAAAGTCATCCCGCATAGATCTGTTGACAGCTGTCTGGTTCTTTCTGTAATAAGAATCCCAGATTTGCTCAGCATCAGCTACAACATTCTCTGTGGTAACATTTACAAGCTTACCGTATATTTTAATATCTTCTTTCTTTGCTTCCATAATTATTAAGCTTCAAGTTTAATATAGAAAATATCGCCACCAGACTTAGTATTGGCGCTCATTGGGTTAGGGCAGCAATAATAGTACTTACTATCATTCAGCTTCTGCTGATACTTTGTAAGAGGTACATATATAGCTGAGTTAAGATCAGTTGTACCATTGTCTGTAATGTTTGCAGCGTAAGCAATAGGTCTACGTGTAACAATCCAAAGGTACTGGCCATCTTTTGTGTTCTCTACCTGTACTGGTTTTGTAAGATCGTCAACTCTCTTAAGATCGTCTGTATTAACAGACTCTACGCCTATAGCTGTATAATGCTCCTAACTCTTGTCTTCGTATGACTGATCTGTTCTGTTGAAGCCAACTTCTGTATCATCCTCTACATTAGCTGCAAATGGTCTAACTGGGAGATAACCAATATAATCATAGTCTCCACCAACTACAGTTACATTAAATCCAGTTGTAATATCATTGTTCTTAGCTTTTACAGTTACGTAAGTACTGTTTGTGTTCTCCTGATTAATAGCTCTAATTATACCAGTCTCTTCCTCGATTGATATAACACTAGACTTTGTAGCAACAAACTGAAGTTTCTCGTAAGGCCAATTACCAGGAGTGTATTCGAGTACAGAACCATTTTCAAGCTCTACCTCTATGATATAATAATGGTCTTTTTTATCCTGCTCGCCAAGTCTAATCTGATTACCACCATACAAATACAAGTCGTGAGTCTTTACTCTTATGTCAATAATATTCTTATTAAGAATATCATCCTTATCTACATCAAGAGTAATATCGCCACTTGCTCCAGTATTGTCATTTACAAGCATAAGTACCTCACCATAATCCATTGTGTATGTATGAAGATCTGTCTTACCCCAACCTGGTTCATACATCTCAGCTACAACTACAAGCTTGTATACACCGCAGAAAAGCTGATCTTTAGCAGGGAAATAGCACTGAATACTGTTAGCCTTAGGAAGAACCTTAGAGTATGCTGTATAACAGAACTTATCGTCATAACCAGCAAGCACCCTATCAAATGGCTTACAATAAGCAGGTGGCATACAAGGAGCTCCTGCACAAGGATTACATCCTCTACCACTCAATCTGCAATCATGATGATATGGTCTACCACAACATGGCTCTACATGATATGAAGGACAGCCACATCTATTAAAGCAAGGATGACCATACATATGTGGATCATTGCAGCATGTCTCGCCGGTATAAAAGTCAGCTACAGATGTGTTTATCAAATAACAAGCTAATTTCTTAATACTAGCCTAATCGTATGTTCTAGGACCACGAAGAGTTAGATTTAATCTAATATCGTTTCCAATTCTAATCTTTTGCATATTATAATATGTTTAAAAACAAAAAACCGAGATAGGGTAAGAACCCCACCCCGGTATTTAAATTAATACTTTGTACCGTCGTACGCAGTTGAATTGCTAACTGGGTTAGCGATGTTCTGACGATTAGCAACCATCTTGCCCAATTTAGCCAAGAGGCCATTGCCAATCTCTGCGGCACCAATTTCTGTGCCGTTGTCAGAAGCATAAATTTCTACTGTCTGCTTTGTTCTACGCCAGAGATCATCAGCTGTATGATACTGGTTCTCGAACTCGATAGTAATACCCCCGTAATGGTTGTCAATATTTGTAACCATGTTAGGCTGTGGATCATACCAGCAGCAACGATGAAGTACACCCTGATAATCAAATGCTGAACGCTCGCGATCACGTACAAGCTTTGCTGATGCAGGATAAGTTACACCTTCCTGCTTAACAAACTTAACACCAAGATCATACTTGTTATTAGCTGCCCAACCTGGAGCCTGTGGATTCATCCAATAAGCATTTGCATCAAAGCGAACCTTTGCATAAACATTCTCTGTTACAGCCTGCTCATCATCATCGTACTTCATTGCCTCAAGAACGAGCTTAGTACCATCGATCTTTGCGTATACACGCTGACGCTTTGAAGCACGTACAATATCCTTAACAAGACCCTGCATAATCTTCTGAATACCATCACCAGGCATTGTTACGTAGCTATAAGACTCAGTCCACTTACGATAGCGCATAGGCATATCCTTAAAAGTAAGACGAAGTACTACAGGGCAACCACCTGCTGAAAGGATATCTAAAGTCTCTGCAGGAATTGTAGAGAAGTCAATTGAGATTGTATCCTCTGTATCGTCCTTGTAGTCGAGCTTTGTAATAGACTTAATGTCTGCTGCGTTAATAATATTTGACCACTTAACAACAGGAATATATGTTACATTACCCATCTTATCAGCCTTCTGGAAACTATCACTAGTTACAACGCCAATCTTAAATCTATCACAGTTCTCATCAACTGCATAAATATCCTCAATGTTTGAACCATCCTGAGCAGCTGGGTCGCAATTCATAAATACGAGCTTACCAACCAACTCTTTGAGATCACCCTTCTTCTGCTTGCCTGCAAGCTCTTCCTTTGTAGCGAGTGTATCACCACCATTATTTGATACCAATACGGTATTTACATATGTAATCATAATATATTAATTTTTTCTACTCACCCTAATTAATTATACTGGACCTAACCAGCTGGGCTTTCCACGTTAAAATTATTCTTATCTTATTCTTGAGTACTAACTTCCTGAGTAATAGTTTTGTATCTTTCATCTTTCTTGTTTTCAAGATACATCTGTGCTGCTATTTTGATTATCTCAGGCATTATAATATCCTCGAAATCATTGTACTCATCATATGGTTTTTCGAGGGTTATCTCTTTAGGCTTGCGCAAATAACCTAAAGAATACTTATATATTTTGTACTGCTTATCAGTCAATAGCTTACATCCATCATTAACACGAATTCTTAATGGTCTAGCTCTGTGATATCTATAATGGAAATCTGTTAAACTATTGTTGATTCTATACATAAAACTATCCTGCGTACACTCAAACATACACGTGTTAATCTTATTGTGGTTTTGCAAATCAGATATAACAACATCTTCGTTAAGAGCGAACATAAAATCGCTAGGATATTGCGCGTAATATGAAGTGTAAGACGGTTCTGACTCATCTACCTACATATTATCACTTTGATAGTTAATTGTTTGATACAGCTTAATTAAATCGCTTCTACGCTTCTCATTCTATTCGTATGATGTACCGTGAACGATATCTCCATTAAACCTAGTTTTAACAAACTTGGCTACAGCCTAATTAAGCCAGAATAAAGATTCATCTGTAGAAGGCTTCTGTACTGGGTCGTCAAACTTATTAATTTCTCTTTCGAGACTTACCAATATGTCTATATATATCATTACTTATCCTCCTATTCTTGTTGTGGTTTCTACTATTGTTGTTTACTACCTAATTGTAATCTGAACTTATACTAAGTTATGTACATGTCTACAGCTCCAGAAACAATATCTTCAAAACAGCCATAAGGCAGTTCGCAATAACTATGTACAGCTCCAGTTGATTTATCCTAGTCGTTAAACTTCATCACATTGAATGCGTATGGGTAACAATAGTATGTAAGGTTTATGTTCTATACATGCGTATAGGTATCATGTATAAGTCTAATTGTGGTATTTTGATTATTCTAGTCTAATACTACCAATGGCTTCTACAGAACTCCTTTCTGATTATAGGCTACATCTAAAAACCTAACAGCCAAATCCTGCTTAATATTTACGTTATCAAGATATAATGGCGTACTTAAGGTTTTATTACTTTTGTAAGTTCTATCTACGACACTGTATGAAGTAATATACATTGAATAATCTGCAGGTAGATTAAACTCCAACTAGCAGTTATCTACTTCATTTGAAGGTTTGATATCTTCGTGCCTAATAAGATTAGACAGTATGTCGTGAATTTTATTATCTTGCCTAGTACCACTTTGTGTCTAGCCTTCAGCTACATATAAAGTCTTGACGTACTAGGATTGATACTCACTTAAAAAAGAATATATTGTATCGGTATCAAGTTTGTCTTGTATTGCGAACTGTGGATACATTTCTGTTATCCTTCTTTCAAACTCGATACCAAGCTTTCTAGTTTGTTCTTGCGTCATGATTCTAGTGGTCTAGTATTTGTTTTAGTAGATAATCTACTGGATTCGACAATCTCAGTAGACATTATAATTGCTAAATTAACAAGCTCTTCAGCCACGGTGTCGTTTATCTCTAATTCAGTATCTCCAAAATCAACCAAACTTGTCCCTTTTACAAATTTAGCAGGAGACTTTATATATGTTAAGCCTAACACCATATCACCTTTGTTATTTTTAACGTCATACGGGTCAATTAAAACGTGTATAAGCTTATCATTTATATAGCATACAGGATTCTTAACCCAAGGTAAATTAGTTGATGTAGACTTGAACTTATTTGCATTGTCGTGAGATATGAGATCTACTGACTGAATTATATGTTTCTGATCATCTATAGAACTATTATTAGCATTTAATGATATTGTACTAGAAACGTAATACAGATAATCTTGTATGTTTAATGAATAAATATATTCATTTGTAACAACATTGCTATGTTCTCCATGCAATAAAGCTTGTTTTATTAGTGGTCTTAAATCTTCAATTGCTTTAACATCAGATTCAAAAGCAGATCTTCTTGGGTTGTTCCCTGTTAATTTTTGAGCTATTAAAGCTAAGTATGCTTTATCTAATATTGTTGCAATTTCATATTCAGTTAGCGACGGATATGACGAAGTTATATTTGCCTTGTCATATTCAATCATAAACTTAGTATAAATATCACTGTGCGTCATACGTCGTTAGTTTATTATTTATTCTCAACCTGATTAATGATTGAGATCTTTAAGTCTTGATTCTTCTTTGCGTCTAAGTATGCAATACAATCCTCAAGTGAGTCTGCAAGCATCTCAGAACCATAATAGTACTGTGTTCTATCCTTGCGGATAATACCCTTAGCAATAGCACTCTCGATCAAGAACTCTGTTTCCTTTGTCTTGTTGTTAACCCACTTAGTAAAGAAGTTCTGTGGCTGCTTATCAACCAATGAGAACAATGTAGACTCTACAAGCTCATTAGACATTGTATCAGCGCTAACGCCGAACAATCTAAGACACTTACGCATCTCTTCAAGAGAAAGCTTACCAAAAGCAATAATAGCGTCTCTACGAAGCTTATTAATCTTATTCTTCTCAATAGCCTCAGCCTGTCTATTAATAAGCAGGTAATCCTTTCCGGCATTAAGCTTGTCAAGTGATGTAGCTACTCTCTTATGTCCCTCAAGGAACTTAATAATCATAGCCTAACGTGGGAATGAGTCATCGAGGATTGTGCTCTTAGAGCCAACCTTAACACAGAATGTATTCCAGAATGGGGAGTTTTTAGCGAGATGACCTTCTGGATAGCCAAGCTCCTTTTCAAATTTCTTTTCGTCCTCAGGTGTTAAACCTGTGTATATCGACCCAGATCTGGTAAAGTAAGGTGCAATATAATCGAAGCAATGCTTGTACTTTAACAATCCAGCCCAGGGATTTTTCTTTCTGATTTTTAATTCAACTACCATAATTTTTCAATTAGTTGTTGCAATGCCAAGCTCCCACCCTAAATTGGGTGGGGTTGAACATTGTATATTATTTAATTAATTAGAGCTCTGCTGCTCTGTTCTCAACTGCAATAGACTCCTGGTCTTCAGCATCACAGTACAAGATACCGCATGACAATGGGTTTCTCAACATGATGCCCTCTTCACCAAGGAAGTGTACCTGGTAACCATCACGGCTGTTAGAACGCATAGTGTTGATGTTGTTTGCATAACCATTTGGCAATACAGAACCACCAGTGCACCACTGTACGAACTCACGACCCTTACGACATACCTTAACGATGTTAGCCTGACCGTCACGACGACCGAGGTCAACGAACAAGAATGTGTAAGACATCAATGGCTTACCTGTCAATGGATGAAGCTGACGGAACATCTCCATGTTATCAAACATAGCGCAACGCTTAACTGTCAACTCAATACCATTGGTCATAGTGTAAGTTGTGAACTGACCACCCAACTTCAAGTCCTGACCAGAACCTGTAATGAAGTGTGTATCAATCATGTTAAAGCTAGCTGCCTTCTCCTTCAAAATACGATCGAACTCTCTAATCATTTATGTTTAACCTGTATCGCTACTACAGATTGGCTTTATTGCGATCATTAAAAGCCCTCATACTTTCATATGAGATCAGACTATATCTTCATCCCAATTAGGATGTCTATCATTTCGGGTTCGCTTGAACCCTACTCCTTTCGGATAGTCGTTGAACGTTTCTCTTTCGAGACTTCGCTTCTGATTACCCACGACTTAAACGTTTGGGCTTCCCAGAAATTAAATAGATTTTCAAGTAACATTACTGCTACAGGGAGCTATAAAGTTAACCCATCTCACCAGTCAAAGCAACGAACTTACGCTCGTTAGTACCGATAATGTTATAGCAGAGGTCGAACAAGTAATCCTCGAACAACTCTGTAGTCAGCTTGGTGTAGTAACGTACATTAGCTGGAGCAATCTGCTCGAACAAACCTGCAGAGATTGGAACGAACCGACCATTAGTACCCTTCAAATTGTAAGTACCATCTGCATTACGGTTAGAGTGAGCGAACAGCAACTGCTTCTCCTCTCTCTTCTTCCACTCACGAAGAGCCTTCCAATACTGATAGTCAGACCACAAATAAGACTTCTTACCTGTCTCAGGATCAGTCAAAGCGATAGCCAATACTGTAGAGTAAGCATCACCTGTGATATCGTAAGTAAGACGCATAGTCATCAAGCTATTACGCATCTTAAATGGAGTCTGATAGTTGATGATATCTGCCTCATCACTGTACTCCTCGTATGCAGAACCGATACGGTCTACCTGACGACCTGGAAGCAAATACTCACAAGGGATATAAGAACCCTGGAAGCCTTCTGCTACATATGTCTCATATACCCATGTGCTACCATCCTGGTATGGAGTACCGTTTACACGTACCTGGAAGTTGATGTTATCAAATGCAAGGATTGCTCCAGGTCCGAAGAACTTCTCCTCAAGACCAAGATAAATAGGAGTATTGTTAATACCTGGAGTCAAACCATCTGTAATTGACTTAGGAGTAATCTCCTTACCATTCCACTTAGCGTAGCGGATATTAACAGCGTGGTCAGCATCAATCATTACAGACCACTCATACTCTCTGTTTTCGATAGTCATGGTTGAACCAAGACCACCAGTTAACAAGTCGATGGTAGTTGAAATACCATCATCCTTTGTACCAAAAACCAATGACAACAAGCCTGCTACTTCATGAGGCTTTGTAAGCATTGCATTAGCAATCATGTTTTCGTCTACCAAGTCAGCAAAACGCTTACCACGGTAGAGCTGAAGATTATTTAATAAAGAACTTGAATTATTCATAATATGTTAATTGTCTCATCATAGGTATTTTGACGCGATATCCCATGCCTGAGGTTGTTTTTCATGCCCAACATTGTATGATGTATGATTTTTTGTTTGATGTTTGAGCATTTGTCTAAGTTTACTCGCAGCAGATGTCTGACCATTGCGCTGTGCCTCGCCCAGTAGAGCATCACCCTTCATTGTGAAGTAGGCTGATTCTATCAAATTGTTAACAAGATTATTATTAAAAGCCTTTTGATACTCTGTTAAACCGTCTGCATCAGTTCTTGTAATATAATCGAACAACGCTTTTCTATCCTCCTTTGGGATATTAATACCTCTAATATTAGTAAGACTATTGATACTAGAGGTAAGGTCGTCCATGAACTGTGCAGCTTGCTGCTCCTGCTATTGTCTATGAGCTTCCTGTTGCTGAGCCATATACTCTTGCTGTTGCTGCTCGTACGCCTTAAGATAATTAACAGCATCAGCTGCTTCATCTTCCAGCATGTCAGCATCTTCATAGCGCTCAATCTTGCGACTAATCTGCTCGTCGTCCATACCCTATAATCTGTAGAACTCACGAACAGCTGCTTTCTGATTAGATTCGTCCTCCAAATCTATACTGTCATAAGACATAGATTTCTGCTGTATCTGATAGAAGTCTTCAAACTTACCACCATTCTTTACGTACTGATCAAGTTTAGCAATACGATCATCGGCGTACTGTGGTGTTGAATTCTCATCTACGACATCCTTGATGTACTCTACGAGATCCTCAACTGACTTAGGTTTCTCGTCTGCATCAACACTCCAACCGTTAGCTTCAGCGAATGCGTCAAAGAAGGCACCAATCTGTTCTGCCTCTCCAGGATCTACGACATCAGTGTCAGTCTGCTGATCATTATCATCATCGTCGTCATCCTATTCGTTGTCAACTGTAGTTGTGTCGGACGTATTATTGTTTAAAATATTATCTGGGATCTGTGTCTCATCATCATGAGCATTAGGATCGTCAGTTACATTCTTATTATCTTTATTATCCTCAGAAGACTTATCGTCATCTGGATTGTCTAAATTTTCAACATCATCATTAGGGTCATCTAACACCTGATTAACCACATCCTGGTTATCGATGTCTGTAACGCTGTCGCCACCTTCCTGGCCACCGAACCCGAGAGAGCTCAAAGCGTCCTCAAAATCACCTAATGGATTTTTCTTCTTTCTTGCCATAATTTAAATTATAACTAAGTTAATATTTTTAATTGTTGTACGCTACACGGGAGTCGAACCCGTGTAATGTTTAATGCTTCCAACTAGCTGCATTATGTGCAAAGTTGGCTTTCTTTCTCATAGCTGAACTATACTTACTTGGATTCTTTAGAACCTTATTAGCAAAGCTCTATACACTCATACCATGTTGTTTAGCCGCTTTGGTAAATGTGCCACGCTTAGATTTCTTTATATGTATATCTTTACCGGAATTATGAAATTGCAAAAGCTGTGGATATATCTTATTTTCTAGTGGAGTTGGAGTTCTACCAAGACCAATGTTTATTTTATGATCCTAAATATGGAACGGAAGATCGTATTGTATATCAAATGGTTCTGCGCCAATATATTTACCAACCTCCAAATTATTCAAATAATTATAAAGATTTGTATTTTTATAATTGAAATTCTACAAATAATCTCCAAGTTTTATTCCAGATCTACCAAGCATTCCTCTTAGCCCACTATTATTTGTAGCCGTTCTAGTAGCGCCACCTTTATCTATGATGTCTGATAGCTTTATTTTCTGACTTATTGTCATCCAGTCTGGGTAATCCATTCTATCAAATAAGTCCTAATTTCTATATCCGATAAAGTCTTTTGATTTGGATTTTAATCTCGTGCCAAATTTATTTATAGACTTAGTTCTGTACTCATTAAAGAAATTAGATATCTTTTTATTTATTCTCTATCCAGGCATTAAATCCCAAGTATCGTTTACTTTTATAATGCCTTCTATTGGCTTTTTATTTAACAATTTAGTTGAAACAGATACGTTTCCACCGGCACTAGTAATAAAGTCTTTATCAACGAATGGTGTTCCAGCGTTAACTACTTCTATATCTCTAGCTCCACCACCATAGCCTTTTCCTTTTAATTGTTTTAAAGCATCTATATTGGTTAATTTTGTTCCATCAGCTGCAGACTATGTAAATCGATAGTCTCCAGATTGCGGCAATTTCAAATACCTCCTATATGCGTTAGCTCTTGCCTATAAAGCAACATCTCCATCTACATTATATGCTTTTTCAAAAACATTTTTAAGAGCTTTGCCAGCAAAATTATTCTAAGTCCAAAACGCTTTATTAATATCTGGTGCACTACCTTTTAAAACATAATATGGCCACGCAAGAGCTGGAGCAACAAGTTTTTTTGCTGAATAAGAAGCAGGAGGAAGATAACTATATAACACAGATCTAGTGAAAGCGTTATTAAATGGATTGTGATTCTCTTTTGATAATTCAAGCAATTCTTTGGTGCTCTAAATTTTATCAGAAAATTTTTCACCGATCTTAGATCCTATCATTATATCAAACAACTAATCTGCGGCTCTTCCAGTTTCTCCATAACCGCCATAAAGTCCCTAATTGCTCTCTTCCCATGGCATTCCTGTTCCGCGCAAAGTTCCAATCCATCTAGTCGGCGATAAAACTGTCATGGCTTTCCCGATCTTGTTGACCTTGTCGTAATATCCAGATGTATCGTATCCGTTTTGTTCTGCAATCATTGCTGGATATTTTATTGCAGCTTCTACTGATTTATCAAAACCATGAACAACACCATTAGGATCCCAATATGAAGACGTATTGTGCCTACCAGCAGCAGCCCATGGATTAACTTTTGATTTATCTCCGACAACTTCTACTTCAGGTAACTGTAACCCAGCATTATAAAATGGCTCCCCTGTCTCCTTGTAGTAAAGCATTCCGTCTTTAACTTCTAAAGGAGCACCTGCATCTGATTTTATTTCTTTACCATCACCAAACTTAGGAAGTTTAAGTTTCTTTCTAAGCTATTTCTCAGCTACCTGCTATTCTGCTTCAGCCTATGCTTTTCTTCTACGTTTAATCTTACGAAAGAGCTTATGACGCTGATAGTCATTCTTCTTCTGCATCTTTCGCTTAGGACTTTCCATCTGTGTCATAATTACATTAGTTTAAGATTATTTCCTCTTCTCTACCAGAACTTCTAGCCATAAGAATCTTTACCAAAGTTATTCTAAGGAAGTAGATCAAGTATGTTCGGAAGTGAAGGCTATGTTATATTATTATACATCTACTGTTTATACTTATCAAGATCGCGCTATTGCTAAGCCTTAATCTCTTCCTAAGTAGGACCAAGTAAAGTTGCTGGAACATCTACTCTGACAGTACTAGGCTACTTTGTAGAAGGGGAATTAATAATTATAGGGCTAGTATTCTTTGCGTCTTCATAATCCTATACAAGATCATCAAGCTTAACATTATAATTGTAAGCATCTTTATGTGCATTCCTGTGGTAATGAGCCGCCTTTACTAAACTATCCATTCCTCGAAGGTTTCTAGAATAATTCTCTAGAGAATCTGTATAATATCCCTTCTGCTTGAGGGCTCTTGCATAATCCTATGTAGATTTGGCTCTAAGCGCAGCTCCGTATCTATTATGCATAAGCCTCACATAGTCCTTAACAAAATCTGCGTCACTCTTATATGTAGTGTAAGTCTTGCCGTTCCATCCTACTCCTCCATAATTATGCTATTGTCTAGCGACTCTTGACCTTCCGTAGTTTGATTCATATGCAAGCTAACGCATTACATTGTAAAACGCAGTATCGCCATATCCGTATCTATTTAACTATTGTCCTACAAGAGGGCCCATTCTGTTAACAAAAGTATTAATAGAATCATTTTTACCTCCTTTGTATTTGTGCAGTATTGGATGTTCTTCATTTAATGGAGTATCAAAAGGTAATGGTTTAATAATATCTTCAGCTATATTAACATCTTTACCTTCATTATAAGCATTAAGTATAGACTATACATTCTAATCAATCTACTACTGCTCTTCTGGGCTAGGTTCCTCAGCCTGGGCGTCTCCACCCAAGTTTATTCCTCTAATATCCTTCCAGTAATCAGCGCCATTCTTCCACGCCTCATACTTCTGCTAAAATGTCTTATTATCAAACTTCATAATCACTTACCTCTAGCAGCTTCCGCATTCGTTTTATTGCGGATGGCGGTTCTAGCTTTAAGCTATTCCCTTTCCATCGCAGCTTTATCTTTTTGAGACTACAGCTCTGTCTCATGCTTCATTTTATCCTTCTCAAGCTAGATCTTCTAATCTTCTATCTCACGCTTCTACTTAGCTTCATAACGCTTATTATAAGCCTCCTGATTAATCTTTTGCTGCTCAAGAGCCTGTTTGCCAAGCTCTGCAACGTCGGGTACTCCATTATCGTTTTGATCCATATCTTCAGTTCCACGATAAGCATTAATCTATGCTACAGCTATCTTTGTCTGATTATCTTGATCAATCTGATATCTCTGAAGATCCATCTGAGCTTCCTGTAACATAAGCTCCTGCTATTTAGCTTCATTCTGCATCTGCTGCAACTGCTGTTGCTGCTGAGCCTCTGCCTCTTGCTGCTGTTGCTGCATCTGCTCCTGTCTAGTCTACATATCCTTAAGCTTCTGCTTAATGATGTTAAAGTTATCGTTTGTAAGAATCTCTGCTGCTTCAAGTAAGCTAGCACCATTCTGCATAGCTGGCTGTATAAGCTGCTGAAGCTTCTATATGTTCTCAAGATCTTTAGATGTATCACTTACAAAGACATCCATATCCTCATAGTAGAACTTAGGAGTAATGTCCAAGAATGCTCTTTCTCCATTGTCAAAGATGTACTGGAGCTTCTTTTTGCCAGTCTCTTCCCAAGCACCCTTAGCTGTATTAAGGAGCATGTTAAGTACTCTTCGCTTACACTGGTTGTGAACCCAGAATAATGGCTCTGTAATATGGGAGCTCTGTACAACTGATCTCTCTACATTGCCTACCATTTCTGATGAACTTACAGCTCCTTCACGCTGTGCTGTGATACCAGAGATTGTACCAGCAAGTTCCTCTATCTTGTCCATAAGCTGTATATACTCAGCTATGACGTTAGACATTGTAAGATCCAAAGCTGTTATCTGATTGAACTATGCAGGCTTACCACCTTCTCTTCCTGGGATATTCCAGCCTTCTTCGTATGGGTTAATGAAGTTAACGCCAACGCTAGACAAGTAATGCATCCACTTAGCAGGGCTAATATTCATAGACTTAGGAATCTATGTAATATCCATATTAACAACCTTGCCCTTGTCTCTAGCAATAGCTAACTCAAGTCTATACCACAATACAATGTACATGTACTGTAATGGCTTAAGAATACTAACCAATGATCTAGGCTTACTATTTGTGTTACTATAAATAGCTCCACAATAAGGAAGCTTCTAGCTATTAGGGTTATCAATACTTACGTGCTGGTATTCAATAGGCTGTATACCAAAGTACAAGTCACTACCAGCTCTATATCCTTCCCATACCTCTACAATCCAATCTGGTTCTACACTAATCTCATTACCAACAGGCTGATACGTTTCATCAACTATGTTAATCTGAGGCTATCCTGCATCGTCTGTAGTAGTTACGTAGAAGATCTTCTTGAAAGACTTCCAGCAACAATGCCATACGTTTACAAGGGACTTACCGGCTCCTTCGAATATAGGGTTATCGTATATGCGTAATTGTATACCCATATCAACAGGGCTTCTATCTCCAAGATTTCTACCAGGAGTAGAACCAATCATTTCCTCAAGCTTGTCAAGATCTTTCTCTTCAAGCTTATCGTAGTATCTATCGTATACTTCAGTAATAGGCATACGCATCTTTCTACAGCACCATGAGCCATCCTCAACAAACTCCAAGTCTGGGCTCTTGTCATAAGAGAAGTATATAGGATTAACTCTTTCAACATATGGCTCTGCATTAAGTACGCCAACATAATAAATTTCTCTACCTGAGATCAATCCATCTTTCCAGCCTTTGATAAACTCATTGTCAAGATCAAGTTTCTCTCTCAGATATGTAAGCGTATGATACGCTGTATTCTCTACAATATCTTTATAGTCTTTGTCCATATACTTAGCTATCTACTCTGGTGGCATAACCTCTCCAGACTGTAGCTACTCCTGAAACTATTGGGCCTCTTCTGGACTCATTCTGGCTGTGATAGCTGCTTCTATGTATTGTAGAATCATCTACTTCTCTTTCTCCTGCATTTCTGATGTAGCCTCCTATGAAGTTCTGATGACTCTGAAATTAAGAGGTCTCTTTGTCTCCTCACCTATAAGCAAATCTACCTTAGGTCTAATGATATTAAAGTCGTGAGGAGTAGCAGGAAAACCATCCTCGACCTTGAATGGGTTTGTAATTGATTTAAAATCCTTCTCGTCGAAGATGCTGTTATATAAGTTATAATAGGTCTACAGCTCTCCGTAATATGATGTACTATTTCCTCCAGACGTTACGTTACCTTCACCTATAATATAGTTAACGCAGTCTTCTTGCCACTTCTTTCCTTTCTTTGAAAGAGGGAGCTTTTGTCTGGGGAAAGCTGAATTGTATAAGTTATCTTCCATGTATTAAAATGTGAATATCGGCATACCGTCTTCACTTGTGCTGCTATCTTCTTCAAACCATTGTTTGCTAAATAACGGCATCTCGAAGAGTTCAACCTATTTGTTTTGTTCTTTTGCAGACGACACCTTTACCTAATAGAGCTCCTCTCTGTATATCATTACCATACATAAAGCTATAACACGGTCTACGTTTCGTACACCATCGTTTTCTATAAGCTCTTCTATTAGAGGTTCGCTGTATACTCTTTCTACATTAGGGTGACCTTCTTCAAATTCATCTAATAGCCACTCTAATATCAATCCTTCGCCATATGCCCTAATCTGTTTGGTCATGTGACATCCTTTTCTTCTTTGTACTTTACTGTCTTTAAAGACTTCAGATATGATTTTATCTGGCTAATCAGCCAGGAGGTAATCGCAGTGTTTATTCGTAAAGTAAGGGTAGATTCCTTTTCTTTCATTCTCAAATAATAATCTAGCATTGTAGAACGTAAGTAGCTTGCGTACATTCTCATAGTACTCTTCTGCTGTATCTGGTCTTCCAGAATATTCTGCTACTATTACATCTGTCCAAGCTTCACCAGCTCTCACACGCTTAAATATGAATGTAGAACCAAGTGAGTTTGTGAAGCTATCATCGTGGTCATATGGGTCACATCCTCCTATATATAAACCATGCGGCGGATCCTTTACTGGGTACTCCCATATAACTACAGATCCATGAGGCTTATCGCCCTTCTTAAGAGGATAGTTAGTTATATCCCCACTAGGCTTTTCTGTAGCCTTTACCTGACCATTCCCATCCCATTCTAGATCAACTATATGCTTCATGCTTTGAAGCTTCTTATTGGTCCTTATTCTTGTTAGCTGGTCCATCAATAACTTTCTAGGGAATATGTTCTTACCAAGCTCCAATACAGCCTCTGCTGGCTTTATAGGGCGCTCTGATATAAAACGGTCTATAGATTGCTAGCTAGCACCACCGTCCTTTACTTTATTCCTCTGATCTATAAGGTTCTCTATAGCTTTCTCTTTGTAGCTATTACCATCCTTGTCCATATATACCTAATTACCATCATCATCGAATGATTCTAGGTTTGAATAAGCTGGAACAAAGAATCCGCATTCTGTACTCTCTCTACCTTCATCCCATATATTAGGAAAGCTGAGAACATTGTAAGATTTAGGTTTATAAAACAATTCTTTCAATCCTTCGAAAGACGATCCCTCGGTACCTCCAGTTCCAAAAACTATCATCAATCCGAACGCTTTACCATCGTCGGTTTCTACTGAAGGTTGTTCTATACGCCATGCATCAAGAAGACTAGGGAATTTACCTCCCTCCTCCCATAGTACAAGTTTAGCACGAGTACCACGCACACGCTCTGGGTCGTTCTTAAGTGTTATACCTGTTATGCTAGATAAGTATCCTTGCTCAGTCTACTTACCGAACTCATCGGTAATCTTATAACCTGATGTTCTTTCCATACGTGTAGACACAAGTCTTTGTTTAGCCCACGCTGTATGTTTATCAAGGAAGTCCATTATTTGCCAGGCTTTAGTTAACAAACCATCACCTATAAGGAATTTCTACTCTGATGCTATAGCAAAGTTCTTCGAGCCTGGTATAAGCATATAGTTTCTAACTAGCATCGATCCTCCCTTAAATGAGTATCCTCTCTGTCTACACTTAAGCACAGCCATATGTTTACCTTCTAACTCTGCTTGTTCTATAGCGCAAAAATAATAGTAATCATAGTCCCAAAAACTAGGGAATTCAAGTATACGCTATCTTCTCTTTCTAAGGTTACCCTCTCTATCAGTATACTCTTCTTCCTTAAGTCGCATGATTGGACTATAATTTAGATAGAAGTAGTTGTATCCAGTTATACCCTCTCCATCTGGAGCTGTATAACCGTTAAGGCATCTATCTGTCTCTTGCTCCCAATATTTATTATAATCAGTAGTACCTCTAGGAGCTAAGGTATAACATCCATGTTGCTGAAAGAAGATAGCCGCCTATCTGAATTTATCAGTATCATGGAGCTTCTAATTAAAGTCTATCATAATTATTCGTACATACCAATAACGCCACCACCCTTGACTCTACCGGTTTCTGCTTGTTCTGCTTTTGCCTACTTCGTAGCCATGTCTAACGACTTGATAATACCGCTAACATCTTTTAATATAGCAGAAAGCTTCTTAGCTGTATCTATATCAAGCTCTTCTTCAGCATAGCTATCCATCGTGTTCATAATGCCCTCTGCTGCGCTCTTAGAAGATTTAAGCAGGCGGGTAGCAGGAGTCTCTTGAAACTCCTGAAACCTTTTTGCTAATTCTTTTACAACGTCATCAGGTTTGTAATTCTCATCATTAAGTACATCTTTAGCTACTCTCCATGTGCGCTCTTTCTCTGGGTATGCCTCATATGGGCTATTCCATTTATATCTCCACACTATGAATTCTATCTTCTTTAATGCGTCTTGCTTATCTTTTGCATTATTATAGAAGTCTTTAAATGGTGGTATAGCTAAATCTTCTGTACTTAACTGTATCTTATTCTGTACTATGTCAAACATTATAATGATACTGTTGTTACTGTTGGTTTAAATACATTCTACTCAGAAGACTCGTCGACAAATATTGATATTTTTCTATCTGTGCTTACAGTTTCTTTTGGCGCTGGCTTTATTACATATATACCATCTTCTGTACCACTTCCATATGTAATATTTCTATCATCAACTGAACGATAACTAGCTTCGTGTAATTTACCTACAGGAGTATCCTTTGTATAATACATACTTGGCAAACTATCCTTGCTTTCTTTCTCTATAGAACACCACTATTTGCTAGTTGTATCTATATTTATTTTTCCAGGAATGTCCTAAGTAGGTGTAGACGTTGTAGTAGCATATCCACTGATAGCAACTGCACCTTCTACTGCTTTAATACCATTAGAAAATGTTGCTTTGATATATATATCTATTCCAAATGTGTCTTTAAATGTAAATACAACACCCTCGCTAATATTGTACAAACACGTTATTTTTGATGCGCGTTTATAATATGTACCATTTACCATATCTGACATTGTACCACTTGTATAATAAATGTTGTCTTTAATGCTAAAAGAATCAATAGCGCTAAATGAAACGTTGTGCTCTGTTTCAACCTTAGTATACCATTGTTCAACTGAATCAGCTCCAGCACTATTAATCCAATCTGGCTTGCCATTAGTTATACCTAACTTATATTCTACTCCGCCGACTATGAAATAAATCGTACCGTCTTTTAATATAATATTCCCATAGTTTCCTCTACATGTTAATACACCTTTATCTGTAACAGTAAATGGAGCTTCAGCTATATTGCTAGCATTTTTATCATTTGTGCCGGCCCATATTCTCACATTGCCCTGAGATGAAACTTTGTCAGAATTGCCAGAAGTCATACCAGCTACGATGTTCTCGTTATCTGTGATTATAACTTCTTCTGCTGTAAGCTCTTTTATGTATGCTTTCATAGCGACAAGGACGTCAGTGTATATTGGACCCATATCACTAAGCTTATCCCAATAATCAGTATTTGTAGGGACAATACTTGCACACTGTTTTTTGCAAACGTAGAAATCTGTAACATTCTTAGATGCTCCATCAGCTACTACAGAATGAGTGTATGATACAAAGTCCTAATAAAACAATCCTCCATCAGACTAGGTTGTACCATCAAAATATTGTACACCAGTCTGCCATACACCTCTATTTCTTAAAGGCGATCCTTTTAATGTCTGGGAGGAGCTTTCTCCATCCTTTGCCATGTATGTCCACAAGCTAGGCTCGCTATATGTCAGCCACTTTCCGTCATTATCTTCAGCACTTCCTGTAGATCCTCTATATCTTCTTATGCTTACATACTAGCTTGATCCCTAACCATAACCAACTGCTGTTTTAATATCTATTGGGTTATCTGTCCATCTAGATCCTGGTTTAATGTATTCTCCAGCTTTTCCATTCTAAAAGCCAGAATCATTTGTCCACGATGTAGGATCATTTACGCCTGTAAATACAGCTGTTGTTTCACCAGGTTTTAAAGCACAGAATATATATTGCACACCATCACCATCTGTTCCATCTTTACCCCAATGAGCCCAAATTACAGGGCCCTTAGCTGGAAGCCAATCACTTATAACTCCATCTGGGTCCTATGTTCTATACATCATCCATTCTGCACGATGAGTAGAATCTATACCTGTAGGATTATCAGTCCACCCAGCTGGAACATCGCCCCACGCTGGTTTTATTGTTGGCTTTGTAGGTTGATTATTATTTAGCTGATATATATATTCTTTTCCAGTAGCATCTGAGCCATTGTCTCCGTCTTTTCCAGAAATACAAACTGGACCAATGATATCACCAAAGCCACCACCGGTTTTAATGTATACCCATATCTCCCATGTAAAGTATCCTTGTTCTGGGTTTACGTTAACAGAGCTCCATCCTGCATTTACTGGATCCTATCCAACTACAGGTAATTGTGATGTAGGTAAGCTGTCATCTGACGGATAATTCTTAAAGTATGGTTTATAATATCCTCCACTCTAAGAATCTGATCCACTTCCTCCAGAAAGTTCCACGGTGGCATTTTCTGCAGCAGGATTCCATGTCGTAACTATTCTTCCTCCTCTAGTAAACGTAATGTTTCCTATAGCAGATATCTTTAAATAGTCCTATAGCTTTCTATCCAAATTATCGCTAGTTATTGCTCCACCAGATACATCAGACAGTTTTACCTGTGTTGATATACCGTTGTTCTATGTAAGGTTAAGATAGTTATTAGCCAAACTAAATTCCGTTATCTGATAGTTATCTACATTTGCTCCTGCAATTTTATTATCAATTTCATCTTTTGTATAATACTTTGTAGAATCAAATCTTTGATAATTTGTAGAGTTTACAAAGTTATTTGACACCCATGTTTTTGTAGCAATGTCATCACTTATATTAAGCGCATCAATCTAAGCGTCTACATAAACCTTTGTGGCGTAGTCAGATAAATTAATGTCTTTACTATTATCTATCATAGTCTCGACTTCCTTAATTATATCTGGCTTAACTTTATCTAAAGACTACTTTAAACTATCAGCATATTCTTTAACAGATTCTAAATCAGACTAATTGGCTTTATTATTCCAGGTGTTTTTATCATCTGAAGTTACGTGTATATCAGTATTACTCTCGTGATTATAAATCTTAGAATGTAATACAGAATAATACTAAGCCATCGTTGTATTAAGCTCTTCGATTGGATTTGGTTTCTTCTCGATAACCTAATCATTCTATGATAGTAATTCAGTCATGTTAATTCGTTTAAATTATTATTAATTATAGTACTGTGGTGTCATTGAAGACTACGTCTAAAACGCCACAGTTAAAGATTACTTAAATTTCTCCCAATCTATATTTTCATTCTTTGCCATCACATCAGCAACCCATCTACAAAACTATATTCCTTCATATCCATCTTCATCGTTTGCAACTGCCATTGCATACTTAACGCACTAGTGTTCAGTAAGCAGCTCTGGATAGAAATCAGCGTAAGCCATGTTTGCTGTATATGTAACATCATATATTGTTGATGTACTTGGTATCTTTAAATTGAGAACATTACATACATTTTGAACCTGTTCTGGAGTCCATGTATGTTCTAACCCATTTGAATTAACCATCTATTTGCTAGCATATTCTTGTAACGACTTTGTAAAATGTAATCCATTTTTATTTACATAATCTTTGTAATCGCTCTACTTTGAAATATCTAGGCTAGCTGTATAACTGCCATCTTCGTTCTTTTTCACATTAGCAGTATACTTTGTATTTGGCAATTCTTCATCACTATGCCGTATTACTATTACCTTGTCCATTGTGAAACGAATTAATAAAGTTAGTTACAGTTGATTCCATTCTGTTGATAGTTTCTTCTATCTTAGCAAATCGCTACTCAGTCTCCTTCTTTTCCTTGTATATTGGATTAAGATCAGATAGCAAAGATGTTGCTTTTTCGACAACCTCTTTCTGCTTTGGAACAGATTCAAGAATCTTTTCAGCAGTATTCTTCATGGATTCAACTTCTGCTATAAGTCCTTGTTTGTCTGTAGAAAGCACAATGTCTCCTGCGTATGTAACAGAAAGATTTTCTGGAATTGTATATGTCGCAGTTTTACCATTGGACTCTATAGTTACATCGATAACCATCTAAGACTGACCAATAGTTGGTTTGTTATTCAAATCCATGTGAGGAAAGCCAACTGATATAACCTTACCATCGGTAATAGATATATCCTGTTTATTCAATATGTAAATTGAATAATTTTGTTTTACATCTTTAAATGCCATATTATGTCATATTTATTATGTAAAGGCTCCCGAAGGAGCCCTCACATATAATTTAAAACTTAATTAAGCTGTAGCTGTTGCAGTAGTCTTAAGTGCTGCTATAAGGGTAGCATTCTGTTTCTACTGTGATAATTCAAGACGTGCATCATTGTATCTCTACTGCAAATCTGACTGCCAATGATTATTCAATACATCTACAATTCTCTGAGTATTTGCGTTTGCGTTCGTCTTAAGATCGCAAGCCATCTAACTCATCTGGAAACCAAGGTTACTTGCAGCTCTCTCCAAACCTGCGTTTGTGTAGCTGAAACCTGTCTGCATCTGGTTAACGATGTCCTTCTGCCCAAGTTGATTCTCGTAGCCCATCTTGATAATGTTCTATTGCGTCTGGCAGCAGCAGTTCTGCAATGCAGATGTAAGATTAGCATCTCCGAGGTTAATAGCGTTAATAACGCGTTCTGCAGAGAAGTTAACATTACCTGCTACTTCCTGAATTCCAGACTTAACGCAGCAAATAGCACTATTCAATGCGTTGAAATCACAATTCAGGTTAGAGGCTAACTGGGTAATTGCGTTAGCGTTGCCTCTTATGGCATCCATTACTAATGAACTATTCTGATTATCAGCGATCTGCGAACGCATTGCGTCAAGCTGACTCTGAATTGTATTGCCCTGGTTGTTACCATCCTGGTTGTTCCACATACGCATAGCGAAGATCATCCAGATAAGGTAAGCAAATGGGTTATTCATGTAATCATTCTGATTCATCATGGCTGCCATAGCCATTGGATCACAGTTATTCTTAGAAGCCAAAGCGGCTACTAAAGCGTCGTTATTGTCGTGTCCTGTACAATAAACTTTCTCTATTGTATCCACAGTCTTTAAGTTTTAAAAGTAAAACAATATGGAACTAGGACTGGATTAATCCTAGTCCCGTTAAATATAAGCGTATTGCTACGCGTGTCCTAGTATATTCCACCTAGGAGTGATAAAAGTCCTACCCTGGTACGCATTTGGAAGGAGGCGTGGTAGAATCTGTTGTGCTAGGCGGGGCAGCGAGCCCCGTCATGCTTCCATTAAGACCTAGCTTAAACGTTAAAATCTTTTTTAACGTTAGTTTTTATTTTATTAAACAGCTTCTGCATGTTTAGCTTCAAGTGCCGCAATACGAGCTTCAAGTGCTGCAATCTTTTCATCATACACTGACTTAGCAATAAACTCGCTATCATTCTAGAGCTGACTAATCTTTGTAGGAACAGTAGGGAGTTCTGACTTCAATGCATATTGGGTTATATCTATAGTTTTAGCATCGGCAGTTAATACACGGTTCTTTCCGACACCATACATATATATACCAGATTTGCTTATATTAAGTGCACTTTCGATTCCATTAGAAGTACTACGGTTTATTTCAATTTCACCACGTTGGCTATTAAAACTCATTGTGGAGCCATCATCATTCGAAAAAAGCAGATAGTTACCATTAATTTTTATATGATTTTTAGTACTACTTCTGACAAATATCTCTCTATTAGTTATGGATGTACATTCTGCCCTCTAGTAGCCAAAACCAATGCCATTCTGTAAATAGTAAGTGTTGTTTGAAAAAGCTTCATAAGGAACATAGTTGCCAGCACCTATAGCAGTAGTATCAACACTTATAGTACCATCAGTAACATTAAGACCATCACCAACCTTTACTGCACCAAGCTCTTCTTTAGTAGCAGGCTTAATATTAGCTATCTTGTTTTCTACAACACTTACGCCATTAACTTGCACATCACCAACATTGCCGCCTGTGGTAATCTCACTCTTCTTAGCATACTGTGTCAAATCGGCTATAGAGCCATCTGTGGCATAAACGTAGTTAGCACTACCATCAGATTTACGAATACCATTAGCCGTAATGGTAATGTTATAAATAGATTTGCTTATCTAAAGTGAAGATGGATCCAAATAAGTTTTAGCACTTCTATCCGCACCAATCATTTGAAGCTATATGTCATCACTAGACGGCAAGAACACGGCATAAGACTCATTATTATCACCATTAATTTTTAATGCATTAGATATGTTAAGTCTAGATTTGATAGACTAATCATTAGTAGTAGTTTTACTTATAAAATCACTAACTTCTGTTTTCTTAGCGTATTGAGTTATATCTATAGTAGAGCCGTTAGACGTCAATACGCTGAAATTATCTCCACCTTCTAGTTTCAGGCCATCTCTGTCTAAAACAAAGCTAAAATCACCACTATCATTATTCCGGTTAACAATACTATCAGGAGTTATGGTCGTACAACTAGCGCTATCATCATTAATCGATATACTCTATGAACTTATGTTTGTTTTAGTATTGCCGCTGCTACCAGAAATACAAACACTCGGTATTTCATAATATCCGTCATTATTAAGAGTTTCATAATGAAGATAGTTACCAGCGTTCTATTTATTACTAATGGCTGTAGTATTAGCAGAAACTTTCTTCTCGAGCGCTGTAAAAGTCGCGAAAGGAACATAATTACTAAATTCAGATTTATCAGCTTTTGTCTCAATTATTCTAGTCTCTTGTTTTACAGCTCTGTTGCTTTCTGCTTCAACCTGATTGCGTGTATTCTCCTTAACCTTTGCCCACAACATATCAAGACCATTCTTGTCAAGATACTCGGTTTTCTGTACGTCTTTTACTTCAGTATTCTTTCCCATATCTTATTAGCTTAATTCGTTAATATAATCTGTAGTAATTGCTGTAATATTCGATACAGTTGCGCTAATGTTGTTTACGGTAGTTGTGAGGTTTGTAAGATTTGTACTAACCTCATTAATACTATTATTCAGAGTTGTTGTTGTATTAGAAATAGCAGCAGTTCTATCTGTTATCTCCTTATTAATTGCGCTATTAAGAGTTGCATCGGCATTCTTTCTATCCTGAATTTCTGTATTAATCTTATCTGTGTTTGCCTTTTCTGCAGCTCTAGCCGTATTAGCTTCAGCGGTAATAGAATTAGACAGTTCTTCCTCTTTAGCTGTAGCTCTGGTTACCTCGCTTGTTATAGCAGTAGAGTTAGCCTGTTCCGCCTTCTTTGCCCTATCTATCTCTTTATTAAGGTTTGAGACAATATCGCTCTCCGCCTATGTAGCTCTGTTTTTTTCGGCTGTTATTGCGGTAGCATTATCAGCTTCAGCAGCCTTTGCTCTATTTGATTCTGCAGTAATAGAATTAGCCAACTCTTCCTCTTTAGCGGTTGCCCTTGTTACCTCACTTGTAATAGCTGCGGTGTTAGCCTGCTCTGCCTTCTTAGCTCTATCTATCTCTTTGTTGAGGTTTGAAGTGATATCACTTTCTGCCTGTTCAGCTCTAGTCTTCTCTGCCGTTATTGCAGCAGCATTATCAGCTTCTGCTCCTTTAGCTCTGTCAGACTCTGCTTTAAGTTCTTCCTTAGATGCTTTTGTGGCAATAGCTTCATTAATCGCCTGATTAAGATCATCATTTTCTTCAAGCTTGTCAGCAATTTCTTTAAGGGTATCATATGCTTCTGGGGCACCGTTGATAAGATCTTTAATAGCTTTTCTATAAGATCCTTCCGTGTTAGAATCTCCATCAAGTACATCAATTCTGTCTTTGTTATCTTTTTCAGCAGCTTTAGCTCTTGCTATTTCATTATTCAGATTAGTTGTAATGGTTTTATCACTATTCTTTCTTTCTGTAGCCTCTCTATCTATATTTCCCTAAAGGGTTGCCTCTGCAGCAGTGGCTCTAGTTACCTCATTATGAAGTGAATTCTTAATAGCATCATCCTCAGATTTTCTTGTAGCGGCTTCTGCTGTAATCGAGTTATTGTTGTCTCTTTCGGCAGCCTTTGCCCTTGCTATTTCATTGTCAAGGTTAGTTGTTATGGTGCTATCGCTTGCCTTTCTTTCTTCAGCTTCTCTATCTATATTACTCTGAAGCGTTGCTTCTGCGGTTGTAGCTCTAGTAACTTCGTTCTGAAGAAGACCCTTAATAGCATCATCTTCTGACTTTCTTGTAGCAGCCTCAGCTGTGATTGAGTTACTGTTATCTTTCTCAGCAGCCTTTGCACGGGCAATCTCTGCATTTAACGCACTTGTAATAGTATCATCGTTAAGCTTTCTAGTATTAGCCTCAGCTTTAATTGCTGCGTCAAGTCTAGCCTCTTCCTATGTTGCTCTAGATAACTCTGCTGCATCTGCTGCTTTACGAGCAGCTGCCTCCTAATCAATTCTATGACCGAGAGCGTTGTCAGCTTCAGTTCTATCGTTTTTCTCCTTTTCGTCTCTAGCCTTTGATGCTGCATCAACTTTTTGTATCTATGTGCTATTATTGCTAATGTTATTAGCATTTTTATGGATTTCATTAACAAGCTCTTCAAGAGTATCGTGATCTGTATCAACATTACCCTTAAGCTCATCAAATGCCTGCAATACTGCATTAGCATCCATAATATCACCACGGACAAATTCGTTTGCGTGTTCGCCCATTAAGATATTTACTGTACGCGTACCAACTTGTGGAGCGCCATGTATTTCTACACCTTTTAATGGTTGTTTCTTAAAATTCATATTATTTAATACTATATTGTTTATATATAAACAGTAAAAGGGAACTACCTTTCGGTAATCCCCTTTATGTAGGATCGTCAAGCTTGTCACTCACCTACCTCAGCACCATCTTGTGCCGCCGCTTGCTCTGGTACGGACTGTGGCTGTTCGCTAGCCTGTGCCTCAGTTCCCGCAGCTGCGCTAACTTCCTTATTATCGGTACCAGTTGAACCAAAACCATTCTCGCCTCGTTTTGTATCAGAAAGCTCAGACACTTCTGTAACCTCGTATTCTGGCACCGGAACTATGACCAACTGACAGAAGCGCTCGCCCTGCTTATAAATAGCAGGAACCACATCTGTTGTGGCTTTCATTATAGCTATAATCTCTCCTCTATAATCAGCGTCAATCACTCCAACATTATCAGTAAGCCATAATGATTTCTTCCAAATACTAGAGCGTGGTATAAGTAAACCAACATATCCGGCAGGAATCTCAACTGCCAATCCTGTATGGTAAACCAACATTAGCTGATTTGCTTCATTAAGAGCTGTATCAATCTTAATGCATGTCAAATCAATTCCTGCAGCACCTTCTGTGCTACGAATAGGGAGGACCGCTTCGTCCTCAAGTCTCTTAAATTTTAACTCCATAGTATTTATAATATTGTTTGTTATTGTTACCCCACTAGGATTCGAACCCAGACTAAACATAATCTTTTAGCTAATCAATTGTAAAATTGTAAAAATGAAGTTTTCTGTGGCAATTCGCGCACAATACAACACATTTATCAACTTCTTTCTTTATAGAGTTGACACCTCTGTCTCTACATTGATTACCTATGTTAAAAGATTTATCATGAAGATGATGAAAGTCCAAGCACGCTTGATCTTTTTCTCCGCATATAATACAGCCTTCTGATTTTAATTGTCTCATATACTGTGTTAAAAAATTCTTACGCTCTTTATGCTTTTTATATATTTCTTTCTTATGTTTCTTATAATACTCTTCATAATATTTATGTTTACACTCCTTGCATTGGGGAGATAGGCCATCAGGTTTGCTACTATTCTTCACAAACTGATCAAGCGGTTTTTCTATACCGCATTTAGTGCATATTTTAGTTTTCATATAGAATATATTTAATACGCACCTCTAACCTACGTATTTATTAGTAGCCCCACTCCGTGTCCATCGGAGACCTACTGTTTTAGGGACAGTTGTGCACAGGCGGTACACCATAGGGCAATATTGTAGAAGCTCACCTTAGGCTATCGAGCTTTTTATCTGCCTAAAACTACATTGCTACACTTCAAACCATTGTAGCCGACATATTTTTCTGATATCAATTTCGCTTCTGGTGGCCAAATATGTAGAACACCACACTATCGAAGCTCAGTGTTGCGGGAGCTAGAGTCGAACTAGCAATCTATGGTTATGAGCCACACGTGATACCATTTCACCATCCCGCGATAAGCACGTAACCTTTAGCTGGAGTTACGCAGAACCAGTATTGGGTCCATGTGTCAGCTTACCATGGTAGCCTTTTATTTATAGTGTACACACATGGATGCCACTTTGATAAATTAAATTTAAAAAACTTTTACAATGAAAAATAATTGGAGTCTATGCAGGAGTCGAACCTGCTAACTATTCCCTTTATATCGGGCTGTCTTTACCGTTTGACTAATAGACTCTAAAGGTGATTACTTAGTACGAGTAATCCAATTCCATACTCTCTTATACCAAGGCTTCTTAACCTTGTTCTCAACTCTAACGGCTGTACACTTTCTATATACACCGCCGTCATTTACGATAGCCGAACAATCCTCTGGCATAAGATCCTCAAGTACAATATCTGTAACAATTGATACGATTGTACTAATATCTGAATCAGTGAGCTTCATGCCATTTAAAATCTTCTGGCCAATAAAGTATGCTGTAATATCACTTACATTAGCTACATCGATCATAGAAATTGTGTACTTTGGCTTTACTACCTTAACTGTCTTTTTAACAACTTTCTTCATAACTTAAATATTAACATGATTAGCAACAAGCGTCTCCACAAACTAAATCTTCAGATTTGTTTTCTCTCTGTTTAGCTGCCCACTCTTCCTTTCTCTTTTGATCAGCATCTGCTGCATTATTAAGAGCTTTCAACCAATCATTAGACTTGATTATCACAAAGTCTGTACCGAGATCTTTGTCGTAGAATGTAACAAGAATGTCATCTTTGTTTACATCTGCTTCAATGGTTTTATCTGGAAACATTCTTGATCTCCATTCAATGTGAGCGTCTTCTGGAACAACGTATACATCATCAATGCCTCTTGTGGATCTATCTATCGATGTTACAAAAGCAGTCTCTGTGTCAACTATAATAGGCTTGCGATCAATGTTTATTATCTTCTTCATATGGACTTAATGGTTTATTCTTATTGTCTTTAAATCTATTCTTAAGCTTGAATCTAAATAGTTTGTTTAATAACACATCTCTAGTGTCATCTGTGTCTTTCATAACATCAACTACAAACTAGAACTAATGCATTACTATTTGCTTTACTAGTTCTGGATCTTCATTTAATTTCTGTCCGATCTATTTACAAACTTTATCTATATTCATCACTTCTCTACTGTCTCTGTTGCTACAATATCGTAAAGAGATACAAGTTGAGAATCTTTAAGTAAGTCGAAATACATAGCTCCTCTAGCAGATCTGTATATAACAATATCACCAACCTTGATAGGCATCTGCTGAATCTTTTCATCAACATATGGGTGTGTGTACTCATATGGCAACTTAAGTACAACAGCTCTAGAGAAATCTGAATCAACTTCCTTAATCTCTGTCTTTACTTCATCATAATCAACTGCCTCGATCCCATCCTTATCCTTCTTTGGCTTAGTATCCTTAGCCACAGGTTCGGAGATCTTCTTTTTAACTTTAACAGACTCAAGCGGCTTTACTAAGAACATCTACCTAAACTCATACTTTATCTTTGAGCTTAAGTCCTCTGCCAACTGTGTCTGATCTATCATCTTCTCTTCTTCCATATTACTTTTTCAACGACTTGAGATGTTTAAGTAATTTAATCATATTGCGAAGAACTGTTTCCTTTTCAACCTTCAAACACTGAGGAGTATCATCGTCAGAGTTTAAGAGGATATTCAGATCTGTATTATACTGAATAAGCAAATGATCGATCTCGTCGAAGATGTTTACAAACTGCTTATCAGCACTTGTGTTCTGCATAACCTCTTCAAGGTAACCGTTCTCAACCAGCATCTTTGCATAGTCTTCAGAAATAGTGTAAACAGAATTGTATGAGGAAACAACTGTAGAATTCTCTTCATTTGAGCTATTATGCTCTTCGTTATATACACTCTTGTACTCCTTTGTTTTGTAGTTGTACTCAAATGTATCGCCAACTTCCATTACGAAGAAAGGCTTAATAACCTTTAAAATCTTTGTCATATCCATTAAATTTAATTGTTTTACGCCGCCATAACGTAAACTTTTGTTAAAATGGTTGCAAACTACATAAAAATTTTATATAAATTGCACTTTTCTGTTCGATATGCAACTTTTTTAGCTTTTTTACGTTAGGGGGATAGTAGGGGTTAGTCAGGCTAAGAACCCTTTCTCTTATATATTCTCTTTAGGAGATCTACTTTAGTAGTACAGTTATTACAGTATAGTAAGACTATACAACTATAGTAGGACTATATAAGTATAGTAGAGCTATATATAAGCTTAGTAATAATAGTAAGACTAATAAGAATAGTATGGATAAAAAGAAGTGCATAATAGATAAATATAATACAGTATATGGGTTTAACTTATTCGTTATACTTAACCCTGATAAGTCTGTAATGGATAAAAGATTTGCGTTTAGACAAGATGAATCATCTATATATGATGGCGAATGGTCTAAATATACGGCTTATACAGTAAATGGAGCATATGATAAATCAACGGACGAAGATTGCGAAATCATAGTAGTAAACAAGATCTGGAATGATGATAATGATATAAACACATTTGCTCACGAATCATTTCATGCAGCTGTAGATATACTTGAAGCGTGTCACATTAAGCTCTCTGATGATACAAATGAGGTATTCGCATACTTAATTGGGTACTTTACAGAGTGTGTAAATAAAACAGCAAGTAAACGATGAACTAGTTTGAGATGAGCGCCGTACTATATTACGCTGACTTCTTATCTCTACAATATCAAAACAAACCCTGTACATAGTAGTGCAAATACTTCTTTGTGCACGGTGTGCCTATAAATATAGCATACATTGTTGAGCAAGATCCAGTATATGATGTAGACAACCAATGGTTTTAGAAGAGCCTTAAAGAGTACAGTATGCTAAAGCATAAGTTTGGCGAAGATGGGGCTATGAGCTTTATTAAAAACCTATGTAATCTTGGCGTAGCAGGGTCTGTAAACGCTACACAAATGATGAAATATATTCACAGATACGATGACAAATAGGAGCGAGATAAAGCGTTTAGAGCGTTTAAATTCAATAGATCAAAGAAGAAATATACGCATTTAACACGTAACGACGATGGTGAAATTATAGAGGAAGAGTGCACAAAATACATAGCCCATGCTGAGCAAGATAGCAAAAGATAAAGACTATTTAAGAGCTGCAGAAATAATACAAAGAGCCGAGAAAAACGGTAGAAGATTAGGATTTTACGAACCAGAAAAAGATGAGTCCATTTGATATAATAACCATATTTTTAATCATTCCAATTATAGCTGTTACGGCTGGTTGGGTAATACTTAAAGGAGCAAATAGTAATGGGAAAAATTAGTAAATATAGTAACCTGTACGATAAAGATGGAAAGTTCTTGCACAAGCCAGGAAAATATACAATTGAAGAACTTGAGGAGCTTGTAGACACACTTGACAAAAACTCTAGAGAGTTTGCGAATGTCACAGCAATCCTTATGCACATGTACGAACAAAAAGGTAATCCTCATAAGGACGAACTTGTACAAAAGCTTATTGCGCAGTCTAAAACAAAGACTACCAAAGCTGAGGTTGTAAACGCTTTAAACGATATAAAAGATGAAGAGACAAGAGAAGATGGATCCAGGGCAGAGGGATGCATATCAGATACTCCTGAAAGAGTTAGAGAACTTAGGGGAAGAAGCAGAACCAACGAGACAGATACTACAATTAGCACTGCAGCTTGATGAAAAAGGAGAATTCTACAAATTCAAAGAAGTATTCGGGGATAGCAGAATAGATGATAAAGATGTTCTCGGATTGTCCGGAAGTAACTAAAATATTATTGGATATTATATATGGAGACGAAGGAATTAGACTTAGTTCAATTGATTAGACAACTTAGAGATTACGTAATTCTAGACAGAAAAGATTACGAAAAACTCGTACAGAATAGTAAGCCAACAGAGTGTAACGAAAGTGCTTTAGAGGCTAGAGATGCCCAAATAACACTGTTACAGAGACAGTTAGCACGTCAAGAAGAATGTACAACCTACTGGAAGGATAAGTACGAAGAGTGTCTTAATAAGCTAAAAAAGGAGACTACGAGATGGTGGAGATTCTAAAGAAAATATTAAAGTTTATATGGGCGTTTCTTACAGTACCATATCACGAAGGAAAATAATACTACATTACATTATAAAAGAGATGAAATACGAATATAAAGAAAACATCTATAACTATGTAGGGGTAGGAAAGTTTAAAGACTCTACAGGCAAATGGATTGACGCCATAATATACGAGCGTGATAACCATATGTACATGAGAGAAGTAACAGACTTTATAGATAAGTTTAAGAAAGTTGTATCGTCAAATAACGATGCAGATTTAAAAATAGGAGATTAAAATATGTTAGTAGATATATCTGGGATTAGAAATGAATTAAATAAAGAGGAGAAGGAAATATTCGACAAGGTGTGCAAAGCCATGAATACCAAAAGCGTTACAGCAAAGATATTAAATTTAGCTTTTGCAGTGATATTGTTGTACGTATGTTTTACAATTCTTCCTCTATGGGCCGCTATTTCACTTATTGGAATAAAGCTTGCAATACCTGTAGCAAAGCTCATTAAATACATAACTGTAGCAAGAAAATTGATTAAGAATGACAAGAATATCAGTAAGAAGCTGTTGTCGATTAGGTTAAAGATTGCTAATCTAGAAAAATAACGCACATGGAGAACGATAGATTCATATTGAATAAAAACAGCGATGCAAAAGTAATATATATTGGTACTGGTCAGTTTTAGTTAGCTTCTGGGAAATGGGTAGATGCTATACTCTACAAAGAAAGAGGAGTATACAAAATGATGGAAGCACCTGAGTTTATAAAGCTCGCAGAACCCGATAGATCCACTACACTTGATAGAATCGGAGATATTATTGGTCATGGGTGTACTCCTGATACTGAGCCAGACAAAGTTGAATGTAATCAAAAACAAACTGAATAGTACTTCCAAAGATAGATAAAAATGCATAATAACACTTCAAAATTTGCATAATAAACATGAGAATAGCCGGGGTTAACGCCTCGGCTTTTTTATTGAGTTTGCCGAATATTTTATTTTTATTTTTTTTATTTTTGATACAGTGTTGTGTGTGCAAAGAGGAGAAACATACTCGGCAAGCTCGAAACAAAATTTTTTATTTTATGAGCGTAAAGAGGGGAAACAGTGTAATAGTGCTCCCCCGCCCAAGTACGCGATCCGGAATACCCCCGTCAAAGATTCTGAGCATCTAATAAATCATCTACACCTTTCAAACGATATTAACATTTAAAACATAATCATTATGAATAGAACTCTTTGCACAATTATAGCAATAGCTATCATTGCTTTTGCTATCGCTATCAATGTATTTCTTATTGCGTCATATTCACCAACAATGTTACTCACTATGAGTGATCGTATCCTCCTTTGCGCAGTGTGGGATGTATTGCTTGGTTGTATGGCGTACGGTGCGTGGGATTGCAGGGCTTTATAAGCCTTGCTCCCATTTAGCTAAACAACTAACAAACACATTCTCATTCGTGATGATAATATTAATAACAATTTAAACATATACAATTATGAACACAAAGACTGTTTATCGCTGCTCTATTAAGCAGGGAAAGAACTATTGGGTAGCAAGCCCACAGTATGCAAGTATGGAAGATATGATGGCAGTTATGATACCTTGGATAGCAGCCAACAAGGACTGCACAGTTCACTTCTTCCAAGAGCAAGTTATTATTCCAGAGACTAATGGTCAGGCTTAATGCCTGGCTCTTAGCCTCTTAGCATCTAATAAATAAGTTCTCCATACAGATGACACAACAAACTTAGAAAGTTTGTTAATCAACAATGTTTAATCAATAAATATTTACAGTTATGAAAGAGTTTTTAGTTATCAAGAGTTACAAGATTATGAGTCCGGTTGTTGATGCATCATTTGATGATGAGGACAAAGCAAGACAATATGCCGATTTGTGCAAGTTGCGTGACGGAGGAGAATACCGTGTCGCAAAGCTTATCTAAGTTATATAGGGCAGCTTATTGCTGCCCTTATGTTTAACCAATAACACAATTATTATGAAAAAGTATGAAATCATAGAAAAGCATAGTGGTACAAATGGTGATTATGTAGTCAAAGTATATACAGACTCATTCATACAAGCTGTCAATATACTTAGTAAGTATCACAATCCATTTGGAAGTGACATTAAATCATCAACACTTTCAATGATGTTAGGTGATAAGTATGTCGTAATTGGGGTACAAGAGTGCCAGAGAACTAATAGTGTAGTTCGTAAGAAGAAAATCCGCATTCCAGCTCGTATGATATCAGACTAACTTGCTCCTTAGGGAGCTTGTTAGCTTAACATCTAAGAAATAAATTCTTCTTCCATTCGAGAGAGATAGTAGAGAATACTATGAACTACAGATATTGTGGTCATATGACTCGGGCTATCTCTCGATTAATCTTATAATCGCTCTCTAAGACACGATCTTAGTACACGCTGGGAATTGTCCAGGTAAGCTATTAGAACGCGCTGTGGGTGCCTTAGAATGCGTCTGAGGGCATACTGTTGTACACGTTGTACTTGGGGCATTCACATTCTCCCTTAGCAACTAATAAACATCTGCTCCTTACTAACGATAATCAATATTAACTAATTAGTAAGTAGAATATGAATGATAGTCAAATTATTAATTGGGCAGCAGCGCTTATAGTAAGTGTCATTATGGCATTATGTGAAGCATATATACTTGTAAAGTATGATATGCCTGTAGGAGATGTAATGCTGGACGTAATAAGATTGACAGTCTTTTTATTTCTGGCAATATTAGGACTAGTAGGACTATGGAGGGAGTTGAAATAAACTCCTTCCTCCCACAATTCACACTCTTGCTCAATACACACTCTTGCTTAGCAACTAATAAACAAATTCTCCTAAAAGACGAGATTAAACAAATTAAGTTGAGAATTGAGGACAATGTGTATAGATGAGTGTGACTATCTCTCCCGATACACTATTGCTCCTTTTACTCAATATCTTTTGTTTATGCCTCGTTAATATATAGCGTAAATAACAATTACTTGGAGCGTTGCGTAGCAAGCGTAATGTTTTAGGTATCTAAAACTGCAGTATTATGAATACAATTATTCCAGGTAGCGCAATTGGCGCATTTCGTACAATTAGTCTCTCTATCGGTCAAGCCAAGAAAGCGAACAGAGACGGCAAAATTAGTAAATTCTTGGTAATTGGTATGAAGAACAAGAAGTCTCTCTTGGGCAAGAAGCAGAACGTCATCCTGTTTGACGATGATTTAAGTCCAGATATCTTCACTGTTCTCCAGAAGTATGCTACTCCATCAACCGACCCTAATCATCAGGGAGGATTTGATGTCAACCTTGCAAACTTCAAAGCTGGACCAGAGTTCGCACAAGACCCAGATACTTGGGGTCAGTTGCTCGAGTTTCCTGGTGGATGCTTTGAGGAATACGAGTTCGCTAAAGGACCGTGCTATGCAAACAACGTTGACGGAACTCCAACTGTTGATGGTAACAATCAGCCTGTAATTCGCAGCAGCATCTCAGTCTTTGTACAGATTGATTTCATTGATGCTAACGGAGTTACTCACTACATTGAGCCATATAGCAAGAATGCACAAGGTGCTCGTATGGAGCAGAGATTCTTCCGCAACCCTGTTGAAGGAACAACTACACAGCAGCCTGCATTTGACCCAACATCACTGATGGGAAGTAGTCAGCAGCCTACAGCACAGCAGCCTGCTCCAGCTCAGCCTAATGTAGCTCAGCCAGGTATGGCAGCATCGCCAGTTCCTCCAGCTCCAGGTGCTCCAGGCGCACCAACAGGCGCTCCAGCGTACTAAACACATTGTCTCCTTAGGGAGACTTTGTGCTTGGGACCAATATAGCGAAATTGTTATAGTACGCGTAAAAAATAATAATTAATATGGATAGATTCTGTTTTGTGGCTATTATGCTGTACGCTATGCAGCATTATATGGCTGATTGCTCAGTTATTGAGGTAATCGATAAAATTGATAGGTATCGTGAGAATGAGTCACGCGTTAATTTTCTTGTGCGTGCATTCATAAACGCTCTAGATGAGCATGATTCACGAAATGTGTCATTCGGAGTATACGACAAGTATTTTGATAATAGTCAGTTTATTGAGAGAATGTTGCCATTCTAATTTGGAAAGACAAATAAAGACGTAAGGTTCCATATAAATGTAAATGTCAGGTTTTTAGTGAATGTAGGTTGTAGTTGTTAAGTGTAACAACAATAAGTTTATACATATCACGGTCTGTGAAGATAGTGGTATGCTTTTAATGTAAGACAAATTAAGACGAGATAACTATATGTAGTGTACGTATGAACAATCAGCCCGACTCGAAGAAATGAGCGATACAACTGATGCATATAAGATATAGTTAGCTGATAGTGGGCAGTAAGTCGTCCCATAAGTGTTGACTGTTGGATAAACAACTGGCAGCCTGGAAAGACAGGCATTTTAAACACAGCTAGGGAGTGTATAATATAGTCACTGATGAGACCTAGACGAAACTACACTTGCATCAATGTGTAGTCTGATTCATTACTCGGAAATAGATTCTTTTGAACCCTAAAACATAATGGTCTGTGAAGATAGTTGTGTTTAACCGTTATCTCATGCGGTATATAAACTAGGATGACGGAGCGTCTACGCTAACGTGATAAATCGTAGACAGTAATGTGGCATTCGTGGTCCCAAGCCCACACACTACAACACGTGCTAATAGCACTTGCAAAGCTATTAGATTGTCGATTGTGGTACACAGAGGGTAAAGTAGGTTAGCGGAGACCTAGGCCAAAAGTCCGTATTAATGGGTTTACATGTAAAACTGAGATATGGTAACTACAGCCTATTTGCAAAAGGTGCAAACTGTCAAATGTAGACCTAATCTCTATGACAATCCGGAGAGACGGATAGTGGTTATTATACACTTGCTGAAGCAAGAGGGTATACTATGTACAAATGCATTATATGGATATTGTACTTGGCTATATAAAGCGCAAAATAGCGACGGTTCGAGTCCAGTAACCACTTCAACTGTTTTTACTCACCCAATTTTATTGCATCTTCTAAAATTAGTGACATAAGTTTATTTGATGCTCAGCGTGCTGGTCTGTGAAGATAGGCACGTTTTATTATGTATATTAATCAATAACTATATATATGGAAAAGAATAAAGTACACAGTTTTATGGACAATCTTAATCTCTTATTAGTAGGAGCTGTATTAGGTTGTTTTGTTGGTGCCTGCTTTATGTCGAATTACCATACAGGTAAGGGCAAAAAAGCAGAGAAAAAGATTGAAGCGTACGAACAGTACTATAAATGCACTGAGACGCTTTTAGACTCTCTTGATGGTACGCATGATCTTGATCTTATGGATACAGATCTTGCTACAGACTATGGTAGTGATTACTTGGAAGCAAAATCCAAAGTTGATATGCTGGAAGCCAAATAATGGAAGAAAGTATTGATGTTACAGGTGTACCAGGACCAGATCCAATGTTGGGATGTGGTTTAATATTGTCTGCAATAGGTATAATTGTGACAATATCGACATTAGGATATCTATTATTCAAAGTGAATGTAGTACTATTATTGTTATTGTATGGTATTATAGCAATAGCAGTTGGTATTGCAATTATTGTATTATGTTTAAAAGTAGAACATCATGGTAAAGTATGAAATTACAAACGACATCTGGTACTCGTAAGAGATACAAACCAGGGCAATTAGTTACAATATGTAATTGTGTATTTAGAATTGCAAAGAATAGATCTGGTTTACCAGACTGTTATGTATGCGATCTAGATTTGTACCAAGTAAGAAAATATTGCGACCATTGTATATTGCATAGTAATTTGCAAGATAATCTACAAGGTTATTATTTCAAACTAGTAAAACATAAGGGTTGAGTTGCATCAACCCTAAGTGTTTAATGTAGCCGTAGGGAGTCCAAAGCCTCCAAAGGGAAACCGAATTACAGATGGAACACAAAGCTCAAGTATAGGTGAGGAGTAGTCCTATACAAGTAAATAATGTTTAAATTATCAAAATTATGAACATTTTAGAGAAATTGATGGGCAAAGATTACCCAAAGTTTGAATCAGCAATTTATGCTGATGGTAGCAAGACAATTGTAACAGTGTCTCGCACATTGTCTCCTGATAACGTTGACTTGGATTCTCCAGGTTATATTGAGAACAAGTTCAAAAAGCTTGTTCCTATCTTGACATCTATCAGTGTTACAAAGAACAAGGAGACTGATGAGCAGAGCATTAATGTAACCGTTGAGGTCGGCGGTGCGTTTAATGGTATTACCCATCTGACACACCTTGTACATATCGCTGCTGCTATCAGCGAGATTGTAGAGGACAGACTCAGTGAGCCTGAATGCATCAAGAACATCGGCCTGGATTGCAAACCATTCATTCATTTGTGCAATGAATCAGAAGAAGAAAATCACGAAGACGCATAACCAAGCAGTTAAGCCACAGTCAGCAAAAGGGAAACCTGATGCTGAATATCTTAACTACAAGGTAGTTGCTAAAGAGGGAGGATCTACAATGATCCTCTCTTCTGGGTTAAGCAAGGTCAATGCTAAGTCTCTTGAAAACACTTTGAGCAGTTATATTAATAACAAGCATTCAAATGTTCCAGGAGCTGGCAAGACAAGTGTCAAATTCTTAACGATTCATTAATATGTTGAATGTTACTATCCAGAACGATGGAAAGATCAAGATCCAGTCAGAGTGTTCAAGCACAAAAGAGATGAGATCTAATGTTAACTTGTTGTTAGCAGTTGTATCATCTATGGAGATGGAAGAAGCAGCAGCCAACAAAGAGGCTAATGGTATTCCGGCACAATCGATCAATTATCTATATTTAGATAAAGTAGAAGATAATAATAAATTAAGTACCGTGAGTGCATTGTCAAAACAGATGAATATTTCTTTAAGAGAAGCAAAAGCTATTGTGGATAGAGCTGTAGATGATAAGCATAATATATTAGTGGCTTCATCTGTTGATCTTGATTTCATTAACAATGTTAGAAATGCTCTCGAATCTGCAGGATGTATTTGTAGAATCACTAGCGGTATGTAATATGGCTGTAAAATTATACGAGAAGCCGGATAAATATAATCCTGGCCCATTGATAGCAATTGTCATAATAGTAATGTTATTACTCATGACATCGAAGTGTCATGCGCAGCAAAAAGCAGCGATTGACACTATGGTTTGTAAGGTTGAATGTATTAAACAAATAGTGCAACGACCTAGTTCTAACGGTAAAACCGTTAAGTATATGGCTGTATATGTTGATAAGTCAGCAGGATTCTCAGAGATTATCCCAATCTCAAAGAGTGTTGTTGATTACATCAATACGTGCAAGCAATTCTCTATTGAGCCAACACTTGGTATTAGATTAAGAAACGGTGTGATTACATCTATTGTTCGTTATAAAATTAAATTTGTACACAAATGAAGTTTCAGAAGAACGATGTAGTTCGCCGAGTTCTACCAAGCGGAACAATGGTTGGTGGTTTGATGGTGGTAATCACTGGAGCTGGCGGTAAATGCACAGCTGTTAGAGATGTATCAACTGGAAAATGTTGTATATATAAGTCAAGCAGTCTGGAAAAGCTAGAAACTACAAAAATTATGGTTGGGGAAAGTGATATGAATAAAATTGACGCTACGAAAGGAGTTGGTTCGTTCTATCACGAAGTATCATATGTGTATGATAAATTATACGCAAATCCTACAAAATTTGTATGCTTCATTCTAGCTAAGAACGGAGAAACTATACATAGAACATTTCATCTTGGAGAAGTATCTAGAGTACTACGAAAAGTTGGCGAAACCATTAAAGGTTATCAAACCGTTCCAGTTAAAAAGCCAATGTATAAACTACAATTGATTGGTGAACTATGAGTAAAAAACTTAGTCCTGGCAGGATTTACAAAATAAACAATGTCATTGTTAGGGCTAAACGTCAGTACAACTGCAAAGGATGTATCTTTAATAATCCTTTTTCTTGTCCAAGGGTAAGCGATTCAAAGAATCTGGACGATAAAGAGCAACCATCTTGCATTGAAGACGGAATTATTTTTATTAGTCCTTAATTATGGCAAAAAGAAAAAGAAATGGACAAATGTCCGAATCTGAACTTGAGTTACGTCGTTTTCATAGCGATGTAAGAAAACTCAAAAAAGTGTGCAGAGATAATAACATTGCATTGTTAGAGTTTGATGAAGCTCTTAATGATGATGTATGCATATTGTCTCGAAGTGAGTATGAGATTGGATCTGCAAAAGAATATCTTAGCAATAGTCTAGAGAGCTACTTTGTGCATGATTCAGATTTTAGTAGAACTCAACAATTGTTTGATCATGGGTAAATTAGTAAGTTTAGGTGGAAGCTTGATAATTATGATAGCTTCATTCTATCCGCTGCTCGATATTATACATTCGTGTGGTGATGTAGAACATAGTATAAGCATATTGACACTTGGGCTTGTACTGATATGGCTTGTGATTGCTTTGATCTTTGGTTTATTATTATTCTATTTTACATGGCAAGATATAATAGACGAAGAAGAAGAAAAATATGATTAGTTGCATTTCAAGGGGGCAGTTTATACTGTCCCCGAGATTTATTAGGAGAGCAAACTAAAGTTTGTTTAGGCCTACATAGCAGTTCGAGTCTGCATAAAATCACAATTGCATAGAGAGGTTAAGTCGTTTTGGACATGGGTACCAAAATGCAGGTGTTGGGCGGTAAGATAAAATTCCTTTCTTACAAGTTATCTATGCAATCAGGACTTGTAGCTCAGTTGGTTAGAGCAACAGATTGTTTATATGGCGGTAATACTAATATATAGTAGGTTTAATTCCTACTACCGCCACTATGAAAAAAGCAATATCTGATTATTACAAAAAGAAAGGCTTTATTTGCGTTTACATAAATACAAATAAAGAGCCAAGAAGAGTTGCTACTTTACATAAAACAAATTATAATACTAGTATGAGTTATGCAAAATATCTTTATACAAGTTATTATAAATGTGACGTAGCAAAAGGAGACGAAGTCGACCATATTAATGGAGACAAAATGGATGATAGGATAGAAAATTTACAAGTAATTTCTAAGAGAAACAACATTCACAAATCTCATACTAGAAAAGAATTTGTAGAATTAACATGTCCTGTTTGTGGAAGAAAATTCTTATATGAAAAAAGAAATTTAAATACACATCCTAATCCTTGTTGTTCTAGAAAATGTGGTGGCATAAAATCTAATTGGTAATAATAAAACAATCTGGAGGTCCTAGGTTCAAGCCCTAGCTGGTCCACAATATTAGGAGAAAAGAGGAGATGTGTTCTTTCTGGTGTTCACGTCGCTGGTGGTGGGGACACGAAAATCCAGGGTGTCCAAGTATTCTCTCCTAATTCGATACATTAGCTCAGTAGGTAGAGCAATAGATTTTTAATCTATGGGTCATGGGTTCGAGTCCCATATGTATCACAATAGATGATTCCGTGAATCTTTAAAACCCGGATAGTTAACATTTGTTAAATCTCTAATAAATTATCAAAATGAAGAGATTATTTGAAAAGCTTAGCATGTGCTTAATCATGCTTATTGTAGCTGCTACGGTGTCATCATGTGACTACGTAAAGCAGACAAAGAGCGAAATCAGACACGATGATTCGCTCATGGTATCAAAGATGATGCAGGAAATTGACAATCCTACATTCGCCGACTATTCTGATGCGTTGACATATCAGAAGACAGAAGGCCAGTGGAGACATCAGGATTCTGTATTCTTCAGCATACCTGAAAAAGTTATGCGTGATGTTGTATCAGTTCTTTCGAAGTCTGGGGAACCAATAACTAAGGGAAGCATATCCCATGAGTTTGAGGTTAACAAGCATGTATATATGAACCTGCCGGACAAATCGGACCAATACAATATCTTGACTCCGCCAGACATTCCTAACACGGAAACAATTGATACCATTATTGATGGTAAGCATGTGCAGATTGTGCAGTCCTCCAGTACTAACATAATGCCAAAGGAGGATTAGCTATGAAGCGGTATATCATTATCTCTTACGAAGGCTCGAGTTTGAGTCCATCTGAAGTTATGTCAATAGCTTCACAGCTGAAGGTCGCTAAACCTGATGTTGGTGATGTACATGCATCTACAATGGATGAGACTGAAGTCAATTCCATTGTTATCCGTCACGCAGAAAACAAGAATGCTACAGAATTGTCTGTCGTAGAATCTGCGTGTATCTACGTAAAAGAGAAGTTTGGCAAGTTCTTCAACTCAAAAATGAAGTTGATGCTTGCATTGGTCGAGGCTGTAAATGACGAGCCTAACAACGAGTCTCTTACAAATGCTATCAAGGTTATATCTTGTGGTGTAAGTAAGAGAATGCGTGATTCTTACGGTATTTCTACCGATGTTGTTTGTGTATTCAAAACGGTTCAAAACAATATGTAACTATGTGTAGAACACAACGTAATACAAAGAAAGTGTATCGTCAACGTCATGCAGAAGCTAAAGCAAAGGCTTATAAGCGTGACAAGTTTCATAACAAATTAAATCCTCTCGATTATGTGGAAGATTCCAGTGTATACGACTAAGAAGGTGAAAGGCAAGATTGTCAAGACATTGGCATTCGAGTCTAAGTATCCTGATGAGGGTCAAGCCAAAAAGGCTAGATTCGCACTTATTCATTTGGCTAACTGCGCCCATAAGGCTCCATGCGACATAACAATAAATTCAGAAGGAGCTCAGCTCATTCAGAATCCGTCTTGGAGCATAGGCGAAGTAACATATGTTAATTAATTTTATTTACAAACATTTTAAATCATTATCAAAATGGCAAAAGCAGAAACAAAGGGTGCTGCTAAAGAGCAGCAGAATGCGTCAGTAGACAACGTTGTAGAGAAGTTGGTTAAGGGTAACCTCGTAACCGACATCGCAGACAAGGCGGCTGAAGAGATCCGCCAGGATGAGGAGAAGCGTAAGATCTCCCAGGTCAAAGAGATCGTTAAGTGTGCTGACTATCTCCGTATTAAGGAGCTTCTCAATGTCCGTAAGGACCGTGCGAAGGCAAAGATCACGCTCGATATTCTGAAGAAGCGTACAGAACTGTTGGCCCGTCTTCTGGGCAAGGACGAGAATGGTACCGCCGTTCCTGACGACCAGAAGATCACGCCAAATATGTTCCGCGATCTTTCGAAGAAGATCGATGAGGATCAGCGTAAGCAGATGACCGATCTGAACAACGAATACGAGAAGCACGACAGTGAGTTGCGCACCAAGTATCCGAACAGCTGGTATTATGCCAACTATCAGTTCGATCGTTTCTAATTCTTCTTCTGGTACAAGTATCTTCGTATCACGTACATAGATTCCCAGGTACTACAGGAGGCCCTGATTTAGGCGAGGCAGTGAAAGAATCTTAGAATGAATTAACATTCTCATCAAGTATCTTCGTATCACGATGAGAGGAAGAGATGTGAACCCACACAGTAAATTGGGACAGTAGATCAAACAATATGTTTTGTGCGTATCGTTGTATCGGGGAGACTTAGATAAAGAAGAGAAGTATTTACCAGAACCCTGCAAAATATATCAAAAATGCTGAATATAGCCCTCTAAGTATCTTCGTATCATGAGGATTCCTATATATTTTTAGCCATGTTTTAATGCGTTCTGAGGCGCCGTAGGAGATAAGTGGAGTAATTAACCGCGATGCTGCTGAAAGCGCCTTAGAACGACTCTAAAGTGGCTTAAATCGAATGTTCTGACTGATCATCGGAACATTTACAAAGAATGTACAGTGTGTATGAAACAATCTGTTTGGACAGCGGTTCGACTCCGCTCACGTCCACGTTCCTCCCCACTACGCTTAGATTTCGTTTTGGCAACCTGGATATGTTGTAAAACTATCTATGTTGACGTATCCCAGAGCACGGATTCGTTCGCGAATAGACCGTGGGCAACCTAGGCATGTTGTAAAACTGCCTACACGGGCGTGTTTGGTTTTGACAGACAGAGGAGATAAATACATTAAGCACTATACTATAAATTAAACGACAATGTAAATAACATTGTAGACTATACTTGCGTAGCGTAAGTTTAGTCTAGGTGGTTCCTACCTAAGTGGAGAGAAGAAAGAAGTTGGTACCGTCGCCTTTTGGTTTGGGTCTGGGGTTCGATTCCCCAGCTTCTTCCTATTAGTTATGACAAAGGGATACAAAGCGATGATAAAGGATAGATGTCCTTATGTCGTCAACCTCGCATTTAAATGGTGTACAGAATTTGGTAGATTATCAAATATTGGTAAAAAGCCACACGAAAGAATTAAGTATGCCGTTAAGACGCGATGGATAGACCGAGTATATCAAGAGAATGTTGCAATCTACAATACTGGAAGGGGAAAACCTAGAACAGATGAAAAGGATGCATCAATAAGAAAAGCTCTTGGAATACACGAGGGGTCTCAGAATTTTAATTTTGCAGACTCTATAAATTTAGAATGTATTAACAAGACTTTCAACGCTGGAGAATATGCATTTTGGACATGGGTTAATAGTTGGGTAGTATGGTTTCAGAATAATTATAAGTTTCTGGAAAACTATTACCAAATATCGTGCAAATGCGGTAATATGAAACTATTTGACAACTTTTTGTCAGAAAAAGCAGGTTTTTTGGATGATTATCTTGAAGATTTTTCTAAGTTTATTAAGAAAACATTTAATTAAACAAAATAAAAAATGGAGTATTTCCCTAAAATGCTAATTTACAGAGCTAGTCTGTTAGGCTACAAAGATGAAAGTATAGAAAATGTGATCAACTGGTTCCACAACCGCCTCAAAAAAGGCTTTGTTTGTGAGCCGCACATATTCTGTGCTGGAGATAGCCTAGACGAAAATTGTTTGTATGAATATGCGTGTAACGAGCACTTGCGTAGAGTTGGAGATTGGATTATGAAAGTCATAATCTTTGGCGATACGAAAAAGCTTAAAACGCTTACAACTCGTATGCGTATTGGTTCCGGTCTGCTTGAAAAAGTAGAAATTAAAACCGGAGGAAAGGATCTAAAATTGATCCTCTTCAACAATTTCGTCAACAACGTTTGGTCATTATATCGTCAAAAGATGGTATATGATCTTCCGTTTTATCAGGGGTAGGGTGAGAGAGATCTCCCCTACTCCACAATATGGAGCATCAGCGTATCACTCAATCTGAGATTGAGACCATAAAAGAAGCTCAAAAGGGAAATGAGCTTGCGTTTAATAAATTGTTTAACCGTTATAAAGAGTTCGTTGACAACGTACTCTTTCATTACGTGAATGATATGGATGAAGCTAAAGATCTTACAAATGTTGTATTTCTTAAGGTTCACCAGAAACTCTCGACATTCACAGATTATTCGTCTTTTGGCGGATGGCTGAGAATTATAGCTAATAGAACGGCTATAGATTATTTGCGAAAGATAAAGGAAAAATCTATGGAATTAGGAGAAGATATGGGCCGACTACCCGTAGAATTAACTAGTTCTTCGGAAGAAGAAGATCTTGTCAATCTTCTTGAACATGAATTTCTTTTAAAGGAGTTTGAAAAGCTCCCTAAAAAGACACAGAAGATTTTTAATTTGTTTTACGTAGAGGATCTGTCAGTTGATGAAATTAGCAAAGTGCTAAAAACTCCTACAGGCACTATAAAAGCTGCGTTAAGCCGCACTCGTAGGAAAATTAAAAACAATTTAAAAGTTTAACAAAATGACTTCACTTTTATTATTGATTCTCTCAATTTTTATCGCTCTTGGTTTCGCAAGATACAATAAGAGCAACAAGTTGTTCTGGATCATTCTTGTGAGCCTCTTGCTTGGTTTTACTGGTAAGAGCATGGTCAACAGTGCCTTTGTTGACCATAAAAGTGAAGCCAGCACAGTTAAATCTTCTGCAACTCCCATGCTGGCACCGACGTGCTCACTTCAGGCTTTGGAACCCTCAGAGGGCGCCGGTACATGTGATGAGACAAAACCAGCAGGTAAGGATACAGTTGTAGTAGATACTGTCGCTGCGCTTAACTTGGGTGAAGATGGGCATATTAAAGTGCTCACTAAGCCTCCACAAGATTGGTTAAAAACGAACTTTATATTCGACACAAGTTGAATCTAAGTTAGTTGCCCAGAAAAGTATTAATTAATTTTATTTATAAACGTTTTTAAACATTATCAAAATGGCTAACAAAAAGAACAAGGGTAACGTTAAGGTTGCCCAGAATAACAACAATGGTGATAACGGTGCAAACGCAGCTATTGAGGCTGCAGCTATGCTCACAACAACGGGTGGGTCAAGTATGGACCGTAATCACCAGGTAGATTTGTTAAAGATGACTCACGAGCGCTTCTTCTTGGATGAGAAGGCTGCTGAGCATACTGGTTTCCCACAGGGAGCTATCGACAAGATCAACCACATTAACGCTCTCGGTATCGCTGTGTGCGTATGCAATGAAGTTAAGTATGGCTCAAGCGATTTTGCGGTTGTAATCCGCAAGTCTGCACTTCCAGAGCTTACTGAAGCTTTGAATGAGATTGGTGTAAAATTTGATGAGACCAAACTCTTGCCTTCGACCGAAGACGCTGAAGCAGTTGAGGTTACAGGTGCAGCTGTGCAGGTTTCAGAAGAGACTTCTAAGAAGCTCGAAGAGGATGCTCAGGCCCGTGCTGAAACAGCAGGCAAGGTCTTCGATCCTACCAAGATCAAGGATGAAGAAGAGTTTAAGAAGGCTCTATCTGGCTTCCTGGCTATGAATCGTGATTCTAAGCTTATGGACAGCATTATGCAGTGCGTAAACTTCTATAAGGCATATCGCTCTATCGAAGCTAAGCGCGCTATTGAGTCTGCTGAGAAGACTCTCAAGGACACAAAGGACAAGAAGTACAAGGCTAACGCTGAGAAGGCTCTTGCTTCTGCAAAGAGCAATCTTGAGCGTATCAATAACATGAGCTTCCATGATGTGTTTCGTGAGGTTGTTAGCCTTACGGGTCGTGTCGGAACTCTCACTTATGGAATTGGCGCTCACCTCTTCAACGTTACCGCTACGTCAGGATCTCCTGTATCTGCGTTCTGTGAGCTCAAGGATCATTCTACAAACAAGGATACCGGTGTATGTAAGTATACCGACGATCAGATTGCAGACGCTGTAAGATGCCTGGTTCTCATCAGTGCTGATGAAGTTCGCTCTAAGGGCGAAACTCTGCTTGAGGAAGAGAACAAACTTCCTGAGAAGGAGCGTGTTCAGGCCCATATCGATACAGCTAACAAGAACATCGCGTTTGCCGACAAGGCCACTGCAGCCGTTCTTGCAGCTCCAGGTGAGTTTGTTGAGAACTTGAAGAAGAACTTCTTGGATGGTAACAACTTCGCTAAGAAGACTGTTATCTCTATTAAGCGTGCGTACTATCGCGATGTAGCTCCAGAGATGATGGCTAAGGTTAAGCCTGATTCTATGCTGGATAATGCTACTCAGTATGCTGGTATCATCTCTAACCTGTTCCGCAATCCTTCTGATCCACTCGCTGGTTATGCTAAGGAGAATATTATCGACTTGGCATTCAAGACCGATGAGGAGATCAAGGCTGAGGAAGAGGCTGTTGCCAAGGCTGCTAAGGAAGCAGCTGATAAAAAGGCAGCAGAAAATAAGAAGAAGGAAGCCAAGGGTAAGGCTAAGGCTCAGGTAAAAAAATAATACGACCAATTAAGAAAGCTGGTTCACAACTAGTTGGTCGCGTTAGAAAAGCCTTTGATATCCAATGGCAAAGTGAACGTAAATAATTTAACTATCAAAGTATGAAAAAATTAGTAACAACGTTGTTAGGTGCAGCGTTTCTTGCGATCGGAATGAATATTGCAGACCTCAAGAATGTGCCCCTTCCAACGACAGTGCAAACAGTAGCAGCATCTACTGTATCGCAACCAATGGACCATTTGCTTGGTCAGATGAATCGTGCTAATCCTGATACAGTGCATGATACCGTTAAGGTAAAAGTGCCTGTACCTTGTAATCATAAACAGTTGCCTGCAAAGACAATTGTTAAACGCACCGTAATTAAGAAGACAGATACGTCGTATGTACCACTTCTGTATATTATGGAACTTGGAGAAAAGGTCGACTCCACTAATCACAACTCTACCATTCGTAAGGGAGAGCTCCGTGATTATATCCAAATCGCCTCTAATGTGCGTAAGTAAACATAAGAACCCTACACACTATAATTAGGTAAGTACATATAGTAGATCCCATTAGTCTACGTACTATTCTGGAATATCCCTCGCGAAGGAACTAGAAGAAAAACTCAATTAAATTAAACTTGATCCGAGAATATGTTAACCCTGTCTTGCAGGGCGAGATTACTCAAAAGGTAGGATGAAATGTATCAAACATTGAAAAAGTTTGATATAAGTAGGAGAAGCGTTGTATCAACTCCTATAATTGCACAGCTGGACTTGTGAGAACCGTCTGGAGACAAGCTGGATGAGGCTGAATACACCTTAAAAAGATGTAGTGTAATTATAAACGCATAAGTCCCAAGAAGGGCATAATGAACCGTATCGGAATTGTATGTGATAATACTAAGCATACACGAACGTTACACGAGATGAACTATATTGGTCCCCAGTAGGTGAACAGAATTGCATACATGGTATGGTGCATGGTGCTGGAAGAACCGAGGATATCCCAAACAATATAGAAGTATTATTAGCCGTAGGTAGTGTTTCTAGTGTCCAAAGCTAGTATAAAGGCCGAAAAACTACATCAATACTGTGGGAGTAATACCACACAGAGTAAACTGAATGAGTTTGCTGACTATACCAAAACCTTACTGTTCGATTCAGTACAACTCCGTTGAAGGGGTGCCAGGGATGGGGTAGAAGTGTCTGATTGTGACCGCCAGGCTTTTCTTGTTTATGCGGTATATAAAAGTAAAACAAGCACAAGGGTTGGGCAGTCCCTTAATCGAAGCTCTACGGGAGTATCGTACGCGGGTGAAGATCGCGGTGAAAATCTATTCCAGTTGTAATTAGGATGTTAGGCAATCCGAACTTACAGCCAATTTCCATGAAAATTAAATCGTTCATGAGACTATGATCGATGACTCCGTTACAGTCAAAGAAAATTGATGGAAAGCTATCCTAGAATAAGAAATAGCAAAATAGGTAGAAAGTTGATTCGAGATATATCCAGCCAGGATCATTTGACCTCCACTTTCATCCAAAACAATTTAGACCAATAGTCTATTTGTATTATGATATGCAATATTATATAGTCTCTACAGAGTAGTAAGCTGGTATATTATATATGCGTATATTGTATGCAAAAGATATAGATTATGAAAATCTAGAAAGTTTAAAAGATAACATGTTTAACAAAAATTGATGTCCCTTTATAGAGTGCATCTTACGTTGTAAGTAAGGACTTGAGGTAAAGAAATCGAGTGCCAACCGATATGCCAACCATGCTAAAGTATACTGCGCAACAGTATATGTAAACATAAAGGTTCGAAGCAATACAGGAAGTTGATGGGCAGCTTATATTCTATGTTGTAAAACGACTGTGTATATTATATGTGTATACTGTCTCTATACATGTATATTACGTTTATAAGTGGGTGACAAAATGAAATGTATGGGTTGAATTCCCAATATTCGTGCACTATAAATAGGAGGTAGTAATACCGGTACAGAAAAATTACAAACATCAGCAAAGATGTAAAAAGCCGTAAAGTCTGTGATGGGTTTGATCCTGAGACATTCCGATAACCAACCGCTGGGTATATGCCATAAGCCGAATACCGCAGTAAGGAGACCTAGCTGACAGTCGCTTTTAAGTTAGCAGTAGAGACCATCTGCTTTAATAACAATCGTGTAGGAATATCTTGTAAGTATAGTAAGGGAAATACGACCGAGATTCTACATATTTTCGTGGGTTATAAGAATTCTAAGATTCTACGAGTGTTAGTTGCTCTGCAAAATTTCACCAACGAAGATTAGAATAGTCAAGTTAGAAAAAACGTGAACAAAATAGCAGAAAATAGTTCAGCATTTGATTATGCAAAGAAAGCATTCAAAGCTTTAGACGACGGGCCTGGATAATCCAGTAAATGTTAATTACGTCATACGTACGTAATTCCTGCTACAAGTCTACTACCCTATTGTTGTAGTAGAAATAGTGTGGCTAAGTCTATGAAAAGCGTCTACAATAGTAGAACTTTCTTTAGAAAACTAAGTAAGCAAAGTAGTAACCGAGTATCTTCGTATCAGCGTTGCTTTATTCAATAAACAACGGCGAAGGTGTAGCCAAAATACACCATATTTTTCAATCATATCGTTAGTTAATCAATAACGATATCAAAAAGGATATGATTATGTCAGAAATTAATGTAAACATCGTGGAAACAACTATTAAGTCAAATCGTACCCCACTGAGCTTGCTCGGTGCGAAAATGTTTGGTCAGGACGTATTTACTCCTCAGACCCGTATGTTCAACCCAGATCATGACAAGATTTTGGAGCAGGCTAAACAGGGCTCTAATGTAAATCTCGTCCTCAATCGTTCTCCTCGCCGTTTTGCGATCGGCTATATTACGATTGAGTCTATGGCAACCAAGCAGAATGCGATCGGTGATGTCGTTTGCCGTCTCAATGAGGGCACCGACCATCAGATCGATATCCCTCTCGGTGAGAACAGCACCAAGTTTGGTGAGACCACAGAGGAGGCTGTTCAGAACGCTCTTAAGGACAAGAACTCTAAGGCTGTGTTCTCAGATCCTAAGGATTTGAGTGGCATTCTTAACGATCTTAACCGTGGTGAGATTGCTCGCCTTGACGCAATCATTGAGCAGGCTCAGAAGGCTAAGGCTCAGTGTTTGTCTGCCATTGCAGCAAACGAGAAGATCGTTGCCGACTACGAGCGTCAGAAGGCAGATTCTAAACCAGCTGATAAGATAGCATAAGTTCATGGAGGCTGTTTTAACAGAAAAGAGCGTTAAGCTTATAGCAGTAATGCTCTCAGAACCGAAAATTAAGGCAGCCGTTTATGAAAAGTTGGACCATACAGAGAAGTACAAAATCTATACCATTAACGATGATGGTAGTATTACTCTGGGTTCAACTAGATTCCATTTTTGGAACAAGATAATCGGCTGTGAGCAAACCTTGCCATTCGAGAGCTTCGCTCTTAAGGTATGGGATGCACTAGTGAGTCTTTCCACAGGGCTTAACCAAAAAGCTATTATGGAAGGACTATCACAAGAAATTGTGATGAAAGGAGTTAAAGATAAAAACTTTAACTGGGTCGTAGAACGACTGTATGATGTTGCGACAAAAGTATGTCAGAATTCTAGCATTGCTGATGGCGTAGGAGCGGACCCTGCGGGGTCCCGGGTGTCAGGGCCAAGGCTTAACGCTCAGCAAGAGTATCCTGATAAAATTGTTATCAATATCAACGGACGTAAAGAAGTTTTGCAGGTGAAAGACTGCATTGGTAAACCAATGATTGAGTTGGAGTATGGAATTGTAAACGCTAAACGAGTAATGCCATAAACAGAAACATTCCTGCGGGAATGGTGTACGATCTGTGCGCAGAAGAGTACACATTCATGTATGACGTTACCGTTATTGTTTGCAAGAAAATATAATAACAATATTATTAGTTTATATTAAAGGGCATCCTTAAAAGTTCTCTGCGGAGAATAGGTAATCCACCCTGCGGGGTAGGATTACCAATGGATACCCTTTTATCCTTTATTACAGTAATATGTAGTATAGGAACTAGGTAAATGGCTGATTCAAGTAAATTGTTTAATTTTAATCAAACTATATGAATAAGAAATCAATTAAATTGAACTCAGCAAACATTATTACAATTCGTAAGAACATTGATATTACTATCAATAAGTATTGGCGAATTATTCGAGCAGAGAACCTGATGTCTAAGAAGGCAATTGCAGCAAAGCAGGGTTCTGGCTTAGATCTCAAGAGCTTGTATAACCAGATTATACAGCTTAGTGAGAAGCGTATTATGATTAAGGGCATTTTGGTAGCTCTTAACACAGGTACTACAACATTCTTTTACGAGGATTTTAAGAAGACAAATAACTATAGTATTTTTGCAGCATGTGAGGCAAAGGAGGCTATAGCTCAGCTCAAGATGATCAAGACACTTGATCCATCAACTAAGGCAAAGAAGGGATTGAAGGCTATGCCTAAGCGTGAGGTATTCTCATCAGCTAAGATTGCACAGCTTATTCACGAGCAGCAGCTACTAGCAAATAAGTTTGACGCTAATCTTGAGAAGTTTAACAATGAGACTTCTATCGAGATTAAGGATGCTATTGCAGATAAGTTCGAGATGGATCTAGCAGTTTAAATACTATAGGTTCGAGACAAATATAAGGGTCGCCGAAAGGAGTAAGATCGAGGCTTACACGAACCACAAATAAGGAATCCCTTGCCTTAAAAACAACATTATTAACACATTAAATTATCAAGATTATGTCTAAGAAAAATAATAAGAAGAACCTCAAGAAGGTTCAGGCTAAGATAGGAACTACACCAGTTAAGGCTGAGGCAGCTAAGAAGGAAGAGTCTAAGGCTGCTAATAAGACAATAGAGAACATCAAGAAGCGTCGTGCTGCTGATGCAGAGAAGGCTAAGAAGCATGCTGAACTCAAGGCAGCTAAAAAGAAGGCTAAGGCCGAGAAGGAAGAGGCTAAGTATGCTGCCTCTAAGGCTCGCGCAGAGGCTCGTCAGGCGCGTAAGAAGAGCATCATGGATAAGTTGATCGACTCCAAGAAGACAAAGGCTTCAGGGCCTGTTAAAATCACTCTGGAGGAGCGTTTGAAGAAGCAGGAAGAGCGTCGCAATGTCGCTCAGGCTCGTCATATTGCATCAATTACCCGTCGATGCAAGCGAATGCATCTCAATGATGCTGACACCAAGAAGGTGGTAGACATCGCGAAGAAACAGTGGGACAACGCTACTGTATACAATATAACAGTTGTGTGCGACTCCGTTCTGAAGAAGAAGGGAGAGCTCGAGAAGTTGGTCAAAGACTGCGGAATTAAGTCCGCGTGCATCACCAATTCTACAGCATTCTTTAAGGATGTACCAGCAAACGTAGTAGAGAAGCTGCGTGACCTTGTAGGTAACGCTACGTTCTATCAGTATCGTTCTGATAACAAGTCTCCATTCGAGGAGGCTGGTATTGAAGTATCTGCAAGTAACCACAACAAGCACAAGAAGGGAGGCGATCCTCATACCATCGAGTGTTCTAAGAATGCTAGTGTTAACTTCTATAATCTCCGTAGAGCTAAGAAAAAGGCTAAGGAGACACTTGAGAAGAACACGTACAACTTCCGTCACGGCTCTAAGGCTGAGGGACGTAAGCTTCGTCGTGGGCTTAAGGTTAAGGCTAAGGCTGTAAACAAGAAGCCTACACAGGTTAAGGAAGTTAAACAAAAGTCAGTTAAACAGGCAGCTTAATTATAGGAGACAACGTTATGAATACCCAGAATAATCAATATTTGGACGATTATGTTGAAACTTATCGTGACACTAAAGAGAAGTGGCTTAAGGACTTTAACAAGTCTCACGGAACTACTTCTAAGTTCTGTAAAGAACATGGTATCCACGGTCTTTCTCGAAAGAAACCTTGGTTCATACTGCTCAAGCGTAATTCAGTTAAGATTGAATCTCGCAGAAAGGTTACGAAGCTTAACCGCATCGAGCTCATGGAAGGATATGTTCAACACAAGCTGCAGAAGTGGGAGCGAAAGCACCCATGCCCAGTCAAGAAAGACGATTTGTTCTACGCGCAGCAGTTCCCGGTTTGGGAGGCTGAAAAGAATGCCGCAGAAGAACATATTAGAGACTTAGTTGTCGCTAAATATGACAAATTACAGCTTATTGGTAGATTTTCTTCTGCTAACGAGCTGTTCCACGAGCAAGAAATTGCTCAGATAAAAGACAATGGCGAAACTGCTAAACATGGAGGAGTAAACAATCTTCCAGAGAGCAGTAAAGTCATCAAGATGGCTCGTAAGGAGACAAATAAGGTAAAAGCAAAGCGCAGTAATCTTATTTGTACAAACCTTAAAGACCATCGCAAGAAGACGGGACGAATCCTGTTGCCAAACGCAAATAATATGCGAATGGCAGCTTAAGGTGCATCCTCTTCAAAATTGACCAGGATACCACTGGTCACCCTAGTGTGCTCCGAAAGGATATGACTGCGAGGTGCAAACCCTCACTAGGGACAATATGATAGAAATAAAACATGGCAGTGAAAAGCGCTCAGAAGACATAGAATTAAACCGTCATGTCCGCTGTTTTACGTATATTATATAGTCTGACGAGACGTGTACTATAGCTCAGTGGTCTAGAGCACCAGGCAGACTGCCTGGGGGTCATCGGTTCGAATCCGGTTGGTACAACTATGATAGTAAAGGAAAGACCAGTAGTTCTATATGACATAGAAGTTTTTCCAAACTGTTTTCATTGTACTTGTAAAGATTCAGAGAATCATAACCTATATAAATTCGAGATATCCTGTCGAAAAAATCAACTAGAAGAACTAGTTGACTTCTTCTATACAAACAGAACTGATCACATAATGTGTGGTTATAACAACAAACATTATGATGATATAGTTATAAACTACATCATACATTTCTGTAATAGAATGAAGCGACTAGGATACTCGAGAATTTGTAGCTCTCTGTACTATCTTAGTAAAGAGATAATAAGTTCGGAAAAAACAGACAATATTGATAAGATTAAACAGTATAAGTATGCAAATTACTTCTATTCGTTTGACCTTATGTTGATGCTCTATAGCGCTAAGCAACAGAAAAGCTTAAAAGAAATCGAAATACTTTTACATATGCCAAATGTGCAAGAGTACGAAGGTAACTTTGATACGCAGATAGAAGAATGCGATATCGACGCTATGATAGAGTATAATGTGAACGACGTAGATGCTACTGAAACTTTGCTTAACAAAGTAAAAGAAGATGTAGAACTACGTCTTGAAGTTGAAAAAGAATGGGGGTTTGATGCACTGTCAATGAGTGGTGTACGATTTGGAGAGGAAATACTCTTGCGAAAGACTTTAGATATTACCAACACAACAAAAGACGAGTTAAAAACTCGTACTCGAAAAGTCGGAGACATTCGTTTAGGTGACATTATACTCCCATTCATACAATATTCTAACCCAAAGTTGAAAGAAGTCTTATTGGACGTAAAGAATGCTACTTGCAACGCAAGTAAGTCTGATAAGAAACAAGAAAACTATGAGAAGAAGTTCGTTCTCTCAAACATTTGCTACTCTATAGGCGAAGGTGGTATACACACCATCAATGAGCCTAGAGTCTACAAACCTACAGCTGAACAATTTATAGGACACTCGGACGTTACGTCTATGTATCCTTCGTTAGCCATTATAAACCGTTGGCTTCCAGTTCACTTAGGAGAAGATTTTTGGAATGTGTACAACGCTCTATACAAG